TAGCTTGCTAAAAAAGATATTATTTTTTATAGAAAATCATTCAGAATCTATAAGAAAGAAAACAATTATACAATTCCTTTAGATATTGAGCCAGAATCAAAAGATGAAGAAAAAATTTTAGAAATTGAGCAAAGAATCATTAAAGAATTAGGTTGTAGAAATTTAAGAGATGTATATGCAAACCATAATAATATTCTTAATTTTCAATTAAAGGTTGCTATTGAAATTACTAAAATTTTTCCTGGATATACTGGGTATTGCAGAGTTCATAGAATTAGTTTTAACCCTAAATTTATGGATTATAACAAGAAAAATGTTTGCAAAGAAATCAATATGCACATTAAAGAAAAAATTAAAACAAATGATAGAAAAGAATTAGAAGAATTAGACGAAAAACTGTTAAACACATATATTGAAGCAACTATTGAATTATCTTGTCCTTACAATTTAAAAGAAACTATTATGAAATATAAAGAAAATAGAATAGACCCTAATTTTTTTTGCTTAGATAGTCCTCTTGATTAACAAGATATAATATGGCACAATAAAAGTACACCAGTATTAATAAAATGCTATAAAAACTATTGATAATTTTTAATTTTTGTACTATCAAATGTATCTAATAAGGTGTTCTCTATATCTGATACATTTAAAGTGACAAAAAATAAAAAAATATTTATAAAAATCATTATTATTATTTAATTAAGAGCGTCCAAATGGACGTTCTTTTTTATTGCTTAATTCCACTAATATATTTATTACAAAATATTTCAAAATTACCCTTGACATATATGTTTTCTTATGCTATTGTATAAGTATCACATACAGAAAGGTGGTATAACAAAGTGGATAAACCGATAAAAAAAATTATTATCATTAATGGCTCTGGTGGAGTTGGTAAAGACGCTTTTGCTAAAAGAGTTATTGAAGAAACTGTTAAATTAGCAAAATGTGTTGTTCCAGTTGAAAATGAAAATTATTGTGTAAATCCAGAAATTTTTTATAAAATCAATAATACTTCTACTATTGATTACGTAAAAAATATTGCTAGAATGTTTGGGTGGAATGGTGAAAAATCTGAAAAGGACAGAAAAATGTTAAGCGACCTTAAGGATTTGATGACAGCTTATAATGATTATCCTTTCAAACATATTATCGCACAAATCACTAATTGGTTACATTATGACGAAACAAGATTAAATGATATGTATGACCATTCTTTCCTTTTCGTTCACTGTAGAGAGCCTAAAGAAATTGAAAGAATAAAGAATCAATTTCCTAATGATACTTTTACTTTATTAGTACAGAATCCTAAAGTTGCAAAAGTAACTGGTAATCATGCTGATAGAGAAGTTGAAAATTACAATTATGATTTTACTGTAGTTAATGATTCTGACCTTAGAGCATTAAGAAAAGTTGCTATTGACTTTTATAAGAAAATCTTTAATCAAGGTTTTACAAAGTATAAGTTTGTTGCTTCTGATTATGATTTCAGTCCAGAAGAATGGAATGATTAAAATGATAGAAATTGGTAGGACTTATCGTTATAAAGAACTTTGTGAAGCTATAGGAAAAGATAATGTTATAGGGTCTTATAAAACTACTTTACTTAAAAGTATTTATAAAGATTATGAAGTAATTCATAAAAACGGCTTTTATAAAATCATAAGAGAATATTCACAACAAGAAAAAGAAGCAAAAGAAATTAAAGGTATGTATCAGAAACTACTTGAAGCTATATTAAGTAATTTTCTATCTCAACAAGATAATTATTCAGTCTGTACTTCAATGATGGAATTACTTTTAGCTTGTGGGATTATCAATACAGACTTTAAATACTGTAGGTATAATATTGATTCTTCTTCTAAAATACTTAAAAGTGACCCTTATGATTTAGAAGAATATATTACAAAATCTTATAATCTTCTTAGTCGAATGTTTAAAGATATTCTTGACCAACTTGAAAACAAGGCTTTAATCAAGTGCCGAAAAGGTTACAAGCTATTCAAAGTCAATAACATGGGGTTACAAAGTGGTAGCAAGGTGATAACTCTTGGCTCAAAAGAGGAAACGATAATTATTAAGGCTGAGGAAGAAGGACTTAAGGAAATGGGTCTTACTAAGCTGTTTGAAGTATATAGAAATGAAATTAGTATTGAGACATTTAAAAAAATCACGAACAGAAAGATAAAAGAACAGTTTCCAGATTATGACGGCTATTACAAAGTATATCATATCACTTTAAATCGCACAGGACTTTGGGAGAACAAGAATAATATCTATAAAGAACTTAACAAAAAAATTCAAACTAAGTTATTAAAGAATAAAGGTTTATCTGAAATAACGCAATTAAAGAAAATGGTAGACGCTACAATTAATTTATCCAGACCATTTAAAATACAAGAAAATTTAAAGCTTATGAAAAAGTTGGAAGGAGAAAATAACAATGAGTGAGATTAAAAAAACAGAAAATGGTGTTACAACTAAGTACAAAGGCGTATGGAACGCTACAATCTGTGTTGAAGAAAATTTTACAAGTGATGAATTTACAGAAGAAGATTTACATGATTTTATAAACAGATGTGGTAAATATACTGAGGAAAAATTACAGAAAATTATTGAAGAGATTTTATCAAAAGCTTTAGACGGTAAAGTAAGTGTAAGTAATTTTAATTATAATTTTAATGAAATTGAAAATAAATAATAATAAAACGGAATATATTAATGAAAATAAATAAAACAATAAAATAAATCAGAAAGGATAAGTTAGGGTAGGTACTAAAAATGAACAACAAGAAAGTATTAGCAGGTGCAAAGCTTGCAGGCGGCAATCCAGAAAATGGAAGGGTTGAAGATGATTACTATGCAACTAATCCAGAAGCAGTAAAAATGTTGCTGACTAAATATACATTTGATGCATATACAATTTTGGAGCCTTGTGTTGGTGGTGGGCATATCGCTAATGCAATTAGTGATTTTTATACAACCAAGAGAGAAATTACAGGGATGGACTTAGTAGATCGAGGATATCCTGGAACAATTGTTGCTGATTTCCTTACATATAAAACTGATAAAAAATATGAAGGAATTATTACAAATCCACCGTACTCGCTCGCAAAGGAATTTGTAGAAAAGGGTATGGAGTTACTGGAAGATGATGGTCAAATGGCTATGTTTCTCAAAATTCAGTTCTTGGAAGGTGCTAAGAGGAAGGAGTTATTTGACAAATATCCGCCGAAGTACATTTATGTTTTCAGAAACAGAATGGCGACTTGGAATAGTGGATTAGAGAAAGACCCAAAGACAGGAAAACGTTGGGCGACAACTATGTGTCATGCTTGGTTTGTTTGGGAGAAAGGAAGTACATCTGAACCGGTAGTAAGATGGTTATAGTATGTAATGCTACTATATATAGTGACTGCCATTAGGATAATATACAATATATAGATGCAAAATTATGATGAAAGTGAATTTTGAGGAGAAAACAATATGAAAAAATGTGTAGTTTTAGAAATTGAAAGTAGAGTAGAAAAGGAGAATTTTCTATTAGCGGAGATGGATATTTGAAATCTGTCACTATAGAAAGATTACGAAAAATGGGTTACAAAGCAGAAAACGGCTCTCAGTATAACGAATCTTATTGGAGTATTTCTTGGCGCTAAAAGTTCGGTTTCATCAGAAAGGAGTTATATGGAGAATAACTATGCGAAGAATATAATGTTGGACTTCATGATGGGAATGATATGTATTTTACTCATAATTAGCGTAATCGGAATATTCTTTGGATTGGAAGATGCGTTAAGTGCCTGGTCAGCAATGAGAATGAACGAGAAATGGAAGGAGAATGAAGAAGATGAAGACAATTTTTAATTGGATTGCAGATGATTGGAGAAGAGTAAAGAATCATTGCCGTACAACAGATAACAAAGATTTTACAGAAAAAGATGCTACAGATATTTTTAAGAAAAAACTGCTTATTTCTGAGCATAGTCCTATTAGATTGCTTGAATTTGATTGGACTTGGAAAGCAATTAAATACTGGTTGAGTACAGAAATGAGTCGTCATAAATTTGAAAAATTTATATCTACAGCAAGAGATGATAGAGGATTTTCAGAAAGAAAAACAGAAGAGGGATATACAGTATGGGACGAAGCTACAAAACAGAACATTGAATATCACCCATTATCCAGAGATGACGCACCACAGAAAAATCCTGTAAATTTTGATGGTTACGCTAACATGCAGAATTTAATTGACGTTTGGCGTAAGAGATTGTGTTTCTGCTGTACTAAGGACGCAAGAGAATTAGCAGAAGATTTTAAATACGTTTTACATGAAACTCACCCTATTGAAGCTGATGTATTACAGAAAAATTGTATATACAGATGTGGCTGTCCAGAGTTTAAGTCTTGCGGTTACTGGGAAAATTTTTGCAAGAAACACAGTAAAGAAGATTTGACAAATATTCAGACAAGATATGATTTGGCTAATAAAGAGTTTTATGAAAACTATAAGGAGAAATAATCATGTTAAAAGCAAAATTTGAAAAATATTTAGGAAAACACATATCAATTAGATTATTTGATGGTAACGTTTATACTGGATATTTATACAAGTCTGGAAATAAAGAACGCTTTCCAAATGACCCTAACTTATATGTACCAAGAAATTATTATTTTTTAATAGACGAAAATGATAATGTAACTTCTTGTTTGTTTAGATGTTCTCATGTTGCACGATTGCTTGTAAAAGAATAGGAGAAATTATGGCTAACAAATATTATTACACCGCTTGTCTTAAAAAAGATGATAATAGTGTGGTTATTAAAGATAAAAGAAATGAATACAACGAAGCCCTAAAAGATTTAGTTAAATTAAATAATGACTATAATTACAGAATACTTAATAATACTATTACTTTTATAGGTATAATTAAGCATAAAGCAAATGAAAGTCCTTTTGACAGAATAAGAGATTTAAACGAAAATCTTACTTTGGACGTTTACACTAGAATTGTAAATGCCATGGACGAATTGAGAAAGAAAGATATATATACTGAGGGGACTGGTAGATATATATCAAAAGATTATTATATGTGTTGTAAAAAGAGTAAGATATAATTGTAATATAGCTTTTGATGTAGAAGCCTATTATGACGGAGATTCATTTGTTTTACTTGAATTTCAAATATATCTGAAAAGAAAAGGTAAATAAGAAGATTGCTGTACTTTACCAAGTTATTTTGGAGAACAGCAAGAAAAAGATTTGCGAGAATTTATAAATATGTATATTGATTAAGGAGAATGGTTATGAAAGAATTAAAAGGAACAATGGAAATGATGAACAGTGAAAATTATAAAGAAAGATTTAAAGCTGAATATTGGCAGACTTATATTAGATATGAAAAATTAACAAAAATGGTTGAAAACTGGGAGAAAGGTGAATTAAATTTTACACCTACTTGTGATAAAAAAATATATAAGACACAGTTACTTCATATGGCTAACTATCTTAGTATTCTTAGAGTAAGAGCAAAGATTGAAATAAGGCTACCGCAATCCCACTGGCTTTAGACGGTGGGTTAAGGTAGCCAAAAGCTGAGAATTATTGTATGCTAATGATATGGGAACATGGAAATCTAAAAACAGACACAAATATTTATTACAATACCACATTATTTTCGTCTGCAAATATAGGAAGAAATTACTGGTTTCGCAACAGGTATCAGATGATATAAAGCAGTTTTCATATGAGATATGTCAAAAGCACAAAGTTATTATCAAATACATGGAAACTGACAAAGACCATATTCACTACATGATAGAAACTGAACCTACAATGTCGGTGAGTAAAATTGTAAACCTAATGAAAAGTTATACGACTTACCATATATGGAAACGCTATCCGAATTATTTGCGGAAGCATTTCTGGAAAGAACATACATTTTGGACAGATGGTTATTTTGCTTGTAGTGTAGGAAATGTATCAGAAGAAATGCTAAAAAAGTATATCGAAAATCAAGGCTAAGAAAGAAGGTGGCAGCGAATGTTAAAAGCATATAAATACAGAATATATCCCAATAATGAGCAGAAAGTACAGATAGAAAAAACATTTGGCTGTTGCCGTTTTGTGTATAATCAGACACTTGCATATCGGAAAGAAAGATACGAAAAAGAGAAAAAATCTGTCAGCAAAACAGATTGTAATAATTACTGCAACAGGGAATTAAAGAAAGAGTATGAATGGCTGAAAGAAGTGGATAAGTTTGCTTTAACAAATGCGATTTATAACATGGACAGTTCATATCAGAAATTTTTTAGGGAGCATGCAGGTTATCCAAAGTTTAAGAGTAAACATGATAATCATAAATCATATACAACAAATTTTACGAATGGCAACATAACAGTAGATTTCGATGGAAACAAAGTAAAATTGCCTAAATTAAAAGGCGTAAAAGTAAAACTGCATAGAAAGTTTAGCGGGCAGATAAAATCAGCAACGATATCACAAGTGCCGAGTGGGAAATATTATGTATCGGTTTTAGTGGAAACAGAACATGTGGAACTGCCACATACAACCCAAAATACAGGAATCGATTTAGGTATTAAGGATTTATGTATTACTTCTGGTGGAAAGAAATACGAAAATCCCAAAATTATCAGAAAAAACGAGAAGAAACTGGAAAAACTGCAAAGGCAGTTAGCCCATAAAGAGAAAAAAAGTCAAAATTACTACAAAACAAAGAAAAAGATAGCATTATGCCATGAGAAAATAACAAATACCAGAAAAGATTATCTTCACAAGATATCCCATGAGATTATCAGCGAAAACCAAGTGATAGTCTCGGAGAATTTGCAGATAAAGAATATGGTAAAAAATCATCATCTGGCAAAGTCAATAAGTGATGTATCATGGTATGAGCTGACAAGGCAGTTGGAATACAAGGCAAAATGGAATGGAAGGGAATATGTCAAAATAGATACCTTCTATGCCAGTAGTCAGTTGTGTTCAGTCTGTGGATACCAAAATACAGAGACGAAAAATCTGACAGTAAGGGAATGGATATGTCCCGTCTGTGGAACGAATCATGACAGGGATATCAATGCGGCGAAGAATATACTGGAAGAAGGATTAAGACAAATAGCATAAAAGGAATAACAACATAGGGCAGGAACTGCCCGAATTAACGCCTGTGGAGATAGTAGGTTACGAGGTCAGGGAAGCAGGAAGCCCATTGGCTTTAGACAATGGGTAGTTCACAAAAGTTCTTGACGGATTAAGGATTATATAGTATAGTATGAAATATAATGAATAAAAAATAATATTAAAGGAGATTAAAAGAAATGGATAGTTTAGCAATGAATTTAACAGATGCACAGAAGAGAGCAGTAGAGTTAAAAGATGAAATTATTAAAATTTGTGAAGAAAAGAAATTAATTCTAGTTGCTCCTAAAGAGGGAATTGGTTTTTATGATTTAGAGTCAAAGGAACTGGTTGCTATTTGGTCTGATAGTAAAGCCAATGAAGAAACAAAACCAGTTGATGAAGATGGCGAAGCACTAGAAACACCGGAAGTTCCAGAACAGGAATAAACCGTTATGGTCAAGGACTTAATAAAAATAATTAAAAATTTTTAAAAAGTCCTTGACTTATCTAATAAAATATGTTATAGTATATACATAGCAAACGAGAGAACATGTAAATGAGTAAACGTAGTTAATTATTTAGTCGAAAATTTACAGAGTTTGACAGTTGCTAAAGTAACTAAATTTATAGGTTTAACATGAGGAAGAGTTGCCGTGTGGCGGAACGTAATTAAAATCTACGGAGAACAAACTCCGTTAGAAAAGCCCGTATATGAAAGTGGTATATGTCTTTTTAGGGTTCAGCTTTTGCCTAAATCGTGTGTAGACGAAGAAAAGATGTATAAAAAGCAAAAATGAGATTTTTCCTCTAAATCATGTTAAATCGGCGGTTGGTTGGCTATTAAGTGTTATGTACAGACACATAATAACGCAACATGATGTGCCACTACTCACAACCGCTTTTGGTATGCTATTCTCACATACCAAAGCCTCCTAATTCGCAATACAAAAGATTAATTTTTTCCTTTTTGACTACCAACTTTTCTGGTAGATGGACGTGACGTGAATAGTCAAAGGTGGCAACTTGTTTTTGTCGAGGAATAAGTTGCCACATACATAGTAATTGAAAACTGAATATTTGAGATTACTAAAAAATCCGTTAATAATGAAAATGCTAAGTATTCATAGATACGATAAATATTTAGCTTAAAATGTTATTAAAAACCTACTCTGTAGAGATATAAACCATGGCAGTGAGAACGTATCTAGTCTGTGATTACAGAATATTATCCTTTGGTAACGGTTGAGGGGATATGAATTAAAGGGCATTAGCCAAGCGGAAAGGCAAAACACTTTGACTGTTTCATGCGTAGGTCCGAATCCTACATGCCCTGTTTATAAAAAATAAATGTTTGGTGATTAAAAATGAATACTAATATTAAATATTATGAACGTAAAGTTCCAATAGTTGATACTTATTCTGTTAAAGAATTAGAAGAAATTGTGAAAAATTCATATTCTTTTAAAGAAGTAATTTTAAAATTGGGATATAAAACGCAGAATGGAAGTAATATAAAAACAGTAAGAAACAGATTAGAAAACTTAAACATTGACTATAGTCATTTTGCTTCTACTATGCAAATAAAAAGAACCTATGAAAATGTATTTTGTAAAAATAGTACAGCTACACAGCATGTTTTAAGACGCTGGTATAAGAAAATAAGTAATGATAATATTTGTACTATTTGCGGACAGGATAAAATCTGGAATAATAAAGAATTGACTATGATTTTAGACCACATTGATGGCGATAATCATAACAATGTAACTTCAAATCTACGGTGGATTTGTTCTAATTGCAACAGTCAGTTGCCTACATTTGCAGGCAGAAATTTAAGAAAAGGTGAAAAAACTGATAATAGTAATATTGGTTATTCTCCTATAAAAATTAGAAATGTAAAGTTAAAACATACAAGAGAAAAGAAAATTTGTCCTATTTGCAACAAAAATATCCTTTCTAACAGTGATAATAAAATGTGTATTGATTGCTACAAAAATTATCAATCCAGAAATATTCGTGCTAAAGAAGAGTTAGAAAAATTAATTTATAATACGCCTTTTGTAAAAATTGGTAAAAAATACGGAGTATCAGATAATGCCATAAGAAATTGGTGTAAGAAATACGATTTGCCTTATAAATATAATGATTTGCACAAAAGATAACTAATTTATTATGTTTAGGTCTTGATGGTAAGAATTAGTAGATACTATAGGTAATCTATTAAACAATGCAAGTTCAACTCTTGTACCTAAATTTTTACCATAAACGGAACAATATTTCAACTGGTTAGAAAGTTCGGCTCATAACCGAAAAGTTATAGGTTCGAGTCCTATTTGTTCCATTAGAAGAATAATTAGTATTGAAACATACCACCAAAAATTATATGATATTCCCAAATCATTACTGCCATACTAATTATTCTTCATAACACTAAATAGCAGTATATATTTCACAAAACCACCACCCCTGTTGAATATATATTGCTATTTTTTATTACAGAAAAATGTTATAAAAAAGGAGAAATAAAATGTTTAAAGATAAGTTAATGAGTAGGTGTAATTGTCAGCATTGTGACGCTTATATCAATATTCCAGTAAACTGGTTCACAATGTATTTCTATGAGGATTTAACAAGATGTTGGATTTTTTGGCATATGAAAATGAATCATAGTTTTCAGAGTACAGAAGATAATTGGTTTACTTTTGTATTAAGATTTATTGGATTGATGTTAAAGTTTGATTTAGCTTGTGTGTTGATTCCAGTGAAGATTGTGTTGTTACCATTTGTAATATTGGACAGATTTTTATTCTTTGACGCTAGAAGAGATATGGATTTTGAATATTTGGATAGTGATGAAGTTGAGGAAGATGAAGATAAAAGTGAGGATAAGGAGAATTAAATAAAAATGAAAAACAGTAAAAGGATTGTATCGAAGATACAGAAGAATGTTCAAAAAGAAATAGTGTCAGTATCAAAAAATAGAGAGAGGAAATGGCAACTCGTTAATTTCTGTGAATTTGATAAATACGCAACAAAATCATACTGTGCAATTCATAATGTTGATGAATCATTAAATCTTGGTGATATTACAAAGGTTGATGAAACAAAACTTAAATCATTTAATATGATTTGTGGGGGGTAGCCCGTGTCAAGATTTTTCTGTAGCAGGCAAACAAAAAGGTTCTGTTTGGACTTGTAAAGATTGTGGACATGAGTATAACCCACTGACAGTTCATTGGGTAAAAAGAGATAAGTGTCCATGCTGTGGAAGTAACAATATTGAAAAAACTCGTTCATCTCTTTTAGTAGAGTATTTAAGAGTAATAAGAGCGAACAAACCCAATTTTGGTTTGTATGAAAATGTTAAAAATATTGTTGGAAAACAATTTAAAGAAACTACTTTTAAATTATTTACTGATGAATTGAAAGAATATGGTTATAATGTGTATTGGAAAGTTTTAAATGCAAAAAATTACGGTATTCCGCAGAATAGAGAACGTGTTTATTTAATTTTTATCAAGAAAGACTTGGATAATGGCAAGTTTAAGTTTCCGAAACCATTTGACAACGGAATTAGATTGAAAGATATGCTTGAAGATAAAGTAGATGAAAAGTATTATATTTCAAGAGATAAAATTGAAAAATTTTTAAAGAACTTTAATTATGATTTTAATAAAAATCAATTAGGTAATATTGAAAATAATAATTCTCAAACCAATAGAGTATACAATATAGATAAAGAATCACCAACTTTAAACACTTGTTCTGGTGGCAATCATCAACCAAAAGTTTTATTAGGAATTGATAAAACTTTTAATAAACCAAAAATTATAAGTGAAGCTAATTGTTTAACCGCAAGATATGATAATGGTTTCACTAAAAGAGTTTCAGAAGGCACAGCAGTTTTAGAAAATATTCCAATTTCAGTTTTAAACAAAGGTGAACAATTTGACAAAGAAATTGATGAAGCACATTATTTAAAATCCGGAGATTACAAAGGTTTTGATAACAGAGGAAGTAACGCAGTTATTCAAATTCCGCAAGCAACTAAAAAAGGCTATATAGAATGTGAGCAAAATGGTGTCGCAGATTTATCATATCCAATTTCTACCACAAGAAGAGGGCGTGTCCAAGAAAACGGAAATATTTCACCAACCCTTACAGCTTCAGAAACAAATATCTGTAAGATAGAATCATTGATTAAAATTAGAAAATTAACACCAAAAGAATGTTTTAGACTTATGGGCTTTTCTGATAACGATTTTGAAAAAGCTGAGAAAATGGTAAGTAATTCACAATTATATAAACAAGCAGGTAACTCTATTGTTGTAGATGTGCTTTATTATATATTAGTTGAATTATATAAAGCAATGCCATATTTATTTGATGATTTGAAATTGAGTAGTTTTTTCTCTGGGATTGGGGCATTTGAGATAGCATTGGATAGATTATATAAAGGAATAAATTCTGGAAATTTTATAAGTCCACAAGTAGATTAAGTTCTGCTTGTGGTAAAAATAAATTTATATATTGTTTAAAGTATCAACGTACTGAATATGGAAAAGATTAGAAAAGATTACGAAAATGGTAAAATAAAAGAAAAACGTTGTAATATGAGAGAATATACAATAAGAGAAGATGGATGTTGTAATACTTTAACAACAGTACAGAAAGATAATTATATTTTAGTAAAAAGTTGGAAGTAATATGGCAGAATAAAAATTTGGAGGTAAAAAGAACATTTGAAATGAGTTTTGATTTTAAATTTGGAGATAAAGTAAAACCTGTAGACCTTTGCCAATATACTCTTGCTATTGACAGTGAAGTATATTTGCAAAGTATAAGCAACATGAAAATAATCAATGCTAAAAGTCTTATTGCACTTAGCCAATTTCCTTATTTCCCTAACGAAACTGTAAGACTTATTATTAAAGATAACAAACCAAGTGAAGCAAACAAGGCTCTGGAATATTTTTTAAGTCAGAACACATTTGTTGTCAGAAAGCGAGTTGTTCAACATGATTGATAAGCTAAGAGAAGCAAAAAAAGGTAAACTTACCAAAGAAGAAAACGCAATTAAACAGGTTTCAGCATGTATAAAAGCATGGGAAAATAATGAACCTGCGACACTTAGCACTGAAACAATGAAAACAATTCTTAAAACTTTAAAAGAGATAAAAGACTTTCGTGACGTTGGAAATGTAAAGACTATGAAAGAATTAAAAAAACTCAGCCTTAAACGTCAACCTAAAAATCTCAATAAAAAATATTGTGACTATAAAGTTGATGATGAAGAAATTCATTCTTTCTATGGCATCTGCCCCAACTGTGAGCAACCATTAAATTTTTACTGGCATCAGAAATATTGCGGCAACTGTGGACAAGCCCTTATCTGGCGAAACTTAAAGTCAGTAATAAGCAAGAAAGACCTTGACAAAATCATAAAGTGACACGTTCACATTTTTAAACCCCTTAGTAACACAAAGTACAAGGGGTTCTTTTTTATTTTCGACCAAGTTATCACATTCAGAACAAAAATCCCCTATATCTACTTTCTACGGACTGTTACCACCCTAAATCAGAACAAATCCCCCTAACTCAGAACACGAGATTTCACCCTATATTGCAAAACACTACATGAAGCCCAAGGGAGTAATTATTTGCAATGTCCTATAAATTGGACGCCTAAAACAGTAATGAAAATCATTTAAGACTTGAAGCATTGCAATTCGCCCACTCGAAAACGCCTACGTAAAAACCATTACTTTTCGACTATAGGGGGTCAAGGCACTTTTCGCCAATAGTTCTTTTTAGAACCAATTTTCCGTTATTCATAAATTTTAATAACGAACGGTGAAATGACAAAACACCTGCCTTTACAACTGACAAGACACATGACAAGACATTTCTCAATTTTCCATTATGGTTATGATATACCACTCTCCCCTAAATTTAGCTACCTGTGACCACTCTTATATACCGTTACAACTCATTTAAGCACCACTAGAAACGATTTTAATAGATAAGACGATTAAAGTTATCATGCGCAGACTGAAACGCCTAGATTTTCCCTGTACCGTTTCATATAAAAAGTGACACTTTATCATGCTCCTAAAACCCCTACAGAAATAATAGTCAAAATTTAAACCAGTATACCGGTATACGGCGAATGACCCTTATCCCCTGGTACACAATTACCCCCCCTCTATCAGATAATATATTATCTATTGTAAAGAGTAGATGACTAAGAGATAGAACTACAAGAATTATAAGAATAGATAAGAGATAAGAGGATTGAGAACTGGATAATATGTTGGCTATTACATATTCGTAAATGTTGCAACCCCCTATTCCGTGTTATCACCTACACCTATAAAACCACTAAGCATAAAGAGCAAAATGATACACATATTTTCGTCACATATATCTTAAATACTCTTAGACGATTTACTGTGTGTTATTGTTGTGAGAAAAGATATGAAAAGTATAGGGGGTTAAAGTGGTGTGAAAATGGTCTGGGATAGGTATGGGGAATTTGGTTATCGTGCGTGTGCGTTATATATAATTATATATAGTGGGAGTTAATAAGTGGGAAACGGTGAAGTGATGAGAGATGAAAAACTAAGGATTGATATGAACATAAGGATTTAGGAATAGGATTTAGGAATAAGAGATAAAGATATAGAGGGCAGAAGGATATATAAGGATATATGATATAAGGTGAGAAAGGGCGTGAGTGGGTGTGGAGATAATGATGATAGTTGGGATAGAGCAATGGGGGATGATAGAGCAATGGGGGATAGGGGGGTAACAGGAGCAATAGATAGAGAGATAATTGAAATACTATGAATATTGACAAATATTGAGTTGTGGGAGTGTGCGACGTATCAGCTATTCCGAGTATGCGAAAATCGTATATACGAATTGCCTGAAAATACCCCCGGTTATACGTGACTAACAGAATGAGTGTTCGACTAGCCCAGGGGAGGGGGCGATATACTCTGCCTGCATAGGTTCGGAACGTCAAAAAACATGGCTATAATAAATCATTATAGACAACTTTGTGTGCAAGCGGTTGCATAAAATTGCATATTGCGTTGCATATAATGGAAAGTATTAGCGAAAGTGATATTTTTTTATAGATATATTTACAGGAGTTATAAGTGTATGTTAAAAAAGTGACGTAATAAGATAATGTTATATATGTGATACCACATACCAGTATCAACCATTATCCCTTATCTTCTATCCTCTGCTTTCCCGTCTTAATGTTTCACGTGAAACATATGTAATATATTTAACCAATTTCAATTCATATTTATATCGCATCACGTTTCCGTTTTCCCATCTTCCCATACCTTATATATACCATCTTTTCTTTCATTCTTCCACATATCAACGCACTTTCTACTCGTCCACGCATCCCACTTATACCAGATATATTTTAATTCCAATTCTATTTTCTATTCCCACTTATCATCATTCCCCACATTCCTACATCTTGCAATCATTCTCACTTACTATCATATCTCAAACCATATCACACCATAACAAATACCACCACACAACATATCCATACCATCTCACATAGTAACCATAACCGTATACATAGTATTCAATACTACTTATAATCCTATTCATATTACATATCACATTTTACAATACTATCTCATATCCCTATCAAACTACTATGTTAATATGTTACCAATAAACCCATTATCCCTATAGGTTAATATATAAATCATAAACCCTATAACATACTATGTAATAAGTATTTTATAAACCCATTAACCAACTATGTTATTGAATTATCACATAATTATATGAATTATCGCTATTGTTACCATTTTAGGCAATACTTTTATCGCAACGGTTCAATTTTAGTCAATACTTAAAATTTGTACGAAAACTATTGGTATTTTAACAATAATAACACACACTAAACCGTTTAATATATATATTATATATGGCACGAAAAAGTATGTGCTATTGTTACAAAAATTGCAATAATTTCTATTATGTTTTGACAACTTGGATTTTTTGGTTTACATAAGGTGTGAATATTCGGACACAATTTGAATTTTAGAATAATTTAGCTGTGCTTATTAATAATTGGTGTTTTTAATAAGTGGTGCTAATAATAAGTGGCAAGTGATCTAATGCCGGATTTATGTAAATGCCGTTTAAAGCCCTTAGAAGCCGTTTTAAAGCGTTTTAGGGCTTTTAAGGCATATTTTATCATTAAATGTTTTCCAATCGAAACTATGTTATGTGGTATTGAAAACTACATTATTATCTAACAATTTGGCACTCATTAGTGGTAAGTGCTAATAAGTAAATATATGTGAACGATTGTTATATATGAATGATTACTAATTATGAATAGTAAATAAATGATTACTATTTGATTCTATTAAAAAAACAGATCGCTTGTATATAAGTATAAGTGTAAGTGTAGCTATACTTACTTTATATATGTATATATGCATGGTGCTTTATATGGGACTTGCATATACTTTTATATAGTAGCCTGCTTTTTTTGTAAATCCCTTATATATAGGAAGTAGTACAATCGAATAGATGTTTTTATGAAAAATGTATAAAAAAATATATGTTTTTTGGTAGTTTTTACCATTGAGTATATATATACTTTTTGCTATACTTGCATTATCAAATGAATCAATTCCATATCGGAAACATTAAGAATATACGTTCTGTATATTCCAAAAAAAATAAAATTTAACATTAAAATAAAAGGTTGTAGCCAGGTTTTCCAGAAAAGCCAGTCAATAAAGCTAGTGCAGAGGCTTTAAAACGAAGATATGCACACCAACAAAAATGCGTTGGTTAAATGCTTTTTTAAGACAGAATGAGCGAAAAAGAAAAGCCGCTGTAAAAGAAATGGAGCGGTTAAATAGGGCTTTAAAAGTTCAAATTTACGATTTAAAGGAGGACTAAAATGCAAAGTTTTACAAGCGCAAATACATCGATAAACTCAAAAAAAGCTCCTGCCATTTATTCAATGCCAAAAGCTATTGAATTAATGAAGGGGAAGAAGGTTATTGACATAGGAGGGGGGAGATATGATACCGCTGTATTAAAAGCTGCTGAATATGGTGCTATGGTTTCAATTTACGATCCATATAATCGTACCGCTGATCATAATGATATTGTTTTAAAAGACAAATATGACGTTGCCGTCATAAGTAATGTGTTGAATGTTATTTCTGACTTAGACAGTAGATTAAGAGTCCTTAGTTTAGCATTGAGTAGAGCACACATGGTTCTTATTACTGTATATGAAGGGGATAGAACGGGCATAGGCAGACAGACAGGAATAGACAGTTGGCAAGAAAACAGAAAACTTAATGATTATTATGAAAATATTAAATCATTTTTACCAAACACTAAAAAATGCGGAAAAATGATTATAATAAAGCGCAATTCTAATTAAATTCAAAAAGGAGAAGAAAAACAATGAAAAAAATATTAAAAGCAAGCACAAAAGCAGGTTACCGTTGGATTTTAGCGGCAAAAAACAATGAAGGATATGAATTATCCGATATTTATGATAAATATTCTGTAAATAAGAAAAAAGCTTATAATTGGTGTTTAGATCAGTACGTTGATACTAAAAATTCTGAAAATTTCAGAATTATTTCTCATAATTCTAACTTCTTCACAGTTGCATGGGACGAATACGGAAAAGAACCGAAGTTACATATAGAGACAGCAAAAAATTCTTATGTTGTCTTATTAAATCAGTAGGAGGTTTATAATATGAGATTAAGCAAAGAAGAAAGAACAAAATATCAGAAAAAAGAACCTATTGCACTTTATGGTATGTCAAATTTTGGCGGTATCGCCATACTTGATATACTATATGATACAGATGATTATATTGTATGGTATAATAATCAAATTGAATCTGAAAAGCGTAAAATACATGTTAGCAAGGTATATTATTCTGAAAACGGCAGTTTTTTTAGACCATATGGAAGTATGTATGTAAAACTTTCTGAATGTTTAAAGGTATAAGGAGGAAAAATTATGGAAGATTTAAAAAACATTGTAGAAACAATCAATAATTCTGATAATTGGTTAGATTGTTTATCAGAATGTGAAAAATTATGTGATATTGCTGGACTTTCTGAAAAGTGGCAAAAAGCAGACAGCGAAAGCTTTGAAATCGTTTTAAAAGAAGCAAGTAATCTGTTAAATATCGATATTGGACTTTAAGCAGATTTTTATAAGGGATACAGCTTTTCTTGTATCCCTTTTTTGCATATCTTTTTTTATTGTCTGGACAAGATCTTGCGTTGATACAGTCATAAACCTATTAACATACTTATATTATAGGTTTATAGCTGTATGAGTGCATGAAGTCAGATGATATATCGCATCTGTTTTTTGTGCGTTCAAATTTGTACCTTTATAACTAAAAATGAACGATATACCTATAACGCTATATAAGGGGTTTTATAGGCTTTTTTGCGTTGCTATGGGGTCTTTATGCCTTGCGTACTGTATGGGGCTTATACTGCTTTTTTTGTGGGTTTATATGCATATATAAGCAGATCACTAAACCTTGTTTGTATTTATGTTAAACCTTGTTTATAAAGCGTTTAAAACCATTATAAGACGTTTTACGCTTATACCTGTATAAAGTACCGTGTAAAGGGTTTAAAACGCTTTAAAAGGTGCATAAAGGCTTGTATCGGGCTTTATATGGCGTGTATAGGTATATGGCGACATTAAAAGCTTGATATAGATGTTTTGCTATCTGCGATATTATCAATATATTGATAATGCGATATAACGCACGTAAAACCTATTTAAAACCGTTTAATCGTTTAGGCGTACACCGTATAGACTATAGGCGTTAAAAAGGCTATATGGGGCTTGTATGGCGTTGTAGCGTGTCCGGTTTATCCGGTTTAGTGGCAAGTATAATCCGGTTTATGTTTGCTTTCTGTTTTATCCGGTATCATATCCGGTTTATACCGTTGTTACACTTTTAACGATTGTATACTATATTAGTTATGTCTAACTATAATCACAATATTTTTTGTGTTATCTCAAAATATTTTAGGTTAGTAGTAACTAATTATAAGTTGTAGTTATAGTTAGGCATATCTAATCAAACAAGTGTTCGGGTTTACAATAGGTGAACAAGCGTTCTGTTAGTCTAGACTAATTGTGTCTATTGTAGATACAATTTAATCCGAACAGACGTTTGGGTAATTTTGGCAACGGAAATCAACAAGTGGAAAAAGGGAAATTTCCCCAGAGTGGGTAATATCGTTTTTTAATTTTTCCCCACGGATTTTTAATATGTTTAAAATTTGAAAAGTCAATTCAAAAACGAAAAGTCTTTTCTTTTTTATTTTTTTTCTTTTCCTTTATAATAAGGAAGTCTTTCATTTATTTTATTTTTTTAATCTTTTTATATTATGTCTATTGACTTTTCTTTTCTTTAGCGGTATAGTGTAAACATAACAACAAAGCAATAAAACAACATAAATGAGCAATAGGAGGATTTTAAAAATGAGATTAAGAGAAGGAAAGCTTGTATCAGAATGGAAAGACGAACATGGAAACAGAGCATTAATTGAGGAAGTGGAAATTAAACCACACAAAGAAGCTAAACTGGAAAAGGCATATAGACTTTCTTGTTATGCGGAGTATGATGATAATTTTTGCTATCATATTTCAATTTTTGATTCTGTAGAAAGTGCGGAAAATCAGCTTAAAGAGTTTAGTTGCGGTAGTTTTAGAAATATTTTGGAAATCATGGTAGAAAATATTCTTGCAGGTTTTGACGAAAAATTTAAGAACTCAATTTATGAAAGTCGAAAATCTATGAAAAATTTTTTAAAAAAATACAATCGCACTGATAAAGATAAATGTATTGATAGAATTAAAAAAATTGTAAAAAGAGAAAGAGATATTGACGATTTAATTAATCGTTATGAAATAAGTTATGAAGAAGCAATGATATTATTTGATTATATTTGCGGAAAAGAAAAAACAAGATATTAATGATATTAAAAAATTCAAATTGCTTTTTATTTTTTAGACTTTGAAAAAATTAAATGTTGTCCAAAATTCAGAAGTTGGATCATTTACATGGTTTGACTTCTGATTTTTTTGTATTTGATAGAGAAAAAATATAAATCAAAAAAATATAAAAAACATAATGAAAAGTATTGACTTATTTATATATATGTGGTATATTATAACCATGTTAAACATAACATAGTTATATCAAAACCAAAGATAACAAAAAGAAAAGGAGAATGAATTATGGCAAATTGTTACAATCTGGACGGAGTTAAAAAAAGCATTGAAAAAGAAATTGATAGGTACCAGTGTATGAAAAAAGAATGGGAAAGTGTAAAATTCCCAACAAAGAAAAACGGCGAACCTTTTTCAATAATGAGTAAGAATTTTGAAAACGCTACTTATTTTGGTAGCACTTACTTAGAGCAAGGATATAAAGGTAAAGTATTAAATCCAACTTTAAAAGTTTGTTTTAACACTAAATTATCTGGATATTGTAATGATGAATTGTTTTTATATAAATATGTAAAATACATGGATAATAACAAATTTATTGATAAAAGAGAAAAAAATACTTTTAACGATGTTTATGTTTATGATTTAGAGGATATTAAACAGGCTGTAAATGATAGAATTGATTACCTTGAAAAATATATTGTTTCTTTAAAAAGGCAACTGGAAATTGCTGATAACGCTTATAATACTTTTAGAGAAGCATATAAAAACGCTATGGAAGTATTAAACAATGTTACAGAAACAACAGAAGATACTTATAGCACGTTAAAAAGTAATATTCGTGATACAATAAAAGAGCGTTATCCATATTGCTAAAAAATCATAGTGATATATAAAAAATCAGAAAAGGAAAATAGAAAAATGGATTTTAAAAATATAACAGTAAAAAGTTACAATCTTACCAACAATCAAATTGTAACAGAAATTAAAACAATAGGAAATAAAACGTTAGCTTATTTTTTTAGTAGTTATGATTCTACGATTTGCAAGTTAGATATTGTAAACAATATTATTTATGTTCATAAAAACTGGAATTATTCAACAACCACAACAAAATGGTTTAACAAATTTCTTTCCATTGTTCTGGAAGAAGAAGTCAAGTTTAAAAAACAGAAAGAAATTAAAACAAAAAATAATATTTTTACTGTAATAATGCTTGACAAATAATAAAAAATGCTATATAATCTATTACAGAAACAAAGAAAAAACATTTGTAGAAAAGGAGAAAATTATGTATACTATCACAAATACACAGTGGTCTTTTAAGAAAGTTGCAGAGGAAATGAAAAAAGGAACTATTAATTTTAAGTGTGGCGGAGCGCAGAGAGGTTTTGTTTGGGATAAAGCTAGACAATCCTTGTTTGTACATTCTGGACTTAGAGGAGATCTTATTCCTTGCCTGTATGTAAGACGGATTGTAGAGAAAGAAGTTGAACAGTGCGGAGAAATCATTAAAGAAGTAAAAAAAGTAAAATACGTTTTTGAAATGCGTGATGGAAAACAGCGTTGTACAACAATTATGAGATATATTAATAATGAATTCAAAACTTCTGGTATTCCAGAGTATGAAGAAGGGGATAAACTTGATTACAGAATTGAGCGCAACGGAGAACTTGTAAGTCCTAACGGTATAGGGTTTGAAGATTTAACAGAAGATGAAAAACTAGACTTCTTAACACGTTCTATCACTGTTTATTACATTGATAATGCAACGGATGCAGAAGCAGACATGATTTTCCTTAAGCTAAACAACGGAAAAGCATTAACCACAGCGGAAAGAAACAGAGCAGAAGCAAAGTCAAGAGGTGAAATCATTGATATTGCGAACCATGATATTTTTAAGCTGATGTTTAGCGAAAAAACGTTAGATAATAACGCATTTGATACCGTTGTAAAATCTTATATTATGTTAAATAATGATAATCCGTCACTGCTCAATAAGGACGTTAAACCGTTAATGAAATCTATTGATATTACAGAAGCGGATAAAAAGGAGTTAAATAGTATTTTTGATTATATTTTAGAAACTTACAACGTTCTGGAAAGTAAGAAAGTTAAAAAAAGAATTGTTGGCAAGACAACATTTTTATCTTTAATTCCTGTTGCAGAACAGGCAATGAATGACGGAAAAATTGCAGAAGAATTTGCAAGTTTTCTTGATAAATTCTTTAGTGGTAAGAACGCAAAAGAGCCGACTATCAGCGAAACATTCAATAATAACTTTTTTGATAGTTCTGCAAGTAGAATGAAAATTAGATTAAGGCATAATGCACTTATGAATGAATATGAAAAATTTTTCAACGGAGAAACTGAAAACGTATACAGCGAAGATGCAGAAGATTTTACAGAAGAAATGGAAGAAGCTGAAAACGTGGCAGAGTATGTTGATATTGACGAATTAAGCAAGCCAGATGAAGAAGTACAGACAGAGGAAAACAAAACAGAGGTGCAGACAGAAGAAGCTACAGATCAGAAAACATTTGAAGTAGATTATACAGAAACAGAAACAGAAGTGTTTTAGTTAAGATTGAAAAGAACGTGATAAAAGCACGTTCTTTTTTATTGCAAAAAATATAAAAAGTTTAAATAAACTATTGACTTTTATATGATTATATGGTATATTATAACCATAGAAATTACAACAAAGGAGAACAAAGACATGAGAAAGATTTTATTAACAGTTTTAGGAACGGCAGGATTTATTGGAATGTTTGCTTATTGCTGTACACTTGCAAACAGAACAGAAGTAATGACTTGTATTTCCTGTGAAGGTAATGATATTGTATCAACCTTTAAGGATGCAGACGGCAACTTGTGGGAATACGATCATTACTATGCTGTAGTTGGTGATGATTACAAGGTTACAATGCACGATAATGATACAATCAATATTTATGACGATTTTATCATTAAAGTTGTGCCAGTAGAAGAGTAAAAGGAGGAAATTCATGTACAGAAAAATTAATGTTTTTTTAAATGGTAATTATCTTTTTAGCACTAATAAATTTAAACGTTGCAAAGATGTTATAAATCACATTAGAGCAGTAAAACATATATGTATTGCTAGTATTCCAGATAAATATATTACTGTTTATGATTATGATAAGTTAATAGCAAGGTTTGAAAAATAATCAAAAAAAGTTATAATATACCATTGACAAAACTATAAATCAGTGGTATATTATAACCATAAGATTTAAGCCACTAAAGAAAACAGTTGAAAAGGAGAAAACAAAAAATGAAAAACGAAAAGATTCTGGAAATGTTAAATAACGGCGAAATTGAGGAATTGAAGAAAGTAATTTCAGAGGAAATCTATAATAATTCTCTGGGCAAAAACAGCAATGCAAAATCCAGATATAAAGCAATGAAAGATTTTTATAAATTTCCTAGTGAAGTTTGCCAGACTTATAGGAAAGTTGGAAAATGATAGGGATATGCAAAGGATAAGAACAAAATTAGCAAATAGAGAAAAGCGAAAAATCAATAAAGATTATGGGAGAAGAAAGCAGGCGTAACGCTTGCTTTTCTTTTTTTGATTTAATACAAACTAAAATAACAGCAATTATACTTTAGGTGATAAATGTATCAAGTAACGTGCTAGAATTGCTTGTAATGGCTTGTAGTGCGTTGTAGCTGTATCCTGATAATTGATTTATGTGTTTTATTCCGGATGTTTGTATGTTATCCAATTATTGATAATATTATAAAAAGCATAATAAAAATCATTATATTTTTTTAAAATAAATATTGACAAAGTATATAAAAAGTATTATAATTAAGATAGTTAAAAAAGAATAATTGTGGTGGAGAGTCCTAGTCCGGATATAGGAAAAACATGGAAGATGCAATTTTTTAAATGTCAGAATATTTAAAGGATTTTATAGAAAAGTAATACAATTTAATTTTAAAATAATACTTGACTTGTTGGGGAAAAGTGGTATAATTAAACTATAGTTAAATAACACAAATGATAACGGAGGGTTTATTATGAGAATAACAAAATATAGTTTACAGTTTGATGAAAGTAGAACAAACGTTTTAGTAAAGGATTTTATTAAAAATATAACAGAAGTACAGACTTTAAACAGTCCAGAAAAAATTGCAAAAATGCTTAATTATGTTTTTAATGCCAATAAACAAACAGAAGAATTTGTTTATTTATTAGCCTTAGATACAAAAATGAATTGCAAAGGAATATTTGAAGTAAGCCATGGTACTGTAAATTATTCTGTAGTAAATCCAAGGGAAATATTTATAAGACTTTGTTTATGTGGTGCTGTATATTTTATATTGGCACATAACCATCCAAGTGGCGAAACAACTCCAAGTAAAGAAGATATAAATGTAACAAATAGATTAAAACAAGCTGGTGAAATTTTAGGAATAGAATTATTAGACCATATTATTATTGCAGAAAATAAATATTTATCTTTAAAAGAAGAAAAATTTATATAAAATTATTAAAACAAGGATATAAAAAATCCTTGTTTTTTTAATATTTTCTATTGACATTTTAATATAACAATAGTATACTTAAACCATAGTATTAATAAACCAATTACAGAACAAAGGAGAATAAAATCATGGCAAAAAATGTATATGAAATGGTAACAGATAGAATTATTGAAGAATTAGAAAAAGGAGTTATTCCATGGAAAAAGCCATGGAAAAGCATTTCTAATGGTGCTTATAACAGAGTAAGCAAAAAGCCGTATAGCTTACTTAATCAGCTTATGTTAAAGCATGAAGGAGAATATGCCACATTTAAACAATGGCAAGAAATGGGCGGAAAGATTAAAAAAGGAGCAAAGTCTGAATTTGTAGTATTTTGGAAAATGTTAGTAGAGGAAGAAGAAAAAGATGGTACTACCATTACAAAAACAATTCCAATGTTAAAGTATTACAATATTTTTCATATTTCACAAACAAGTTGAAGGAGTTAAACCTTTAGAAACAATAGAAACTATTTATAATGAACCAATAGAGGAAGCCGAAAAAGTGAAAAATGGTTATAGTGTTCGTGAAAATATCCAGATCATAGAAGAAGTTGGAAATAAAGCGTTTTATAGTCCTAGTGGGGATTATATTTGCATTCCGTGTAAAGAACAGTTTGAAAAAATTAATGAATATTATAGTACAGCTTTTCATGAAATGATACATAGCACTGGACATAAGAAAAGACTTGATAGGTTGGTTAATGCAAAGTTTGGAAGTGAAAAATACAGCAAAGAAGAATTAGTTGCGGAAATTGGTTCAGCAATGATTTTGAATGAGTTAGGAATTGAAACACCAGATACATTTGAAAATTCAACTGCTTATATTCAGAGTTGGTTACAGGTTTTGAAAAATGATAGTAAGTTTATTGTTCCCGCTTCTGGAAAAGCTGAAAAAGCAGTAAAATATATCATGGGAATTGAATAATGAATAGGATAAAAGGACTTGAAAAAGTCCTTTTATTTTTTTGAAAAATATTATAAAACTATTGACAAAATTATGATAGTCTGGTATAATTAAACCATACAAAAGATGTGAGGAGTCCTAGCAGAGAAGTAGCAGAAGATAGGGCAAACAGCTAACGTACAATTTTTTAATTATCTGATAATTTTAATGTTTTCTTATACTATTCTAAACATTTATTTATGATATTCCATTGACTTTTATATATAAATTTGTTATACTTTATATAATTATAAAAAAGAGGGAAGTGAAAAGATGTATTTTACAAAGGACTACAGACAACTTGATACTGTAGCATTGCATTTATTGTATAATAAAGATAGAAAGCAGTATAAGATAGCATACAGCTTTAAACAGTGGTTAAGTCTTTATTGACTGGAAGTATTAAAAGGCTGTAACAAGGTTTACAATTGCATATAGAGCCGATATAAAGCAAATAAAGCATAGGCATAAGCATAGGAATAAAATTTCTTGTGTTTATGCCTATTTTTTATTTTAGAAAAATCAAATACAGAAAAGATTGTAGTTGTCCAGAATAAACCTATTAGAATGGTATGAATTACTACAAGCTAAAATTAGACGTTTTAACATGTCAATGGTAATTTATTCAAGTAAGTATGTAAAACGGCTAGAAACGGCTTGTAGCGTGTTATAACATGATTTAAATGGTTTTTAATCGGTCTGGAAAGTTGAAAACGGGCAGATTATCCGGTTATAGATTATCCGGCTTGTTGCAAGAGATTTTTCCGGTGAACGAAAGACAATGTTCAATTTTGAATGATTTTCTGGAAATTTGAACTGAATTGTCAAATTGTTTGGAACAATTCATAATCGAACAAGTGTTCGGGGGTTATCTTTCAGAATTTTCTGAAATTTCCCAGAGGTAAGAAATTTCCCCAGAATATGCGAGAATGATTTTTCCCCACGAAGCTAGAGAGGATTTTCGTTTTGGTAATAGCGAGATTAAAAAATTCCCCACGGAGTTTTTTATTTATTTTTTTATTTTTCTTTATTGTTTAAACATTTTCTTTTATAATCTTTATCTTATCTATTGACAAAACCAAATGTTTATGTTATTCTTTTATATAGAAGTCATTACCGCATAACGAAAGGAGAAAAATTTTTTATGAAAATGGAAATAGTTTTGACTGAGGAAGAGATTGAAAAAATGACCGTCAGAGATAAAGCTGTTATGGAAAAAGGTGAATTTAACAAATGCTATTTTTGTACTGAAATTAATAAATTTTTAAGAGATACAGTATTTTTTGAAATTGATAGACGAGATTATTGTGCGTGTAGTGGTTGTAATAAAAACGTTAATGTTGCTTTTTATGTAGAAAAAGAACTTAATAAATAAAAAAAGAATATTTCATTTATAATTTTTAATGTAAGGATTTTGAAAAAAATTAGTTCGCAATCCTATTAGTTCTAGTTAAAGGGAAGAATGCGAAATATATATTTAGTACGGTAGGAACTATCGGAATTTTACGCTTGTGGAGTTTGTAGGCTGTGAGAACGTTGAAACAAGAAGCCAATGAGTTTTAACTTATGGGCGGTTCACAAGACTTTAGACCTTACTAAAACAGTTGAAAAAGATGGTAAGTATGTGCTGAAAGCATATTATAGAGTATATAAGACATTAGAAAATCCAAATCGATTTTTAATATAGAAAGTATGAAAGGAATTTGAAAAGTGGAAACTACCCCCTCTATTGATAGAAAGAAATTAGCAGAAGAAAATCATAATCTTATCTATTGGTTTTGTTGGAAAAATCATTTAGATATAGATGAATGGTATGATATAATTGCTATTGGATATATGAAAGGTATTAATTCTTATGACGAAACAAAAGGTGTTAAATTAAGCACTTATTTAATTAAAATAATGAAAAACGAATATCTGTTAGTATTAAGAAATAAAAAATATGTTAAGTATATTCCAGAAGATGAAATTTTATCTTTAGATTTTGAATATAAATTTGATAAAGATAAAGAGAATTATAATATTTTAGATTTTATCGTGAATGAAAATTCGTTTTTTGAAAATGATGTTTGTTTTAAAATTGATACTAAAAAAGCATTTAGTGAATTGAAAATCTCAAAACGAAATTATGAAATTTTCATAATGAGATTACAAGGTGACACATTAGAGAAAATAGCTTCTGAATTTGGAATAACAAGAGAAAGAGTTAGAATAATATGTAAAGATATAGGAAAAAAATTGAAATGTAAATTAGACGAAAATGGAGTTGATTATTTTGAAAACTAAAAAAAGACCTTTGAATTTTGATAGTGCTGATGAATATTTAAGTTATAAACGTAGACTATTAGATGAAAAAGATGAAGAAGAGCAAAAAAAGAATCCGACTTTTAATGTTTATTCTTTTTATTTTAGTTATCTTGATAGTGAAACCAATCGTAGGCGAGTGGCAAAACCTATTAATATTGCCGCTGAAACTCAATATGAAGCAGAACAGATATTTGAAATTTGGGCTGAATTTCACAGTATAAAAAACGTAAGTTTTAGAAATATCACAGAAGTATTTTGGGTGACACGTAGTTCTGATACAGCAAGTCAGAATATTAATTTTGCTTATGATTATGGCAAAAAAGAAATCACCGAGGTTTATCAAGATGATTATTTAGAATGGTACTGGAATCATGTAGACACTTGGAATACGGAAGGAGATAAATTTGGCAGGTAGAGCATTAATGGCTAGGCGTAGAGCAAATAAAAAACGCAGTGAAACAATGAAGAAGAATAGGAAATATACAGTAGATGTTAATAGACGTATTGTACTCTTTTCTACTTATTTATATCCTAACTTTTTATGTTTTGTTTTAAAGTCAAAGAAGTATGATGATACACATTTACTGTTAAAAGTGGCAACATTGAACTCAGATTATAGTGTTAAACTTGATGAAGAAGTAAAAGATTTAATTGTGGAAACAGAAAAAATAAAAGTTCTCTGGCAAGGTGAAGCTAAATTAGCAAGGGAAAAATTAGACAAGATATTTAGATATGTTGAAGATATAACTTATAAAGAAAAGGCAGAAGCTAGACGAAAAATGATGAAACGTCTGAATAATTTATACTGCCCTAAGTGCGGTAAACGTAGAGTGTCTATTACTTATCCAATGTATAATAATGCTTACTTACATTGTAAGATTTGTGACTATGATATTACTAAGATATTTATTGCAGAAATTCCTTTAATTAGAGAATTTCTTGAAAGAAATAAAGATAAGAAAGATAAAAAATGTTTTTAACAAAAATGTAATACTTTTTATAAGAAAATGTAACATAGGTATTGACAAAAATCAGTATCTATGCTATTATTTATGTATAAAAACAAAGGAGAATAAAAGTTATGACAAATATTACAAGATTTTTAAATGGTTTAAAGAGTGAACATACAAAGGTAGCATACGAGAATGATTTAAAACAGTTCTTTGATTTTACTGGTAAAGACGAAACTGAAATCACTTATGCTGATATTTACGATTACAAAGTGTCTATGAGTGAGTACAGCAGTGCTACAACAGCACGTAAACTGACAGCTATTAAATCCTATTTCAATTTTCTTTCTGACATGGAATTTATTTCTACTAATCCTTCTGCTAAAATCAAAATTCCAAAAGTAAAGAATCACGAAAAAGAATATATCCCTATGAACGAAGCAAAGAAATTGTTGGATGTTGCTAAATCCCCCAGAGATAAAGCTATCATTGCATTATACCTTTCAACTGGTATGCGAGTTAATGAACTGGTAAATTTAACTGTAGAGCAGTATGAGAAAGATGAAATCGTATTCGTTGCTAAAGGTGACAAAGAAAGAAAAGTATATCTTAATGATAAGTGTAGAGGATATATTGACGAATACTTAAAGGTTCGTAAAGATAGTGGTATTGATAATCTGTTTGTAAGTAATTATGGTACTCCTATGCGACATGATTTAATTGCTAAAATGTTAAAGAAAAACGCTAAAAAAGCAGGGTTAAGTGAGGATATAACTAATCATAGTTTACGCCATTCGTTTATATCGGCTGTAACTTTGACAAGTGGCGTTGCCGTAGCAAGAGAGGTTGTGGGGCATGTAAATCTCTCTACGACCCAGAGGTACGTGCATAACACTGAGGAAACTATTAAAAATGCCATGGTATCTGTTTTCTAAGAGGTGAATATGACTAGAGATTATGAGAAATTATTAAGAGCGAAAATGCTTTTAGTTAAAGTGCAAAACATTGTTTTCTTTTCTTCTGATGAGATAATTTCACCAGAAGAAAAGAAAACTTTGATTAAAAATATAGAAAATTCAATTCAATTTTTGGAACAGAAATGTGATAAGTTTGGTGAAAGTAGATGAATCTATATATGGAAGTTTATAAATCGTGGTATGAGTTAGTATAAAAGAGATAAAGGAGATTTTGTATTGAAGTCAATAATTTATAAGATGAAACTACTTGTAGCTGTTTTAACCATGTGCTACTTGTTTGTAACTACGTCATTTGCGGACGAAATGACTAAATTGAATCCGTATGACGAAATTGAAATTTCAGAAGAAGATATAGACCTAATGAGCCGCTTGGTCTACTGTGAATCAAGAGGCGAAAGCACTGAGGGCCAACGTGCAGTAGCAGAAGTGGTATTAAATCGTTGCCTTAGTAGTGATTTTCCAGATAACGTGAATGATGTTATTTATCAGAGAAAACAGTTTTCTACAGCTAAAATGTTAAGTAAGACAACGCCTAATGAAGAAAATATTGAAGCTGTAAGATATGTTTTAGAAAATGGAAATACATCATTATCAACAACTGAATATGTTTATTTTTCTACGGGTAAATCTAATGGTCACGGGTTTACTAAGTTAGGTAATCATTGGTTTTCTAAGTGAGGACAATATGGAAAGAATATATTATAGAGTAAAATTTAACAGTAAAGATGATTTGTTTCAGTTTAATAAGTGGGCTGATAGTTGCAATTATAATATTGATATTAGGTACAACAGTAAAGTTTTAGATGGTAAATCCTTAATTGGTCTTATGGGAATGGATATTTCTAATCCTATTATTGTTATTTTGTATACCGATAATGCTAATGATTTTGTTGAGAAATTTAGTAATATTATCCTTGACAAAATTGTAATGTAGTGGTATTATTACTATATAAATCAATAGGAAAGGAGAAAATCAATTTGCCAAGAATCAATAAAAAACAAAGAGTAATTAATCAGATTACAGAAAACTTAAAGCAGAAAGAAAAAGAAATTGCTATCAATGCGGCTATGGGTGGTTATTATTCTGCAATTAAGATTGTACAGGATATGATTACCAGAGGTAAAAATATCGCAGGCCTTAGCACTTTTTGTGCCGCTGAGTTGTCAAAAAAAGAAATAGTAGAACAGGGAACTAAAAGTAATTATTTAAAATCAAATAAAGAAATCAAAGGAGGAAAGATAAGTAACTAAAAATACAATTAAATGTGAACAAATAGGTTCAAATATACTCAAAATCCAGAGTATTCGTTTGTGCTAACGTCAAAGCAGTCGGAAACGTCGAGAAGTAACCAGTGCAAGTTGGAACAGCCTTGCTAATTATAGGATAGAACCTTGATGGTGGCGTTTGGACAATGGTAGAAGTCTACGAAAACCAAGTAGCAAAACATAAAATATTAAGAAAGGAAAAGCTACTTAGATGAAATCTGTATCTAATCAAATATAAGAATTTACAGATATGTACCGATGGCTAAGTCGGGAATTTACGACTGTGGAGTGTACAAGAACTTGTGAGTAGTGTGTTACTTTTAACCACCAAAGCATACACGTTGAAACAGTAACTATAAATCGTGAGATTATAGCAAATCATCTAGCATATGCACATTTGTATATGTTTTTAGTAGCAGATAACTAAACTATGAAGAATGTAAGACAGACAACTAACACAGGACTTTTAATTGGTACTCTTTCTGAAAAGAATACAGAGATTAAACAGATTGAATTAACGAAGGACGATAACACCAAGTTTAAGTGCAATGCTGTACAGGGAAATATTGTAGTTTCTACTGTAAACGGTGATTTTAATTTAAGAGTTAATTGTCCAGAGTGTAAGAAAGATGGTACAAAGACCAAGCTGTATGCAAATTTTGAAACACTTCATAACAGCTATGTATCTGCTGTAGAAGCCGCAAAAGATAAATCACTTACACCAAGTATTATTGGTGCTACCGTAGGACTTAGCTGTTGGGATAGATATAACCAGAATAGTGGTAAAATGGTATCTTCACCACAGATTAGATTAAGAGTTGTAAATAGAGAAAATTCAGATGCAGAATCTCAGACAGATTTTTCACTTGAAGGTGTTATTCGTTCTATTAAACCAGAAATGACAATCCCTAAGAGCGACACAGAAGAAGCAGAAGAAACTGGTAGATTACTTGTAGAATTTATTACAATTAATTTTAACAGTGAAGCAGAGCCTTATAGTTTAATTGTTCCAGAAGATTTAGCAGAAGCATTTGTAAATGGTTGGACTGATGATGAAGGAACAGTAGTAAACGGTTATGCTGTAGGTGATACTTGCTGTTTAGGTGTTGAACTTGTTATGCGTCATGTGGGCGATGAAAAGAAGAAATCTGCGGGATTTGGTAGAAAAGCAAAGGTAGCAGAGGGATTTGATGTATTAGAACTGGTTGTAATTGGTGGTGAGCCTGCTTATACAGATGATACTGAGGACGAAAAGAAAAAGCCTTTCACACCAGAAGTAATGAAAGAACTTATGAATGAACGTAAGATGAAACTTGAAAAGATTGAAAAGGACGCAAAAGAAAATAAAGACAGTGGTTCTTCTCAGAAATCAAGTGGCAAAGGTCTTGGTGGACGTAAGCCAAATGTGAACATGGCTGATATGGGTGACGCTCCTTTCTAAAAATAAGTAGTTATGAGTTAGTATAAAGTGGTTACAAGCGGTTAGGATAGGTTAGATGATAAATTGGTAGTCTAAAAAAATCAAACCGCTTGTACTAATTTAAGAAATAAAAATTGATATAAATAAAACATAATGATTTCATATGGAGGAATTAAATAATGGCAGACGAAAAGAAAAGAAATAACCCACTTTTAGACCTTAAAATTGAAGAAATGGTAGGAGGTTTAGCTGGTCAACGTGTTTTGTTATATTCTGGCAATTCATTGGGAAAGACAACACAAGCTATGAAATGTGAAAGGCCTTTACTTTTAATGACTGAGAGCGGTGGTAATGGTGTTAGGGGTTATAAAATTGCTATTAATTCTTGGGCTGATTTTACAACTAATGTAAATTATCTTACAGCACCACAGACAAGTAAAGAAATGCATGAAAAGTTTTTTACAGTAATTATTGATACTGCGGAGAACCTTGTTGACCTTTGTGAACAGTCTGTATGTAAAGAGTTTGGTGTAAGAGATTTAAGTGAAATTGAAGGAAAATCTAATGGTTATAAGATTGCTAGACGTAAATTTGCAATGCAGATTAATAAACTTACATCACAGGGATATTTTATTATTTTCATTGCTCACGAGGAAGTTGACGAGAATCACGTTGATGAATTAACAGGTGAAACCACAACTTTTGTTCAGCCTAAAGGTTCTGGAAATGTTAAATCTTCTATGCGTATGATTAGAGATATTTGTGATTTTACAATTTATCTTAAATCAAATGGTATTGACCCAGAAACAAATGAAACAATAATGTCTACTGGTATTTGTAAGCAGACTTCTCATGTATTTGCTAGAAGTAGATATGCTATGCAAGCATTTATTGACCCATTCACAGCAAAGAACATGTGCGATGCAATGGAAAAAGCTATTAAGAAATCTGCTGAGAATGAAAATGTTGGACTTACTACATTTAAGCCTTATGAAAACGTAACAACTAAAGAGGAATGGTTAGCTTTAATTCAGCCATATGTACAGAAACTTTGGAAAACTTATCCAGAATATATTAATCAAGTTGTTGCCGACCAGTTAGGAAAGGGTAGGAAGATTAGTTCTGCTACAGATGATGAACTTGCTTGTCTTGAAAGTATTTATAATAATTTTGTGGACTTCTGTTGCGACAGAGGAATTGTTGTAGAGGTATAAAAAATGCCGTTTCAATCTAAAAAGAAATCCAGATACAAGCAAGTAAAAATAAGTAGAGAAACTTTTATTAATCAGTATATAATGAGTATGAACACAGGGTTTAAATACATTGCTGTACTGATTAGGAACGATGAAGAAATAAAGCCGGACATTCATATTATTATGAACGAGAACCAAGAAGAACGATTTAAAAGTTATCTGGACGATTATGATAGCAGTTTAAGAGAGAAAAGAAACAAGGCTAATCGGATTGTCGGTATTACGGCTTTTGATGAATTTAACGAAAATATCATTTCTCCGTCAATGTTAAGATAATAAAATTTATAATGAAACTCTTTACTTTAATCGGTAAGGAGTTTCATTTTTTATATTGACAAATCATATAATTTGTGATAGAATTTATATATATTGAAAGGGAAATAATATGGAAGAAAAAATTAAAAAAGGCGATACAAAAGTAAAATGTAGATACTGTAAAAATAGTATTTATAAGAGCAAAAGTTTTACAAGTCCAGATAAACCAAGAATGTATTATTGTAATGAAGAATGTTATAACAACGCAATAAAGGAATTATCGGCAAAAAAAACGAATAGTAATAATGCTGACAAGACAGCTACTTGCCGTTGTTGTGGTAAAAAAATACAAAAAGATAAATCTTTTATAACAAAACAAGGTTACTATTATTGTTCGGAAAATGAATATAACAATAAATATGTTGGTAGTGAAGCATATTTTGAGGAAACATTTCTTGATTATATTTATTTCGATATGAGCAATAAACAATGTGATTTTCCTTTACTACAAAGGCAAGCACCACTGATACATGATAAATTTGGGTATAAGTGGACTGGTATGATAATGACATTGAAATTTTTCCATGAAACTTTAAAACTAGACTGGAATAATGAATGGGGGTTAGGACAGATTTTTCCAAAATATTATATACAAGCTAGAGATTTTTGGAATCAACAAAGAAAAATTAAAGATATTACAGATAAGATTGAAGAAGATGAAACAGTGTTTATTGAACGAAAGAAAAAAGAAACAAATATTCCTAAATGGGAGGAACTGTAAATGTTGTATTCAGCGTCAGATGCTTCAATGTGTTTGGGGGTATTATTACAGAATCCCTCTTTAACAGTCAGTAAGAAGTTCCCTATTAACTCAGATGATTTTAAACCCATTTTATTCCATGAGATTTTATATAAATCTATATCATGGTTATTTAAAAATGGTGCAGAACAAATAGACGAAATTGTTTTAGATAAATTTTTACAGAATTATCCAGAACAGTTAGAGGTTTGTACAGATAACAATTATCTTGAATTTATAGCAACTATTAAGAAATTGGTTAATGTGGATAATTATGAACTGCATTATAATATTATTAGAAAATATAGTTTGCTTAGAAAAGCTAAAGAATTAGGTATTGACATTACAGAATTTTATGATGAAACTAAACCAGAAGAAGCAGAAATAGAAAAGTTTAATCGTTTTTCCATGCAAGAAATCCTTAATAAGATTGAGGGTAAAATGACCTCTCTTAGAATGGAATTTAATACAGAATTATGTAGAGAAACGTTAAGAGCAGGTGAAAAATGGGAAGATACTTTAAATGGTTTTGAAAGTGAACCTGTTATTGGTGCTATACTTCAAAGTAAATATTTAACTACTTTATACAGAGGTTGGCAAAGAGGACATTTATTATTAAGGTCTGGTTCATCTGGACAAGGAAAGACAACAACTTCCATTGGTGATTTATGTAATGTATGTGCTAATCGTTATTGGGATTTTGATGAAGAAAAATATGTAGATAATCCTTATAAATCTGGTGATGGATTTATGATTAATACAGAAATGGATTTATCAACTGAAATTCAACCTAAGTTTATCTCATGGATAAGTGGTGTTCCATATCATAAAATCCTTGACGGAAAATATAACAAATTTGAAAAAGAACGTTTGATTGAAGCAGGAAAAATTCTTTATGAAAGTCATATTGAATTATTTGACCAACCAGATTTTACGGCTACAAAGTTAAAAGAAATATATCGTCAATGCCATTTATGGGGAGCGAGTTATTGCTTTTTTGATTACATTTGGGACAACTCAGAGTTTGGAACTGAATATAAACAAATGACAAGTATTCCTATTCGAGAAGATAAAGTCCTTTTCCAAATTGCAACTACGCTTAAAAGTTTATCTGAGGAATTTAATATAGGCACTTGCACAGGTACTCAGTTAAATGGTAATGAGCAAGTCAACGAACTTTTAGATGAAAGATGCATTTATGGTTCTAAACAGATTAAGACTAAACTAGATAACGGTGCTATATTATCTTTTCTTAGACCTAAAGAATTGGAACTTGTAGATACATTAATCAATCGTAAAGGATTCGGAAGTAAAAAAAGACCTACTCATATTCTTCATAATTTTAAAACAAGATTTTCACGTTATGGACAGAACATTAAAGCATGGGTTAATGTAGATATGGGAACTGGTAGAATAAGTGATTGCTTTTGTACAGACCAATATAATCAGCCGATTAATGTGGATAAGACAGATATAAAACTAAGATAGGGGTTAGTAACATATGGTAACAGACGTTTTAAGACTTGTAGGCATACAAGTTATCAAGTTAAATCTGAAAGCAGTCCGTAGCTGGGTATGCTTTTTGGATAAATTATATAATAAGATTAAATAAACAAGGAGGAAACGCAAATGGCAGTAACAGGAACTTTAAGGGAAATCACAGGAGAGATGATGCAGTTAATGATTATGCTTGAAGATGAGCCAGATTCAGACGTGTTAAAAGATACATTAGAGGGCTTGTCTGGTGAGTTAGATACTAAAGCAGAAAATTATGTATATGTCATTAAAGAATACGAAGGTCAGATTGAGAACATCAAGAAAGAGATTGATAGATTGACCACAAGAAAGAAAACAGCAGAAAATGCTGTCGAAAGACTTAAAAACGCATTATTATATGCTATGCAGACCACAAACACTAAAAAGTGTGGTGGTAATTTGTATACTATTTCAATAAGAAATAATGCACCGCAGTTAGGACAATTAGACGAAAGCCGTATTCCAGAAAAGTATTTCAATGTAGTGACAGAAAAGAAATTGGATAAGAAAACTTTGTTAGCTGATGTAAAGGTTGCAGAAAAAGAGGGAAAACATATTGATGGTGTTGACGGTTTAAGAATTAGTCAGTCACTTTCAATTAAATAATTTATATAAAGGAGAATAAAAAAATGATTCATGTAATTGACGATTTTTATATTTTAGTAGACGCTTATCAGTATATCGCACAGGAAGATAGTGGTGCAAAATTATCATCTAAAGGTAAAGAATACATCAAATGGAATGTACTTGGTTATTATTCTTCTATTGATAAAGCCGTAGAAAGAATTATCACAGAACTGATTAACAGAAGAACAAAAAAGAAAACTTATGAATTGGCTGATTATATTGCTGATTATAAAGCTGAAACATTAAGATTAAAGAAACTGATTAGAGAATCAATGAAAGAAGTAAATAAAACAAAGTAAAGATAAAAGGCGGTCAAACATGGGTATTGACGCAAAACGTTTAACCAAACAGCTAACTATAGACGATTATAGAAAAGTTGCTGTATCATTAGGTGCTACAGTGATTCACGAAAATGACAGAGAAATATTATTTACTTCTATATGCCATGAGAGAAATCCAGATGGTAAAAAGAATAAACTTTATTTCTATAAAGATAAAAAGATATTTCTTTGTTATATATGTGACGTTTCTTACTCTGTTTATAGTTTAGTTCAGAAAAGAAAAAAACTTCTGGGAGAGGAATATACTTTCCCAGAAGCATTACAATATGTTTGTGATGTTTGTAACATTCCTTATGATGATATACAAAGGATTCATAAGAAAAGTACAAAAGTATATAATTGGGAAGATGATTTAAGCAGATATATCCGTATAAAAAATGGAAATTCACTCACACAAACTTATGATAAAGCTATCTTAGATTTTTTTCCAAAAATATATCACACTTCTTTTCTTAATGATGGTATAAGTATTCAGACTATGGAAATGTTTGAAATAAGATTTTATCCATATGCTCAACAAATAGTGATTCCTGTTTTTGACGAGAACGGGGAATTGGTTGGGTTACATGGCAGAAATCTCAATCCAGAGTTAGTAGAAATGGGTTACAAGTATCTTCCAGTTAAACTTGTAGAGAACAATGCAGAATACAGATTTAATGCTTCTACTGTCTTATACGGACTGAATTGGACAAAAGCAAATATAGAAAATACCAAAGAAGCCATTTTATTTGAAGCACCAAAGAGTGTAATGCAAATGGAAGATATATTAACAATCAATAATACTGTTGGTATGTTTGGAATGAATTTGCAAAACGCTAAAAGAAATAAACTTATCCAATTAGGTGTTGAAAAAATTGGAATTGCTTTAGATAAACAATATCATATGGTATACGATGATAATGGTGAACTTACGGAAGAATACATTAAATGGAAAGCAAAAGTAAACAAAATCATTGATAAGTTTAAAGGTTTTGTAAAAGAGATTTATGTTATCTATGACGATAATGATAAAGAACCTTTGTTAAGCTATAAAGATTCTCCCTCTGATAAAGGCAAGGAAGTATGGGAAAAATTATATGAAAAAAGAGAAATCGTTGAACAATAAAGAAAAATCATATAATTGGTTAAGATTTTTCGGTGAACTGATATTGGTTGTTTTAATTTCACCGATTTTAATTGTATTAACTATTGTGTTTGTTATGGTAGAATGGCTAATAAAATTATATGAAAAATATTTCAAAAAGCATTGACATATTGTACAAAATATGTTATGATAAATCTATCAAATTAATAACGAAAGGAAAATATAAACAATGGCAGAGAACACAACTGAATTAAAAGAAGTAGAGTTAGAACTTAACAAGGTGGTTTTAACAGGAACTATCACAGAGGATTTTACTTATCATCATTCCACAAAAGGAACAAATATTTATGAGAGTTTCATTTGTGTAAAAAGAGATAGCGGTACTGATGATGTACTCCCTATCATGGCTTCTGAAAAAGTCCTTAAAGAAGCATTTTCACTTACTGAGGAAAAGTCCTACGGCTCACAGAATTACACAGTCTGCGTTGAGGGAATTATGGCTTCTTACAATGAGCATATTGAGAACGGCAAGAGCAAGTTAATTTTATTTGTTAAACCAAATAATATCTTAATCGTTGCTGACAATACAAAACCAAGTAATAACATTGAAATTACTGGTTATATTGTAAAAGATGTAATTGTAAGAAAAACCCCCGGTCTTAAAGATGAGAAAGGTATTTGGGTTAAACAGGAAAGAACCATTGCTGACGTTATGTTAGGTGTTAATATCAATACAAATAAGCGTAGTGTATCTTATTACATTCCTTGTATCTTTTGGGGCAAAGCCGCTTCTGCTATTGGTAAATTAGGAATTGGTACACAGGTTAATATTCATGGGCGTGTTCAGAGTAGAAAGTACAATAAGCGATATGAAAACGGTAATGTTGAAGAAAAGGTTGCTTATGAAATTTCTGTAGCAGATGCAATGTTAGTTAGCAAAAACGGTGAAGTAAGCAATTTAGTAAAAGTTGAACCAAAGAAACCTGTAAAAGAAAAACGTAATAAAGTCACAGTAAAAACTAGACATAATCCAAATGGATTCAACTTAGATTAATTCAAAAAAGTAAAAGCACTCTTATACAAGGGTGCTTTTATTAGTATAAGGAGTGTATATGCAAGTAAAAGAAATTTTACCTAATATTGATTTATCCAGATGGGAAGAACAATATTTAGAAGCGTTTGGTATTAAAGATGTTGAAGAATATTTGTATCCTACTTACAAATACGTAGAACGCCCAGAACGATATGATAATATGCAAGAAGGAAAAGAATTATTACACAAGATATTAAGTAATCAAACTAATCATATAGGAATTGTACAAGATTGCGACTGTGATGGTTTGTTTTCTGCTGTTATGATGTATAATTTTCTTAAAAACGATTTAAAAGTTAAGAATCCTATTTTCATATATTTTCATTCAGATAAAAAACATGGTATTACAGAAAACGTACAGAACTGGGTACTACATAATGAAATTAATTTGTTAATTGTGCCAGATGCAGGTAGCAATGACTATCAAGCACAAGAAGATTTGAATTTCCTTAATACCCATATATTGATAATAGACCACCATAAGATTGTTCCATATAAAAGGGAATATATTAGTAATTATGAAACAGCGGTGATTAGTAATCAACAAGGTTGGGTAAAGAATAAGTGCCTTAGTGGTACTGGCGTTGTGAATAAATTTATTAAATATTATTGCAATAATAACCCAAGTTGTAAAACAAGTGCAAGTGCAAAATATGTAGACTTAGTAGCATTTAGTTTAGTGTCTGATAATTGCAATATGCTTTCACAAGAGAATAGAGATTTTCTAATGGTAGGCACTTCTATAGCAAATATGCAGAATGAATTTTTAACTTATCTGAATGAAAATTTAAACTATACTAATGAAGTTACTTGGAAGTCAATAGGATTTATGATATGTCCTTATCTTAACGCAGTATGTAGGAGTGACAACCAACAATTGAAAGCTGAATTGTTTTTCTGTTTTACTGATAGTCATTCAGAAATGTTTGAAAGCGTACTAGCCAAAATTAAAGACCAGAAAGCTATACAGGATAAGATTGTCGCTGAAACAATTAAAGACGGCTGTAGCATGGTTCTACGCACTGATAATGTACCGTTGTTAGGCATTAAGTATCTTGAAAACGTGGAACAGTACCCTTACAGTGGTTTAATCGCTAATAAATTGAAAGACGAAACTCCGATTGTATTTGCTACACATGAAAGTAATGGATTTGTAACTGGTTCTTGCCGGTCTGATTATGAAATTCTTAATTTATGTCAAAATAGTGGGTTATTTGAAATTGCACAAGGACATGATAAAGCATTTGGAATTGGATATAAAAAAGAAAACGAAGAAAAGATTTATAAATATATTCAAGATAAATTTACTAATGAAAAAATAGAATTACCGTCAATTCCAGTTGTAAAAAGTTATGATTTGGAAAAAGATAATTTGCCAAAATGTTTGTTTGGGTTTGCAGACCAATGGGAATGTATTTGGAATAATGATTTAATTAAACCAGTTTTTGCCATTGATTTTAAATTGAATGTTTCTGATGTAGAGGTAATTGGCAAAGACAAAAAGACGTTACGGTTTAGTAAAGATGGGGTAACATTCATTAAGTTTAAAGAGAGTGAGAACTGGTTAGATGATATGTCAGAACGGTTTGTACTGGCTTCTACTATTTGCAACCTATCTATAAATTATTGGAATGGTCGGAAATATTATCAAGCCATTATTGAGGAATGGGAAATTAAGGAAACCCCACAAGAGGTAAAAGAAATTAAACCACTTTCATGGGACGAAGTATGGTAAAATGTATTGATTTTATATAAATTCTATGATATAATAGAGAATATGAAAGGAGAAATTATGGAGAAATTTAAAGACAAAACTTATGTTGTAGTTTGTAGTGATTTTGACAAAGCTAGAAACGCCATGAGAAAAGAAATGTATAAGCATTATCAAAGAGATAGTGACGAACCAAGTATTACCAGAGAGATTAAAAGTACAACGATTAATGGTAGTAAAATCAAAGAAACTTACAGAGGGAATTTAAGATTAATGGAAAATGTTGATAAAAATTATCTCTTTGGATATATTTATTCCAGATTAAATCCTTTTGAAAGTATTAAAATTTCATGGCTGAATATTAGTGAATTTAAGAATCCGTCAAAAGGTAATTTTGGATTTTATAATGACGTTGTAAAAGTTATTATTGTAGGTAATGACGGTTTATCATTTTATCTTGATAACTTAAAGAAAAGTTTTGGCGCAGACGTAGAAATTGAAATTGTGATGTAAAAGGAGAGAATGTTATGATTAATGATATAACTTATGAACTGATTAGAATTGTAAAGAAAATTGATTTAAACAATAGTCTGTTTGAGAGAACGGAAGAAAGCAACATTAGTAAAATTGTAAATAAGGATATTGAGAATGTTATTAAAGAAATGGTAGAAACTGATAGCCAGTTCAGATTTAAGAAAAGCATTTTCGATAGACAATACAAAATGAGTGTTGATTATTCAAAATGTGGTGAAGTGGTTATTAAACCTAAAGAAGGGTTGGGGTTGGTAACTATTATGGAGATTGATGAATTTTTAGAGGTGCTGAGTTTTAGGATTTATAAAGGGATTGAGAAAGCAAAAGAAGAGCATGAAAATTGGAAGTTATGGAAAATGAATAAGGTGAAGTTAGAGGATATGGGAGTTATGTGATTATGGATAAAATAATTAATAGTTATATGGGGCTACACAATCACACTTGTTATAGTAGTGCAAGTATAGGTACACCAGATGCTTTGACGAAAGTTAATGAATTAATACAATGTGGATATGATTTAGGGCTTGATGGTATAGCAATTACAGACCATGAATGTTTATCTTGCCACATAAAAGCGTTAAATTATTACGATAAAATGCAAAAAGATAGAGATTATGTATTAGCTTTAGGAAATGAAGCATATGTGATTGATAAAACAGAAGATGAAAATATAAGAAACAGAATTGATTATGTGCCTTATTATCATTTTATTTTAATAGCTTTAGATACTGAGGGTCATAAGCAATTAAGAATATTGAGTTCAAGAGCATGGGAACGTGCTTACACTTTTAAAGGATTAATGCGTAGACCAACGTATACAGAAGATATTACTGAAATTATAGGCAATAATAAAGGACATATAATTGGTAGTACAGCTTGTTTAGGTTCAAGATTGGATAGATTAATTCTTGATTGGAATAATACGAAGGCTGAAATTTACAAAAAGAAAATATATGATTTTATTTATTGGTGTATAAGCACTTTTGGTAAAGAGAATTTTTATTTAGAAATTCAACCTGCTACCTCAACAAATGAAGAACAACTTATAGTAAATAAGACTATGAAAATTTTAGCAAAAGAATTTGATTTAAAGATTATTTGTACAAGTGATAGTCATATGAAATCTAAAGAAAGTAGAGATTTTCATAGAGCATTATTAAAAAGTAAAGAAGCAGAAAGAGAAGTTGATGAATTTTATGAATTGTGCTATTTAATGTCTGCTGATGAAATGAGAAGTCATTTAAGATTAACCTATACAGACGAAGAAATTAATCAAATATTTTTAAATACTAAAGAAATATCTAAACGAATTAAAGGCTATAATTTAAAACATATGCCTATAATTCCAGAAGTACCAAAAGATAAAATGCCAGATTTTCATATTGAGCATAGATATAAAAAATATTATGATAAATATGAATATTTTAAATGGTATGCTACAGAAAGTGAAGCAATACAAGATAAATTTTTCTTTTATGAGATAGAAGAAGGATTAAAAAATCTTATCGAAGCTAAGGGTAAAAAAGTAGAAGATTATATAGCAAGACTTGATGTAGAGTTTAAGGAACTAAAAGGTTTGAGTGAAGATTTTGATTCACATATGGCGGCTTATTATTCTTCTATTAGAGAATTTATCAAAATTATTTGGCAATCTGATTCTTTAGCAATGCCTGGGCGTGGTAGTAGCGTATGTTTTCTTACATGTTATTTATTGGAAATAACACAATTAGACCCACTTCCATATGGAGATTATCTCCCTTATTGGAGGCATATAAGTCGGCAAAGAGGAAGTGAGGTTCCAGATTAATTAGTGTCATAGTCTGGCTATACAGTGATGTATAGAAAATAAGGTGGTGAACCTATAAATATAGGGTGTATAATTCACGTATAGGAACTATAGGAAATGATAGTTAGGAATTATGCTGACTGGGGAAGCCTAAGTTAATTATAATATGGTAATCTAGTGGTAAGTTGGGTAAAATTATTATAAAAAAAGAAAGAAGGTGATAATAATGGAAAAAGAAATTGAAGGATATGAAGATTATACAATAACTGAAACAGGAGTTGTGTATTCTTATAAAAAACAATATAAAAAAAGAAATAAAATTATTTACAAATAAAGGTGGTTATCTTTATATTAGTTTATGTAAAAATGGTAAAAAATGGAGAATTGGAGTACATCAATTAGTTGCAATGTATTATGTAGACGGATATTTTAATGGTGCAGTAGTAAATCATAAAGATGCCAACAAAACTAACAATAATTATAAAAATTTAGAATGGGTTAGTCAGAAAGAAAATGTTAATAAATCATATATAACTTCTGGTATTGATGCTACAAGAAATTATAATTGGTATTGTATTAAAAATACAATTACTGGGAAAATGACAAAGAAATTAAAAGGATATGCAGAAGTTAGAAAATACATCAAAGAAAATGAATTGAAAATTTCTACAACTTCTTTACAAAGATATAGAAGATGTAAAGAATATGAATTAATAGTTTTACCCAAAAACTCAAACGACTAAGTGGTAGAGGGTGAAATTCCCTCTATCCAGTGCCATCCTCTTTTTTATTAATTTTATAAAAAGATGAAGATATAGTCTAATCCCTTTTAAATACTAGGAAACTAGGGGTATTAAATGATTGACACAGATTCACAAGATAATAGAAAACATATCATTGCTCACAATTTAACTGAATATTGGGGCAGAGATAAAGTATTAAGAGTGGCAACTTTTTCTGAAATAACCTCAAAAACTGCTATAGAAAGAAGCTGTAAAGGTTTAGGTTATCCAGACGAGGTGGGGGGGTTTTTAAAATCACTCATACCGATCGAGAGGGGGTATGTTTGGAATTTACATGAAGTTTTATTTGGTAATGAAGAAAAAAATAGAAAACCTGTTAAAGAATTTATTACAGAAATTGCTAAATATCCAAAATTAAGAGAATGTGCTTTAGAATTGGAAGGAACTATAATAAATCGTGGGGAACATCCGGCAGGCTTAATTATTAGTAACGAACCTTATGTAAATCAGATAGGTGCTATACGTTCTCCAAGTGGAACTTTATGTACTTGCTACGATTTAGCAGATACAGAAGAATGTGGAATTATTAAAGTTGATGCGTTATTAACAAGTGCCGCTACAAAAATTAGAGCGTGTATGGATTTACTTCTTGAAGCAGGTATTTGGCAATGGCAAGGTTCCTTAAAAGCAACTTATGATAAATATATTTCACCAGATGTTATAGAATATGATAATCCTAAAATGTGGGGAATGATTAAGGATATTTATTCATTGTTTCAGTTTGATACCGCTGTTGCTGTAAATGCTATTAATAAAATTAAACCTAAAAGTTTAATGGAACTATCAACTACTAATAGTATGTTAAGACTTATGGGTGACGGTGGAAAAGAAACTCCATTAGAGAAATATGAAAGATATGCAGATAAAAATGAATGGATAAAAGATTGTAAAGAAATTGGTCTTACAGATGAAGAGATGTCTATAATAGATAGTATTGGAGGCTCTTCAAGAGAATTATTTGATAGCCAAGAAAAAGTTATGGTAGGTTCTATGAAAGTTGCGGGATTTACATTAAAAACTGCTAACAAATTACGCAAAGCGGTGGCGAAGAAGAGTCCAAAAATACTAGAAGAAACTAGACAGCTTTTTTATAAAGGATGTGAGGAAAAAGGTACAAGAAAAGTTTTCGCAGACTATGTTTGGAATGTATTATTTGCAATGAGTTTTGGATATTCATTTTCGCAAGCGCATAGTTTGATTTACTCTGTTATAGGAGTTCAAGAACTTAATTTAAACTTTTTTTATAATAAAACTTACTGGGCTACAGCTTGTTTAACTGTGGAATCTGGTTCTGTAGATGAAACATTAAATGAAATTGAAGCACAGAAAAGAAAAGGTGCTAGTACTAATTATGGGAAAATGGCAAAAGCTATTTATCGCATTAAAGATTATGGTATAAATACCTTACCACCAGATATTAATATGTCTAATCTTTCATTTACACCAAATGAGGAAAATAATCAAATCTATTATGGACTTGGTGGTGTAACTAAAATCAATCGTGATGTTTATTTAGATATTTTATCTGGCAGACCATATAATTCATTTAAGGAATTTTATGATTATCATAAAACTCATAAATTTCCCACAAACGAAGTTGATGAAAACGGTAATATAATTTATCGTAATTCGTCAGTAACACGAAGTATTATGGTTGTATTAATCAAGTCCGGGTGCTTTAATTATTGTTCTACAGATAGGGTATCAATGGTTAAATGGTTGGTAACTTGGGAGTTTCCTGCTAAGACGGAACTTTCTACGTCTAATCTTCCTAAAGCCCTAGAATTGGGTTGTACTTTTTCACCTACTCTTGTAAAAGCATATAGGTTTAGAAAATATGTATTAAGTCCACAATTCTTTTATAAGAAGAATGATAATTTTAAATCCAAAAAAGATTATATATTAGAGCCTAAGTTTGCTAGACCTTACTTTGAGGAAAAATATATTGATAAACTTACAGAAGATAAAGATTATTATTATGAAAATGATATGCTTATTGTGATAGATAAATCTTTAGATAAAGTATTAAAACCAGAACTTGAAGCGTTATCAAAAGAAATGAATAACGAGAATATTATAAAAGAGTTTAATAAGAAAAATTGGCAGAATGAATATCTCAATCTTGTTAAGACAGAAAATCAAGAAATGTGGTATTTTGATACTGTATCTTATTTTCCAGAAAAACATGTGTTATGGGGAATTGATAAAAACTTTTATAATATTCAAGATTATAAAGATTTACCACAAGAACCACAGTTTATTGAAAAATCTGATAAATCTGGTAAACGTACTTGGCGAATTTATGATTTATCTAAAATAGCAGGGTGTGTTTTATCACGTCAAGATGATAAACATTATCTTAATGTTTTAACAACTGACGGAAAAGTTGTTATCGTTAGATTTAACGCAGGACAATATGCTTATTATAAACGTGATATTGCAGAAACAGATGAATACGAAGCGGACAAATCTTGGTTATCAAGAGGAAGTATATTGATTATCAGTGGCTACCGTAGAGGTGAGGACGAATTTGTAGCAAAAAAATATCGTAATTCCATTTACCGTCACAGTGTAATCAAAGTAACCAACATTAACCCAGACCGTAGCTTAGATTTACAATTTGACCGTATTGATAAATTGGACGAAGGAGATGATAACTAATGCCTAATCCAGTAGGTAGACCGCCAATCTATCCAAAAGAAAATTGCTCAGATTGTGACTATTGTATCTATGATAAAAACCACAAATTAGATACTTGTATATTCACATTTAATTTCTTTGAAGCAAGGAAAACCCCTAGGTGTGAAAACTTTACTAATGAATATGGTAATCCATACCGTAAGAAAAAGGTTATTAAAACTACAAAGAAATTAAGAAAAATCAAAAAGAAAAGAGAGATTTAGTTCTCTCTTTTCTTTATTTTCTATTGACAAAATGCTTGAATTATGCTATAATTTTCCTAGAGTTGAGATAGTATTATCAAATTTAAGTAAGGAGAAAACATTATGGAGAATATCATTAAAAATGTCAAATGTAAAATTATTAGACAAATTTACGCTTCTAATAATTTCCGTACATTTGGTTGTATTTTAACAGACAACAAAGATGAAGATAAAATTGTATTAAACAAATATGGTAACTTTACTATTTCTGGTGATTTACCTTTCCTTAATGAAGGTGAAGAATATACTTTAGACCTTAAAGAAACTACTCACCCTAGATTTGGTGTTCAATACACAGTAGATAAAGTTGCTGACTATGAAATGATGAATGACTTAGACCATATGCCAGTTGAACAGTCTAAGGAAATTCTTACAAAATTCACCACAGAAAAACAAGCTGATACATTACTTTCGGTTTATCCTAATTTCATTTCTATGATTATCAATGGTAAAGCAAATGAGATTGATTTATCTAAATTGAAAAACATTAAAGAATACCGTATGAATTGTTATATTAGAGAAATCAACACACGTTTCAAATACTACTATATACTAGCCAATAACAAGCAGTACAAGCTGACTATTAAGGACTGTCAAGAATTAGATAACCTTTACGGTACCGTAGAGCATGTGGACGAAAATATTCAGAAATACCCTTATAAAGTATTTATGGACAATTTACATAGGAGTTTTCCAACAGTGGATAAAATGCTTATGGAGATTCGTCCAGAATTAAAAGAAACAAATGATAGGATTGAACATTTGGCACTACACATTCTCAATCTTAATGAAGAGGATAATAATACTTATATGGACGCAAATACTATGGCTATGTATTGTGCTGAAATAGATAAAGATTGTATTAAACATATTAAGGATATTTGTGTTAATAGTCCGCTTATCTGGTATGATGATGAAAGCAAACGTATCGCAAAAGCAGAAACATATATAGCTGAAAATAATATTGCTAATTTCATTTTAGATAAGATTAAGAATAATAAAGAGTTAGATTTACCTTGGGAAAGATATAAAAAGATTAAAGATGGTGAATTGACAGAAGAACAGAGTGAATTGCTACATCAGTTTTGCTTATACAATGTATTAATGTTAGTCTCACGGGCAGGCTCAGGAAAAACAAGTTCTATTATAGCTTTATTGGATATGTTAGATGATGCCAATATATCTTATACATGTCTGGCTCCGACCGGCAGGGCTAGTCAAAGAATGGCTGAACAAACACATAGAATGGCTTATACTATTCATAAGCGTTGCTTAACAAATGAGATTGAAAGTGATGTAATTCTATTAGATGAAAGTTCAATGCTTTCCTTAGACCATATGAGTATGATTATAAAAGCATGTACCAACAATAAGACAAGAGTAGTATTCATTGGTGATGACCACCAGTTACCTTCTATTGGATTAGGTTGTGTATTAAGAGATTTAATTGAAAGTGAATTAATTCCAGTAGTAAAACTTACTAAAGTATTCCGTTATGGGCAGGGTGGTTTATCAGCGGTTGCATCTGACATCTATGATAAAAAACTCTATACTACACAGCTTAACCCAGATAAACTCATTAATACTCTTGGCGCAAATAAAGACTACACTTTAATCAAAGCTGATGGTACACCAGAACAGATTGTAGATATTTATGTTGAAAAAATCAACAAAGGTATCAAACCTATTGACATTGCTGTTATTACTCCATGGAATGTTAAAGAACTTGGCACTTACAATCTTAACAATATAATACAGTCGGCTATCAATCCATCTAAAGCAAATGAACGTAGTGTTACAAGGCAGTACAGCAAAGTAACAATCACTTTTAGAAAAGGTGATATAGTGATGAACACTAAGAATAATTATTCTGTTCCTACTTATGAGGGCTATAAAGAAATGTTAGACGAGGGTAATAACGATACTACACTTATCACGAAAACGATTGCGGTATTTAACGGTGATATTGGAAAAGTGCTCGAAATCGACCAATTTAACAATATTATAATTCAGTTCAATGAAGATATGGTAGTATTTGATTATTCTTTGGCTCAGAATCTTGTGCTTGGATATTGTGGAACTATTCATAAATATCAAGGTTCGCAGTGTCCACATATCATCTTACTTACGGAAACTTGCCATGAAAAGAGTTATAATAACAATTTGCTTTATACTGGTGTTTCAAGAGCAAGTAAAGAAGTAACTCATATTGCTGATATTGGGCTTGTTAATCGTTGTATACCTATTGATGGAAACGAAAATAGACAGACACAGTTGAAAGACCTTTTACTTGACGGTTACAAGAAAATTTCAGAGGATTACAACTCAGTAACAGACAGTACAGACGTTTCTGATACGGAAGATGAAGAAGATTACGAAGATGAAGATGATAGCTTAGATTTAGATTTTGATGATTGGGATTAAATTGAAAGGAAGTGATAATATGTTTGAAAGGTCATATGCTATTACTATTAAAGATAAACAAGGTAAAATTTATTACCTTACAGAAGAAATGACTTCTAATATTTGGTCAAGAAAAGACGGAAGTAAAAAAAGTAGTAACGAATATAATTATTTCTTTAGAAAAAGAACAGAAGATGTATGTTTACACAATGTTAAACTTTTTTCAACAAAACAGATTGCTAAAGATTTTTGGAACGAAAAATTTGAAAACAATGAAAATGTTTGGAACCAGATTTACAGTTGCTATGATACAAACACACTTGCTGTTTGTAAAATCGTCCTTGTTAGAAAGGTTGAAGAACTGTTATGAAATATTATATTAAAACATTCTGTAATATTTACGAAGATGAACAGAATCCCCTTACATTAATTTGGCGTAAGGGAGAATATTATGAAGTATATAGTGAAAGTGATAACTATATATACTGTGATAACGAATATTTAAGAAAACTCAATCAAGATAACTTGTCTTTAAATAATTATATAGCAAAAGCGTGGTTAAATATTAAAGGCATTGCAAAAGTTAAAGGCAGATTACCATTAAATTTCATTAAACTTTCAGAGGAAGAAGTTAGTGCAGAAAAGGAGAAAAATAATGTTAGAGAGAATTAAAAATTGGATAATCAAAGTATGGGATAAGCGTAAGGACAATTTAGAGCCAGAAGAATATAATTTATCACATGATAAATTTGCAAAACTTATATTTAATGATATACTTACAATAATACCATCACTTATGCAGTCGGAATATAATACTATTTCAGTTAATTTTTGCAATATAAAAAAAGAAAGGCTTATTATTCAAGTATTTTGTAATATTTACAGAAATAGCAAAAATTCTAAATTTCAAAGAGAACGTTGTAATAGAAAAGATTATTATTGGCATTTTGATTTATATATTGATAAAAACAACTTCGGTAGTAGTTATCAACAATTAGTTACTGCTAGAAATATTTTAAAAAGTCTTATTAAAGAAGAACCGCATTATTCACAAGACGAGATAAGTAATTTAATGGAAAAAGCTAGGGAGTTAGATAGAGAGAATATCGAAGAAGATGTAGATAACTCTTGACAACTCAACATATAGTATGCTATAATAAAAACGTGCCTAAATCTAGTGGTTTTATTTAAAATCCGATTAGGCACGTTTTAGTTTTGTGGTAACACTTAGTACAAGCGTTCCAGATTCACAAATGATAAAGTTATCGTATAAGTAGATTAAATAGGAGTTAGCATGGTTGTAATGCTTGATAACCTATTGCAAAATAGAAAGTGAGGTCTTTGTGAAATGGTAATTAAACGAAACGGTCAAAAAGTAAAGTTTGAAAAAAGTAAAATAAGAAAAGCTGTAAAAAAAGCATGGATAGAAGTTAAAAATGAAATCAATAATAAAGGTAATTCTATTTGTGATTATATTGCAGATGAAATTGAAACTGAATATAGAGAATTAAAAGATGAAATATCTGTAGAAGAAATCCAAAACAGAGTTGAAAATTTACTTATGGATAGTGGTGAAAAACAAGTTGCTAGAGCATATATCAGATACAGATATAAAAGAGAACTGGTGAGAGAAAGCAATACCACAGATAAAGATATTAAAGAATTACTTGAAGGAAATTCTGATTATTGGAATACAGAAAATTCAAATAAAAACGCTAAAATAGTTACTGTGCAAAGAGATTATATTGCAGGTATCACAAGTACGGATATTGCAAGGCGTTTTATTTTCCCTAAAGATGTTATTAAAGCACATGACAAAGGTATCATTCATAAACATGATATGGATTATATGGCTCAAAAAACTTTGACGAATTGTTGTCTAATTAATCTTGAAGATATGTTACAAAATGGTACTGTTATTAATGGGGTTAGTATTGAAAAACCTCATCGCTTATTAACAGCAACTACAATCTGTACTCAAATTATTACGGCAGTTAGTAGTAGCCAATATGGAGGTTGTACAATTACTCTAACTCATTTAGCACCGTTTGTAAGAGATAGTTATAATTATTATATTGAAAAATATAAAAAGAGAAACTTATCTTACGAACAAGTTTTACAATTTGCCCAAGAAGATTTAGAAAAAGAAATCCAAGACGCTGTACAAACATTTAATTATCAAATTAATAGCATGACTAACACTAATGGTCAAGCACCTTTTATCACGGTATTTATGTATCTAAATGAAAATCCAGAATACACGAAAGAAATAGCAATGCTAATTAAAGAGTTCTTATTACAAAGAATTAAAGGCATGAAAGATGAAACAGGACATTATGTTACGCAGGCGTTTCCTAAATTAATTTATTGTCTTGAAAAGAAAAATATTACAGAGGATAGCGAATACTGGTGGCTTACTAAATTAGCGGCTCAATGCACAGCTAAAAGAATGGTTCCAGACTACATAAGCGAAAAAGTCATGTTGGAACAAAAGATTGATAAAAATGGTAAAGGCAATGTGTATCCATGCATGGGGTGTAGAAGTTTCTTAACACCTTTTATTGATAATTTTGGTAATCCTAAATATTATGGCAGATATAATTGTGGTGTTTGCACTATTTCTTTACCTTATATTGCATTAATGTCTAATGGTAATTTTGAAAAATTCTGGGAAGAATTAGATAAATATACCGAACTTTGTCATAAAGCATTAAAAATTTCTGTAGATAGAATAAAAGAAACTTCTGTAAATGTTGCTCCTATTTTATGGAAATACGGTGCATTTGGCAGATTAAATTCAGACCAAAAGATAGGGGATTTAATGTTTGGTGGTTACGCTACTGTATCATTAGGTTATGCAGGACTTTATGAATGTGTAAAATATATGACAGGTCATTCACATTTTGATAATGGTGTTGGTAAAGAATTTGGAATAAAAGTAATGAAATTTTTAAACGAAAAGTGTAATAAATGGAAAGAAAATGAAAACATTTCATATAGTTTATATGGTACTCCTTTAGAAGCAACTACTTATAAATTAGCTAAAGCCTTAAAAAGAGAATTTGGTGAAATTAAAGGAATTACTGACAGAAATTATATTACAAACAGCTATCATATTCCAGTATTTGAAGAAATAAATCCTTTTGAAAAGTTAAAAATTGAAAGTGAATTTCAAAAATTAAGTCCGGGCGGCATGATTAGTTATTGTGAAAGTGCTAATCTTTCCCACAATATTGAAGCAGTATTACAAATTTTACAATTTATGTATGAAAATATTATGTACGCAGAATTGAACATTAAATCTGATTATTGTCAAGCATGTGGCAATGAAGTGGAAATGAAGATTATAGATGAAAACGGTACTCTTGATTGGCAATGCCCTATTTGTGGCAATAAAGACCATGATAAAATGAGGGTAAGTCGAAGAACGTGCGGTAAACCTAATATTGCCGCAGTAAAATGATTGAAACTCAAAGGAAACCTAAACTTTTTATTTATAAAAAGCATGGCAATTTTGAGCCAAGTTTATTGACTAAAATATAACATAAAATTAAAAAAGAAAGGAATAAATTAATATTGTTAGAGCATAAATGTGAAGTTTGCGGTAAAATGTGGCGAAAAAAATTAACCGCAGACGGTAAAACAGTTTGTTGTAAACACTATTCTCAATTTAAGAAATTTGGATATTTTAGAGATAATTCACCAAGAAATCAACGTGATAAAAATGAAATTGTTGTACAAGGAGAAATTGCTTATATTTATTTATATGATAAATTTTATAATATAATAGATAAAGCAATAATAGATAAAACCGATATAAAAAAGGTACAAAATATAAAGTGGAGGAAAAATTGTAATGGATATGCAATAAATAATTCTAATACAAATGAATTTATGCATCGTAGAATTTTAGATACAGATACAATGGTAGACCATATTAACGGTAATAGATTGGATAATAGAAAGTGTAATTTAAGAATTACCGATAAAAGCACAAATCAAATGAATGTAAAATATAAAGGTTATTATTTTATAAACAAAAAATGGATTGCAAAAATTAAAATTAATCAAAAACAAATACATTTAGGTAGTTTTAATTACGAAGAAGAAGCTAAATATGCACGTTGGTATGCGGAACAAATTTTATTTAAAGAATTTGCTTATCCAAAATCAGAGCCACAAATTTTGGAAAGTAGAAAAAAAGAAATTCAAAATTTAGTCAATAAAAAGGTGCAGAGACTATAATAATCATCATTGCCTTAACAAGCTATATTAATGTATGAGGAATGAAAGGCATAGTCCACTCCCCTAATAAATATCGGGAAACCGAGGGTATAAAGGTATATAGGGAATAATTACTGGAATCAAGGACGCACACAAGAAATAAAAGAAAGATATGTTCATATTGATAACCATTTATACAAAGAGGAACAGGAGAAATAATTATGAATTATGCTCAAATAAGAGAAATGGATATAAGCAACTCACCAAAATTTTCAGTAAGTTTATGGGTTAGTGGATGCAAATTCGCTTGTCCACAATGCTTTAATAAAGAACAGCAAGATTTTAATTATGGTAAACCATATACTTCTAATACTGAAAATATTATTTTATCATTACTTAACAAAGATTATATTTATAGCCTTGAAATACTAGGCGGTGATCCTTTATGCCAAAATAAAGAAGGATTAGAACAACTTATTCAATTATGTAAAAGAACACATAAACTTGGTAAAAAAATATGGTTGTGGTCTGGTTATACTTGGGAAGAAATTTATGAAGCATCTTCTTATAATGAAATTGATTATTTAAGATATGAATTAGTAGCTTCTTGTGATGTTTTTGTAGATGGAAGATTTGAATATGATAAAAAAGATAGTAATTTATACTATAGAGGAAGTTCTAACCAACGAGTAATAGATGTAAAACAAACCTTCTCAACTCACACCCTAACACTTTATCAACCAAACTAACCAAACACCTGTTACCATAGTTCTACTGATTAGTAACCGTATCAGAATAAAGTTTAAATTCACATTTTCAACAATCATATAAAACAAACCCTCCGACTTATTGCCGGAGGGCTATTTAATATTCAATTATTCATTTAATCAATCATCAAGTTTCCAAACGTCATAAGAACAATTCTTATCCTTGTGTTCTTCACAATACTTCTTAGCGTTTTCTTTATTTCTAAACACTTTTTCAATTACTTGCATTGCTTCTCCTGCAATATTTTCAGTACCATAAACCACATAGATTTCTTTTTCTAAAATGTCCATATTATTTATTACCTGCTTTCTTTTTTATTTTTATTATACTGTTCTTTTTTCTAAATTTTCAATCAAAATACTAAACACACTAATTATATCAAGTCCCATAACCAAACTCCTTATACTCTTTGTTACTAATCTCTACCACGTATTAAATTATATTCTTCTTTAGGTAAAAGACATTTAATACTTTTTCTATCTACTATACTAATGTTTTTGTTTTCTTTATTATAAACAACAATATTCTTTTCGTTTATATCTATTATAATTCCATAAATATTAATATTTACAAAATTATTATTGATTACATTACCATCAAAAATACAAACATATTCTTCATCACTCTTAATTGGATATTTTGAGCAGTCATTTACATATACTGTATTGTCCTCGTTTTTATTTGTATTTTTATTTCCTGTCATCAATTCTACATTTATAGGTATAGTTTTTTCAGCTTTCAATTTATTTCTCCTTTAATTATTGCTATATTCAGTTCTTTAAAAGTTATTATCTCCTTTTCTTCTATTATTTAACAAATAATCTATGATTCATATTAGGATATTTCATTTTTACAATAACGCCACTTTTTTTAGCACTTTCACTAAAAATTTTATGGCACTTATCGCATACCGTACTTTTACTATCTTTATCTAAAGATGTACCACAAGTATAACACAAATGATTTTCTAATCTATATTGTCTATTTTTAGTTGGGTCTTTTAATTCGGCGTTCTTTAAATTATGTCTTTCCCTATCTTTAGCAAGGCAAATGCCACAACGTACTCTATTGTTCATAGCTTTTCTTTTACCACATTCTGCACATAAACCTTTTTCTTTTCTTTCTAATTTAATCTTTCTCTTTTGTTCTAAATCTTTTTCACGATATTTTAACTTAAACTCTTTATATTTTTCTTCCGACATTGATTCTTTTCTTTTTTGCCTACGTTCATATGCTTTTGCCTTACATAATAAACACATTCGTTCTTTACCATAAGTACGTTCTTTAAAACAGCATGTACACAAATGATGTTCTAAAGCAAATTTTCTACTATCTTTACCCCATTGCCTACAATATTGAAGTCTTTTTTCTTTATCTTTATACATTTTATTCTCCTTTGGCATATTATTTTATATAATAATATTAGCACTTTTCCTATATAAAATCAATAGCAATCTCATTTTAAATAGTCTGAATATTTAATATTTTCTACATAAAAATCTAACACATAATTTTATAAAAACCATTGACTTTTACTATAAAAAGTATTATGATTAACGTACAAAGCAATACAAAATATATCAAAGGAGATTAATTATGAATGAAAAATCAGTAAAATTAAAACCAAAATTCAAAGTGGGTGATATTGTTACAATTAAATTATTACCAGACATTTACACAAAATTAAAAGAATGTGGAATTTGTGGAATTGTAAGAACTGATACTTTTTATAATTCATTGCTATTAGATACTGGTGTAGTTATCGAAGCTAACGCAAATAATATTTTACCTTATCTTATTTGGTTTAAAAATATAGAAAAGAAATTTTATTTATCAGAAGAAATACTTGAACCAATTACCACTTCCAATGAAGTATCTAATAACGAAACAATCAAAATCAAATACCATGAACCTATTACACCTCTTGAAAATATCAATGGTGCAAATTCAGATTGGATTGATTTAAGATGTGCTGAACCTAATGGAATTGACTTAAAAACTGGTGAATTTAAACTTATCTCTCTTGGTGTAAGTATGAAACTTCCAGATGGTTATGAAGCACATATTGTTCCAAGAAGTAGTACGTTTAAAAACTATGGTATTCTTTTAGTAAATTCGACAGGGATAATTGACAACCTCTATTGTGGAGATAACGATAAATGGATGTTCCCAGCTTACGCAACAAGAGATACACATATCGACTTTAATGACCGTATTTGCCAGTTCCGTATTGTAAAGAAACAGCCTACTATTGTTTTTGAAAAAGTAGATCATTTAGATGGAAAAACAAGAGGTGGTTTTGGTAGTAGTGGTGTTAAATAAAAAATTCTATAAAAAAGGAGAAAAAACATTATGACACTTTTAGAAGCAATCAAAGAAGCAGAAAAGAAACAGAAAAGTTTAGATGCTTGTGGTAAAGTTTATATTCGTAGAAAAAGTTGGGAAAATTTAATTGACCCAGTTAGCTTTAGATGGTTTTATGGTGAGCCGCTTTTTAAAAAAGCTGATATTAGTTATACTCCTAGTAAAGAAAGTTTATTAAGCAATGACTGGGAATTATTTACACGTTATTATTATTCAGAAACAAAAGAAAAAGAACCCAAACCAAAAACTACAACTATTTCAAAAGAAAACATTACAAATTCTATTGAGCAGATTATGCTTGTTAAAGGACTCCTCAAAGAAACACTTAAAAACGCAGATTTGATTGTAAAAGTCTTTCAAACTCGATATGGCATTAATTTTAATGACTTTGTGAAAAAACCAGAACTTATTACAGATAACGAAACAAGATTTTTATACTTGTTCACTAAACTTACAATGGAATGTATTGAGAATGTAGGGGGTTGTTTAAATAAAGTTATTGCAGAACTCGGTAATCCAGAAGTAGACGAAAAAACCGAATAGATACGAATAAGTAAAGAGGGGCTAACACCCCTCTTTTATTTTGTTAATCAAGTTATCGTTTTTAATGTCGTAATCTTCCTAACTCTTTGTTACTAACTGATACCATGTAATTTAATTATGACATTCTGTATAATAAAAAAGAGGGCTGTTTAAGCCCTCTTAATAATTTAACAAAATTTAAAAATTAGTACAAGTAAAACAATCATTATTAATATAATTCCTATTATAGATAACAAAGCCTGTGGTTCATTTAAACCAAGGTCTACTATAAAAGCAATAAATATTACAATTAAGAAAAATATAAGTATCACTGCCACTGCTAAGAGCATTAAACCAACGATTGATAACATACTCAAAAGTTATTTCTCCTTTAAACCTTTATTTATTGAACCTCACACCACTAAAGTAACGAGTGTTCTCGCCTTATTTAATAGAAACAGCTATAAGCATTGTCACCGTAGCAAATACTGATAAATAAGTAACAGCCTTTGCAAGTATAACAGCATAGTCATAATTACGTTTAAAAGAACTAATCATAAATATAATTACAAGTAAAATAAATGCAAATATTAAACTTAAAATAGAAATTGCCGATAAAATAATAGAAACTGTACTCATATTTTTATTTTCCCTTCGCTTTTTATCTTAATCTTCTTTATTAGTAAGTCCACTAAATTTAAGACTTCCATCATCACTTGCGCTAAATTTAATATTAACATCTGATACCATAACACCATTTTCATCAAGATAATACCATTTACCGTTATCTTCTAACAGTCCTTTTCTCATAGCACCAGTATCGTCCAAATAATACCATTTATCGTGATACTTATACCAAGTGTTAGTTAAACATACTCCTACTCCATCAAAGTAATACCAATTACCCTTATATTCAAGCCACTGATTAGAAATCATACCACCATCACCAGACAAATAATACCATTTTCCATCTTCATAGAACCACTGATTTGTGATTAATTTTCCTTCACCATCAACAACATACCAACGGTTATTATCATTAACCCATGATTTCACTACAATAATTCCATTTCTGTAATATCTCCATGAGCCGTTTACCTTAAAGAAACCGTTTTTATATTCAGTAACGGTATTATCATATATAATATCTTTAATCTTAAATGCTTTTTTCCATGGTGTCGAATTTAAGTTGCTCTGGATAACCCCGTAATTGATACCTTTTGCTTCGATTACATGGTTACGGTCAAGTACAATGCCGATATGACCTTGTTTCCACACTGCGTAACCCAGTTTATCATCTGTTAATTTAGACGGCGGGATTTTGCTGTTACCAGTCTGTTCAAACTGTCCAGAGCCACGAATGATACCAGTATACCATGAAATTAATCCAGAACAGTCAACAGCTTCTTCACCTACCCATTGTAAAGCCTTATTGATATAGGCTTGTGTGTAAATATTTGGATATTGCCTAGCCCATGAATATATCTTAGTTTTAGTAAGAATCTCACCTTTAGCACCATAAACATAATGAACGCCTATTTTACTTTTGGCAAATTCCACTAAACCTTTTGCTGTTTTATTAGCCATTATTCCATTTTCCTTTCATATAAATTTAGAAAACTATATGCTTCTACTTACGATAATAGCACATAGCTTTCTAAAAGTCAATAGATATACTTATATTTTTACTGATTTTTTATCCACACAAGTCTTACTTTACAGTTGCAAGTCTTATCGTCACCTTGGGATTTAAGATAAATTAAAGCATTGTAAGTACCGTCTGGTGTAATATCCAAAGAACAATGACCTACAAATGGGTTGGTATCATCAATAACTAAAGTAGCAGATATTGGAGTATAACCATTTTGCATTGCTAAATCATAACTATACCATTGTTCCTCACCACTTGCGATTGTCAATTCATAAGCAACATCCGTATATTTAATAATAGAATTTACAGTATTAGTTACTTGATTCTCGTCAAAAGTCATTTTCCAAGCATTCAGACTTTCAACATCATGTTGACATCTTTCAAATGAATCTGCTAATGTTTTAAACTGATTATAGTTTACTGCGTCATTTTTCTGTTGTCCTGCCCTAATACCTCTTAAAATTACATCTTGGTTTGTATTACCAGTATGAACGCCAGTAATAACCTTTACATATTCTGGAATTTTTGTGTCAGTATTAATAGAAGCTTGTGAAGTTTCTCTGATAAAATAAGTATTATTCACACTGTCATTAATTCCACCATAAATCTCTACAGCAGAAGTATTGATTAATTTATACTGTTTCATATCTAAATCTTTATTTGGAACAAAATCACTGGATAAATGAGTTTCAAAATACTTTTTATTAACAGCGTCAGTATCTTGAACTGGTGTATCTACACCTCTAACGATAACTGGGTTGCCATTTTTATCAGTTAAATCTAATACACCACTTGCTTCATCACCATCTACAGCAAGATTAATACACATATTAGCATTATCTGCTTTTTGAATGGTTACTTGATTTTCTGTAACAGAATTTATAGCACTATCAACATATTGTTTATTTACAGCATCCTTTTCATTTACAGGTGAAGCAAGACCAGTTAATGTTAAGTCATTAGAAACATTGGAATCTTCGCTTGTTAATGTGATAGTACTAGCATTAGTAGCTTTAATAGTTGGCTGACCACCTGTCTCTGCAAACTTCATTGTAATGGTGTTGATACCATCTAATTCAACTGAGCCAGTTTCAAGACCACTTCCATCACTGTGCATGAATGATATTCTGCCAGATTTTCCTGTAGAAAAATTCATTTCATACTTTTTGCTTGTGTCATTGTCATCAAAAATTAAACCATGTGTAGTAAAAGACGATAACAGACCTGTGGCACCAACAAATAAAATAGAACTGCCATCAAAGATAAACTTGTTATCTGTAAAATCAAAACAGCCAAATATGTTACCATACTGTGATACACCGCCTAAAGTGAATGATGAAACATTACCACCACCAGCCCTAGTGACGGCCACTGGTTTAAATTCAATATTACCTGTGACAGGTTTACCAGTTTCAGTGCCACTTAAAGGAATATATTCGCCACTTACACTACCCATTTTATCATCAACATATTTCTTATTGACAGCCATATTATCACCAGTAGGTTCAGCAACGCCATCAATCCGAACAGGTGCAAGTGTTCCATCTTGAACACCTTTAGGATAAGTGCCAACCAATAAGTGATATTCCTCACCAGTCATAGCAGAAGTTATAAAAGGAACTAATTTTCCATTTGTTAATGATACTGGGTCAGCAAAATAAAATCTATCTCCACTATCCATTACCATTGAATTTTTAAATACATAAGCCAAGTCATTTTGTCCTAAAACAAATTCCTCTTGTCCACTGTCCAAAACTGGATTATGCTCAATTCCATAATCTTTTATATCGTCAGCGTATTTCTTATTTACAGTATCATTATCATTTATAGGTGTGTCAATTCCTCTAAGTTTAATATCTTTCTTTGTCTTAGGGTTAGATAATTCAACAGTAGTCCCATTATCAGTAGCACTTGTAATTTCATGTGGAATGATACCAACATATCCAGTTTCACCTAAAGTTAATTCACTTATATTTTCAATTTGATAACCAGACATATCTATAGCACCTTGCATAGTACCACCAGATAAAGGCAAGTAATCGCCAGTAACAGACGTTCCACCACCACTAGCAGTAGAACTTATCTTTCTCCATATGCCATTTTCTTTATCCCAACGGTACTCTTGCATATTGTGGTCTATTTCATAAAACACACTACCGTTAGGGATTGTATCATCAGTAGGTTTAATGTCTGTGGTAATACCATAAAATTCAGTATAGGAAAGTCCATTAGCACCACCAACTTTATTAATTGTTTTCATTATAAATCTCCTTTCAAAAAATAGGATTAATATATATAAACATGAAAAAAGAGAGGATTATTAGTCCTCTCTAAAGTAAAATTTCCTCACCAATTTCCTCTTTATCCGAAGAACTAGCCACATGAGTTACTGTAGCTTCATTTTTTAGTTAATTACACCATCACTATTAATCAGTGTATTTAATCCTTGTGTAATGATTGTGTCAACATTATCAACCTGAATTAGCTTTCCTTGCATAGTAATATTTTTTATAATGCAACCTGTTGCCGTAATAGAATTTGCATTGCTATTACCGTGTACAAAGCCAGTAACTCTATTAGTTGAACCTATAATAATGCTGTTATTAATTGCAATGTCACCATTGCTCGTTTCGATTGCAAAGCCTGTTTCAGTAGCACCTTCTCTATTATAATTTCGGATATTACAATTTGATAGTGCAATATCATTGCCGGATGATTTAAGCATATTGCCGAAACCTGTTAAAATCGAGTTTGACATACAGATGCCATCTCCACCAGTAATATAGACGCAAGCTTTAACATCAGAGTAATCTCCTGTGTGATTATTTGAAATTCCTACAAAATTATCGAACAAAACGTGAGAAGCATTACCAACCCATAGAGGGTAATTGCAGGTATCCATGCTAGTGTTTGTGAATATAACGTAAGTTGGCGGTAATTTATTTTGTGCAGTTACGGATGTCACCAGTTGCATCCCAATCCTGTAACCATAGGCAAAGATATTTTGAATAATGGCTGTATCACACCGTCCAAACTGATATGCAACGCCAACACGACTTGTAAAGGATTCAAATTCCTCATTAACAGTTTCGTCATAAAAACCACGTAAGGTGTTGTAATTAAAATGCACATTGTTTACAATATCAACATCAGTAGAACCATCAATAAACAATCCTTTGTTGATAGCATAACCCCACACATTATTTATGCGCAATTTTTCATGCTTTGGAGTTGCGTTTATAGCATAATAAGAATTGATTAAATTTATGTTGTCAATTTCTACTAATGTAGATATGGCAGTGTCTGTCAATTTGATTGTTTCTGGGTAAGTGACAGGGTAGTTGTTTACAATTTTTTGGTTTGGATAAAAAAAAGCAATATTTTTGATAGTAGAACGCGAATTTAAAATAACAGCAGGGTTATTTTTATCAGTGCAATACAAAACACTCCCTGAGATTTCTGGTGCGCTATTGCCGTTTTCGCCAAGCAAAGTGACGTTCTCAGGGATTTCAATATTGGTAATTAGATATTTACCGGTAGGCAAATACACTGACGAGCCTGTTTCCTTGGCTAAGTTTAGTACATATTGAATAACGCCTGTATCATCAGCTGTCCCGTTTCCAGTTGCTCCAAAATATTTTACATTTAATTTGTCTTTCACCCTGTAATCATTTTTTGACACATTTTTAGAAGTTAAGATTTTTAATGCATCATTAAATCTAATAGACAGTCTAATGTATCGTTCATTATATTGTGGTATAACGTCTAGTGAATGTTCATTAGTATTGTTTTCAATTATTCTTGTAAATTCTTTGTTTTCATTGTATAAAGCATATTTTCTTACTGTTGTGGGCGTAGTTATTCCTTCGATGGTATAAACATTTCCTACCGCAACGTCTATGTAATTACTTACACTCCAACCACCGGCTTGTACTTCGTTACCTGTATTATCCAACCATACATTTGTTTTAGAAATATCATAAGCGATATTATAAAAAACATAGTTCTCTAAATCTTCATTTAGCTGATTAGTCTTATCATCTAATTCTGTCTTAATATCATCAGCATATTTCTTAGTTACAACGTCAGTATCGTTTACAGGAGTGCTAACACCAGTAATAGTGCTTTCGCCATTAAATGTGACAACGCCTGTAACTGGATTGTCCTCTGTGGTTCCTGTTAATGGAAGATACTTACTATCAGCAGTTTCCATTTGAGATTTGGTAACAAGTTCATCATCCTCAACAGCGTCTGCGGCCTTAATAGAGAGTTTATTATCAGTACCATCCCTAACAACTTGCAAATAATTTCTATTATTATCAATTCCACTTTTTAATTGAACACTGTAGATAAAAGTCATATCAAAAATTTCATAGATGCTTTTTTTGCTAAGGTTAATATTGCCAGTCATTTTTCCACCAGTTAAAGGTAAATACTTGGTGGTTTCTTGGTCTACGTACTGCTTGTTTGCTGCATCTGTATCATCTACTGGTGTATCAACACCTTTTAATAAAACTGGTAAATTTATTCTGTCATTATATCCTGCCTTAAAACTCAAACGTGGCAAATTATCTTCAACATTATATATTATTTCAATTTGACTATGTTTATTATTTTTATCGTTTGAGCAAAAAGTAAAAGTATTTTCGCTAATATCTATTCCTACTAAATTGTATCCTACAGTATTATAATTATTAATAAAAATATTTGTAGGTAATAAACCACTTATATATTTTACTTTATTTATGTCCGTATTATCATTTGCATAAATAGACTTAGCGTTAAGTAATGAATTGCCATTCATGTTAATGTCACCAGTCATAATACCACCTGATAACGGTAAATATTCATCACTTGGAGCAGTACCACCTCTAGTTATTGGATACCAAATTTTGTTTTCTTTATCAAAACGGTATTCTTGCATGTTATTATCAACTTCATAAAAAGCACTACCGTTAGGAACATCTTCTGTTGGTTTTACATCTGTGGTATTGCCGTAAAATTCTGTAAAAATTGTGCCGTTAGCACCACCAACTTTGTTTACTGTTCTCATTTACGAACCCCTTTCTAATTTATGATAACAAAAAGAGAGGAACTATTATTAATTCCTCTCCATTGTAATATATTTATTTAATTATCAATCCTTAACAGGTCTTTGGGTCTGAGGTCTTACACGTTCATCTGTTTTACCAGTTGCAGGGCCAGTTGTTACATAGGTTGTATCCTGTGCGCCCTTTGGTCTTTTAGTCTGTGCTAAATCATTTGCCATCTGTTCCTTGGTTCTATGGTCTGCATGCTTTCCAGTTGCTACTGCCATAATAATTACCTCCTTTAAGGTTAATATACAGAAATACATAATTTTTAAAATAGTTTTAGAACAATTTTTATAGCACTTTATTTTTCATTTAAAACAGTAAGTCTGTAAACTTTCTATATGAATTGTTCTTTATTTATAATACTACTTGTCACCTTATTTGTCAAGCGAATTTTAATCACTTTATGATAATTTTATCCATTTACTTGTAGTTGGAATTTCATCTTCAACACTTGTCAACATAATTCCATTATCATCATTCTCAAATGAATTAGTAACAGCCGTTTCCTCACCAATTTCCTCTTTATCCTTAGAATTGGACACATGAGTTACTACAGTCTTGTATAACTCACCGTACTCGTTAGTAACCCTATCTCCCTCTTTATATTCAACGCCCTCAGTCCATACTGGATAGATTTCTGGAACTTCTACGGCTTGTTCGTCTGTGAAATTCTGTGCTGATAATTTAGCTGTTTTATAAAGGGTCTTATTAATTTGTTGTAAAGTCGCAACTTGCTGTTCTTGTGTTGGAACGTAAGCAATTTCATTATCTTCTAAGTCATAAAACTTGCCGTTTTTATATTTGCAACCTATAAAACAAGGGTATTGTAAACAGTCTACTGCGATAGCTTCATTGCCGTAAGTACCTCTTGCAATCTGATTAGCAAGTTCATAATTGTCGCATACAATAATATTCTGTACAGTTTCCTCATGTACAATAGCAAAAACTTGATGTACAATCATATCATTTCTATCCTTTCATTCTATATTAATAAGCGAAAATACTATTCACTGTTAAAGTGCCAGTTTGTTGGGCTTGTGGATTAGTGGTATAAAAAGTTGTACCAGTTAATACTTGATTTACATTGGCGTTACCAGTTAATTCAAGGGTTCCAGTTTGTTCATCATCAGAACCTAAACCAAGAAAGATATAACCTTTCATAACTTCTGATTTGGTTGCAGTCAATTCAGAAGTATCAACGCCACCAGATATAAAATTATTAATTATAGCCATATGATACTCCTTTCTTTATTTGAAACGGATAAGGATAATTCCAGAACCACCAGTACCACCGTCCCTACCACTATAAGCATAGCCACCACCGCCACCACCTGCTCCACCACCAGTATTAGCAGAACCATTGCCGCCCGCACTAGCAAGAATGTAATCTGGTTCACTAGAAGAACCTCCACTTCTATAGGTACCATTACCACCATGACCGCCACCTATAGAACCACCAGAACCACCCCAGTTACCCGGTGTTAAAGCACCTAATCCTTGTCCACCAGAACCACCACCGCCAGAATAAACAGTACCAGAACTTTCATCAAATGGGCGAGTTGTTGTTCCTTGACCTAATCCTTGACTATTTGTGACACCAGGACTATTACCACCATTGCCACCATTACTACCGCCATTATTTCCATAAGTATATCCATACGCTGAACCACCAGTACCACCGCCACTACCGCCACAACTAGCACGATAATATGGTGAAGTAGTTTCACCGTCACCGCCATATCCACCAGAAGCAGTACATAATGTAGTTCCGCTTCTTGTTACAGAAGTAGTGCCACCAGTACCCCCATTAGCGCCGCCACCGCCACCAATAGAGCATACTAAAGTTTGTCCAGAAGATACACTAACATTAGAAGCAGTTTTAGTGTAGCCACCACCGCCACCACCGCCACCATAAGTTGAATTTCTATCTCGACTTTCTCCATGCCCACCACCGCCACCACCACCAACACAAAATATATCAACTTGACTATATCCACTTGGTACAGTTACATTTGTACTACTTGTAATCGTCTGTGTATATGTACTACCACTTACAATATTACCTTGTATTGGTGTTCCTATCAATTCCCCATTACTTGTCACACAATAACTATACACACTTATGTAATACCTAGTTCCAAGATTAGGAAACCCCAAAGTAACACTACTTCTACCACCACTTGTAGTATTATTTCCAGTACCTTTATAAATCTGAGTACCACCAGTCCCAGGATTTCCACTTGTGCTATATTTAACATATACACCACTATAAGGTCTACCAGTAGTTTGTATAGGGTTAGACCAAGTAACAGTAATATTTCTACCACTAGAAACAGCTAAGTTTAAATTACTTACATTACCAACTTCCATTGTGCCAGTAACCTTAATTTTAGCGTCTGTATTATAAAACGTAGCACCTTTGATAACATGACTTTCTATAGCGTTTCCAGTCAGTTCCAATGTGCCAGTTTGTATATCGTCACTATCTTTTCCTACGAATGTATATCCTTTTAATACATTATTTGGTTCAGCAGTTGCAATATCAGAACTACCACCACCAGTAGGAAATCTATTCATAATTGACATAAAATCACCTCTTTTTGTTAATAAAACTTATCCAATAATCAGCACTTGGATGGGTAAATCTTCCGTTGGCTTATTCTTATAAGCTGTAAGAGTAATCTGATTTTCTGCTTGTGCTGTACACTGAATGATACATTTCATGGATAGTTTAATTTGGTCTAAGGTTGCATTTGAAGCTAAACCAACCTCAATATTATTCTCAGCCGTAACACCATTTACTGTTAAAGTTAATGTATATGGTGCATTATCACCTTGCCAATCTGCACTAGGAGCATTTACTTGCACACTTACAGATTTAGAAGCACCATTTTCTACATTTTCTATTTTAGTCTGAGGATATAATTGGTCATATCCAGTATCAGTTTTTACATTCATTTCTATGTTATAACTTGCCATATTTTCACCAACTTTCTTTATTAAACTTCGATAGATAAAATTTTCCACCATTGACCACCAACTTCTAATTGTTCGTCAGTTGGTTCTGTTTCAGATACAATAACTCTTGCTTTTGGAAACTTCATAAATACCTGCCATGTGCTAGGTGTGGTATCTGGTTGAACATTTGTATTCGCTTTTAAAGCAATATACATTACATTTTCATAAGTAACAACGTCATTAATAGCATAATTTACTGTTTTATCCCAAACATCTTTTAACTGAACGTCAATACTTGTCGCACCAACCTCACCTTTTAAGCCAATCAACACCCAGTATTCCATATCAGTAGGCAGATTTCCAGTTGATTGTTTTAAACACATATAAACTTGTTTGTCATAAACAACAAAGTTATACATTTCATATTGTATATCAGCTTGATATTCTTTCTTATTTATGTAATTATTAAGCATTGTCTGAAATAATTGTTCATCTTCTGCAAGTTTAACCTCTACTGCATTGTAATATAAATTCTGTAAATATTCAAGAGCCGTATGAATCATATTGAAACATATTGGCATAACCGTTTCAGAATCAATGTCATCATTGTTCATAATTAACGCTAATGCTTGACTAAAATAACCCTCTCTAAAATATTGAGAAAACTGTTGCATTAAGTTTCTATTACTTAATGATAAGTCTTGCCAACGTCTGACTTCAAAACTTGCCATATTTTTTTCCTTTCTTAGTTCACAATTCTAAACCATAAATCACCAGTTTCTTGTTGACTTGGCGTTCCCCTTTGTACTGGAATTTCTCTAGGTCTAACAGAACCAATATTAACCCAGTATTGCGAACCCTCAAAAGGTGCTTGGTTATTATTAGCTTCAATACAAGCCCACACATAGTTACCGTATGTTACTACGTTCTGTGTGGTGTAATGTACTGTACTATCCCATTCTCCTAAGAAAGACAATCCCTCACCAGAATCACCTTTTTCACCACGAATAGAAAGCACTCGCCAATAAGTTGTATTTGTGGGATCTGTTCCCAAAGGTGGATTAGTAACAGCAATATACACATAATTTACACCGTTATAGGTGTATGTTACAAAGTTATTCTTAGAATAGGTTATAGTAGGGTTATATATTCCCTTATAGCCAAATAAATTGATGATATTCTGCCATTCAATTTGCTTGCCCTCTACATAAGGTTGCACATCAGTTTTATAAAAATTTTCCAACGCTTCACAAGTATTGATAATCGTATTTAATTTTTGAGCATTGATAATCTTTTGATTACCGTTTGGAATTTGTGCAAATATATTTTGTGCGGTTTCATAATCATTAGACTGAATAGCTGTCTGATATTGCTGAATTAATTGTGCGTCAGAAGCCGTAATATCCAAAAAAGTTGTAAATGTTTGTACTTGATTAGGAAAAGTCGTACTCAGAAATTGAGGGTAACGTTCACTCATAAATCACACTTCCTTTCTATGTAATCTAAATATTATTATATATTATTCTTTATTTTATTACAACAAAAAAGAGTGAATCTATTAAGAAACACTCTTTCTTGCTACCAAAAACGTATTACAGGAGGTTTAATGAAAATAAGAAAAATATGCTTAGTTCTTTTTTCCAAGCATTACGTCACCATTCACCTTTTATCTCTCGCACATAAAAGGGTTCAGCTTTTTGTGACTAACTACCTATCTAATCATAGGTTAGTTTGAATTGTCACCATCACAGGCTTTTTTCAACTTTAGCTGAATTAATTTCATTATCACTATGGCAAGTAAATGATAATGAAAATCCAGTTAAGAAAAGGAACGTTGTGGATTTTTCGCACATGGATACGAACAACAATGTATACAATTTATAAGGAGAACATATATCTTTTATTTCCTTTCCTTAACTTAATTATATCTTACCATACTTTACGCCTTGTGTCAATAGTTATTTTGAAATATTTCCACTTATTTAGAAACTTTCGTATTCTGGATAATAAGCAATCATACTTATATTCATTGAACCACTTTCTTGCATATCAGCACTAAAACTTTTTACAAGATACTGTTTTGGAACCGTAGAATCTTTAGGTGTGTATGAAACAACTATATTTACGTCAAGCCACCATATAGGGACACATGTCAAACTCACACTGTCATTCATTCTGGTTCGTAAATATAATTCATATTTGGCACGTTGTCTTGCTAAATCATTAGTGTAAATATTATCGTATTCGCCCCCTGATAAAGGGATTGCTATTTCACCTATTGTACTTCCCACATAATAAGGACTTTGTGGATTATCGTCTTTAGCTTCACCATATATCTGTTGATAGCCTAGGTATATAAACTTACCATTCTGGTATCTGGCAACGTAATACTGGTTGTTACGGTCTAGTACCGCCGCTGTTCCGTCCTCATTAACCAAAGGTAATGCGCTGTTATCATTCACTTTAATATAAGGACTTGCAACTGCTGTAGTAGCCGTCCAACCTACTGTGAAACTTGTATCTGCATCAAAAGTTGTTGGATAATCTGCAATAGTAAGAGTATAAGTATTTCCACTCTGAGTTATATTACTTGGATAATATGTTGGGTCGATTGATTTTCCAAATACTCTTACTACATTTTTAACGCTTTCAAAATCAGACGTAATACTTTCTGATGTTACAATATTATCCCATACATCGTCATCCAATAAAGACGGTTCATTATGACCACTTGGAATTTTTTGATACCTAAATACTCCGTTCACATCAAAGAAAATTTCCATAGTTGCGTCTACATCTCTTAATTGAGAAAGTAATGAATAAACACTATCACCAACGTCTACTTGTATATCATAAGGTAAAGCATATGGCAATTCTTCAAGGACATATTTAGTTACTCCTACTAACTTTAACACACTAATCATAGCGTTTCTTACGTTACTACCTTGTGGAATCGTTGTTGGCATATCTGAAATATAACCATTTCTTGTACCATTCAGTCTTGCCATAAGGTCAAGTCCCTCAAATGATAATGAATTAGTAGAAGCGTCATAATTCCATGTAGGGGTATTGATAAGATAAATACCTAAATTTACCCATTCCCAGTCTTTTGCAAGTATATCATATTCACCTATATAAATCTGAACATATCTATCCAACCATATTCTTCCACCAGATTTTATCTCAAAATCAGCGGTATCTTTCAGTGCTAAAGTAATACTACATGAACGCCTTTGGTCATTGTTACTATCACAATTTATATTACCACTGATAACATAACCCTGTATTTCATTTACGGTCTGATACTCATAATTGAGCAGATTTATCTTTATTTGACGTTCTCTCATTCGTTGTTTTGCGATATTGTATAAATTCTGCGTTATATTTAATGGCATAATTTATCCTCCCTTACGTTCCAGTAGTAGAAACTCCACTTACTACTGGTTCTACTAATCCAAATTCCATAAGGTCTTTTTCGTTATTTGCGTCACCAACCTCAACGTAATCAAAAGAAATATCTATTTTTCCCATACCCCAGTTATTATCATATGTAATGTTTGGTTCTGAACTTGGATAAATTAAGAAAATATTTCCATTCCAGTCCTTTATAATTTTCGCTTTATTGTCTGTGATATAATTTAGTATTTCCTCTGTTAATTTATTGATTTCATATCTATCCATTATTCTATTTTTTTCATAATCTAAAGGTAAGACAGTAAAACTAATACTATTACTATAATAATTCGTCTTAGCATTAGCAACAATTACTGGATATTTACTACCATAAGGCTCAAACACTCCTATTTTCTTAACACGTTTACCAGTACCATATGCTACCCCAGCGTAGAATTTATATATACTATCCTTTTCACAAATGAATACGCCCTTGAATTGAGAAGTAATACTATTGGTAATATAATCGCCCTCAGCACCGTTCAATATAGGAACTAAAGCATATTCATAATCTGTATTATTAGCGGCTATATAATCATTAAAAGCAAAGTTTAAATCTTCAAATGCTTTTACTGTAACTGTCTTTAAAGTAACCCAGTTAAATGTACCTTTAATTCTACGTTTTACTTTAATAGCGGTCAAATATTGCAGTAAGAAATCTACATTACCGCCATTGATATTACCGTCAAAATTAGCAACAATAATATCAAGATAAGCCCATTCAGTATTTTTAATAGGTGAATAATCACTAGTTACATTACTAGTTAAATGAAAATGGTCAAAGATACCGTTCTGAACTTGAACTGTTGTTACATTATTTACACTGGTAGGTGCAATATCTAGGCTGTTACCGTCTTGTACGAAATTGTACCCTAAGAAAGAAAACATATTATCCTCTCACCTACTTTCTATTTATTGTTATTATTAATTTGTTGCAGTAGGAATTACGCTACCTAAATTTATCAAAGAAATATTATAAACATTTCCTATTCTTCTCACCCATAAAGTAAGATAATCTGTATTTTGTGGTAATGGAATATATTGAGAATATCTATAATAAACATCTTCTGCAATACCACTGTCCACAGTCATATCTACATAGGCTTTAAGTTCTGTTTCATTTCTATAATATCCGTTCCTATAAGTAAACGTAATCTTTTGACCTTGTGAATTAGTAAAAAATGAGATTGGTGTGTCTACGTTCATATCTCTAAACCACCATTGAGCCGTAAAATCTCCGTTTAATTGGAAACCACTTGTCCACTTTACCCAGTAACCGTCTGGTCTTAAATCAATTTCTTTACCGTCTACATTAGTAATATATATTGGTTCTTCTGGATTGCTTGAACCCTCAATAATACTAACAATACTTTCACCAGTGATATAACCATTAGTGCAATCATTAGTCAAACCAAGAATACCAAACACAGTTGGACTGGAATATGTAACAGTGATTAATATTTCACCAGTTGTTACATAAGTTCCATAAATAGTATAACCCTTGATTTCAATGTAATAAGTTGCTTTATCATCTAATCCAGTCAATAAATAAGTTTGAGTTACTGGTGGTTTAATACTCTGACCACCATAAATCTCACCACTGTTATTAATTTCAACATGGTTAGAATTATATAAAATCACATTGTAATAGTTTAATAATTCACCCTCAATCTGATTATATGTAAACTCAAATAAAAAACTTGAAGAATTGATAATATTATTTGCAGGTAAATTGGTAAACTCTATTGTAGGTTGAGTATAGCACCAAAACTGTATAGGGTCACTTGGACTACTTGCTTCGCCTTGTGCGTCATAAGTAGTTACATAAGCGTTATAATATGTACCATTAGTTAATGTATTAGGTGGAACAGTATGCTCAAACTTAAATGAGTCCACAGACTGTTGGTATACAACTTGGTTTGTGGTATTGTTACGAATTGTTAATTGGTTCTTTACAACTTGATTACCACCAGTTGAATAGAATGTAAATGTTGACTTTTGAGAAGCATCAAATGCATTTATTGAATATAATATCGGTTTAGTTACCATAAAATTTAATCACCTACTTTTTAAGATGTTCTTTGCCAAATATAACAACAAAGATATGGCTGTACAGTTGAAATAGTTTGTTTTGTCAATGTTACATCTCCGTGTGTATGTCCTTGTCCTCCACCTTCACCTAATGTAGTTGTAATAGTACCTTTGCTCCAATCATTAAACCAACCACCGTTGTTATGAATTTGAAAACCATTATTAGTCGAAATTGGAGAAAACTCATTAGGTGCCGCAGAGCCATGTTTTACTGCTATAATATTTGTATTGCCATCCATACCATGTTGATGGTTTGGAATTTCATTTATTGTTAATACATGATTTTGCGTTGTGTGTGCGTGAGTATAATCATTACTATACACACCGCCCAGTTTTCCTGCTTGATTAAAGCTATCTTGATTAGTGTCAACGCCTACTAAAGTTCTTCCTTGTCCTATTAACAACCAACTTCCACCAAAAAAAGTTGAAGGATTAGTAGCAACCAAAGAAAGATAAATTGAACCAATAGGATAAACATCTAAAGCACTAATACCACCAGATTTGCTACTTCCACCACCGCTTATATACATATTACTTGCTTGATTTTGTGGGTATGTGACTTTTACAATATCATTTATCTTAAAGTTTGCGACAGAGTAACTAGGAACTCTGCTATATTCTTTATTATCTATAACAACATTATATGTACCATCAGAATTTAAACTTTTAATCAAACCAGTTTTAGTAATATCTCTAGGTGCTTTATTAACTTCCTGTTTTGCAATAATTCTCATAGCTTCAAGTATTTCTTTATTTATATCCCATGTTTTAGCATCAAGGCTACTATTCCCTCGCTTAACATCGGTTCCTTTATTGTTGTATAAATTTTGCATAATTCAATTCACTTCCTTTACCAAAACAAACAAAATCTTTATAGTAAAAGGAGAGAATTAATCTCTCCTTCCACCCATCTGTAATGCTCTGTTTTTTAAATTCTTTAATTCGTCAATAAATGATTGTGCGTTGGTAACATTTGGTAATGTAAGATTTTCAAAAGCGTAGTTATAAATAGGTGCAGACTGTCCACCCATTTTTCCTACAATACTGTTTAACCATTGTGTAGGTGAGAATTTACCAAGTTGCATAAGATTCTCAGTCAAATGATTAGGAATAATACCGTCACCCTCATTAGACCTTGAACCAAGAACTCTTAATTCTCGACCTTTTTCACCAACCATAGATAAACCATAACCTTTTGTTGTACCGTTTGCATAAGCCCCCGGGCCATGTGAAGTATCATCTTCATACCAGTTATCACCACCAGACCCATGAGAATAACTAGGTTCTTTATCAGAATAATATTCATCTGGGTCAAGTTCGTCACCAAAATCTTCATCGTCATCATCATCGTAACTTTTATATCTTGTCTTAAGTGTACTCATTATTTCATTGTATCTATCTACATAATCTTGAAGATTACCAAGACGTTTCTCCCAGTTTTCACCCTCTAAACTAATACCTAATACTTGTTCAGCAAGAAGTTTGTTCTGTTCAGTTGTATAATTATCTGTAACACTACCCCATTCATCTTTGTACTTTTCCCAGTATTTTATCTGTTCTTCAACAGAATTAATTGTAGCGTCACGAATATCTTCAAGACGTTTTATCTCTTTCTTAGTGTCTTGCTCTTTCTTATATTGTGTAAGAGCAGATTTGGCTTCATCTACAGCAGATTGGTCAGTTTCATAGACAAAACCTTCTCCTTCTCTATAAATTCTTACTTTCTTTTGTTGTGCTTTTGCTAAAGCATCTAACTTTTCTTGTAGTTCAATTTCATCATTTGTTGCATCGTTCTTCTCATTTATCTTGTCAATCTCAGCGTCATACTGGTCTTGAATAGCTTGTTTACGCTCATTAAGTTTATCAATCTCTTTCTGTGCTAATGAAGCAACATAATTAAACGCTGTTTCCAGATTAGATTGTTGTTCCTCATACCATTCCTTTTCTTCTTCCCATTCCTCTTTACGTGCTTTCTTACGTTTTTCGGCTTCTTGTTCAGCTTTTCTCGTAGATTCTTCTTCAAGTTTGTTTCTTCCAGAATAAATCTCTTCCTCAATTTTCCAACGCTGTTCGCCATATTTTTCTTCATTACTATAGAACTCTTTCATTAATTCTTCAAGTTCGTCATAGTATTCCTGTTCAGAAATCATATCCATAGCAAGTTGATGTTTTAAGAGGTTATAACGCTCAGTATAAGCCGCATCATGGGCTTTTGTCATACCGTCTAAGGCTTTCTCATGGTACTTGTTATATTCATCCTCATACCCCTCTTTATCTTTGTAGTATTTATTTGTAAGTTCTTCAAGCTGTTCATAATACCATTTATCTGTAGCGGCATTATCTTTCATTGAAACCTTTTGTTTATCTAAAGTAGCAAGTTCTTTTTCAAATGCTTCTTTATATGCTTTAGCGTCTGCTTTTGCTTGTTTTTCTGCATCTGAGGTTGAGGATTTCTTAGAACCACCACCTTTACCTCCTTTACTACCAGAAGTAGAAGGTTTAAATTGTAATCCTTTTTTCAATTCCTCTAAAAGTTTTTGATTTTGTTGATTACGGTAAGCTTGAACTTGTGCGTCAAATCCTTCTGAGTAAGATTGAACACCAACACCGCTACTGCCTGTTCTAGCTTTTGGTGCGGCACCAGATACAGCATCTAAACTAGAAGCAAATTGTAAAATTCCTTGCGCTCCTTGTGCAAATTGGTTGCCTGTTGTTATAGCTGTATTACCAATCGTTGTTAAATAAGGATTTGCTTGTGAACTTGCTGTTCCCACTTGTTGAATAGAAGTTCCTAAATTATCAGAACCTTGTTTCCCTGTTTCTGCGTTTGTGCCAACTTTTTGCTCACTTTCACTAAAAGTATCTAATCCTTGTGAACTAGAAATAGCAGAAATCCCACTTTCAGTAAAGCTTTGTGCCATTGACATTAAAGAAGCATCATTAACAACTAATTGACCATTTACCATTTGTAAAGAATTGAGATATTCTGGGTTTAAAGATAATAAATCAGCCATTGTATCTATTGTAACACTACCAGTTTTATTGTATTCGTCTGCTACTTCATGTAAAGTATCATAAGCGTCTTGAACGCCTTTTAATTCTGAAGTAAGACTTTTAATAGCTTTTTCAAATTCTTCTGTTTGAGAAGCGGCTTCACCTACGTCTTCGCCATATTGATTTACGCCATCAGCGGCTTCTTTTGCTTTATCACCATTATCTTGTAATTCAATTCCTAATGCTTTTGCAAAATCTGGGAATTGCGTAGCAACAACTTCATCTAACGCTTCTTTAAACAACGGAATCTGCGAATTATTTTCAAGCAACGCATTGTATACACTTTCAAAGGAACTAAGGCTATTATATTGAGTATTTATAAAAGATTGCGTCTTTTTATCAACATCAACTGTTGCGTCAGCGGCTTCTCTTGTAAGTGTAGCAGTTTTATTATATTTATCCTCTAATTCAACAAGAGTATTACTTAAGAACGCTAAAGTTTGCTGATGTAATTTTGTTTGATTATCTTCTTGTTGCATTGCGGTAATAGTAGTGTTTAAATCCGCTATTAATTCTTTATAACCACCTGCCGCTTTATAAACGCCTTCGCCCAAACTCTGTGTATATTTATTATAAAACGCCTTAAAAGATTCACTGGATTCAGTATCATAAGTAAATTTTAAAGGAATGTAAAATGAAGTTCTATTTAACATATCCTGTGTTGCTTTTTGTGCTTTCTGAATTTCAGCTTGATTTCTGTTCAAAAAATCTTGTGATTTTTCAGCATTTTCTTTACTAAGTAAATCTAAACCTTCTGCTCTTGTTCCGTTCAAATTTGATAGTGCTTCTTCTTCAATACCGTAAGCCTTAGCAAGTTTAGAAATTGTAGATTTTAACTTTTGTTTATTTTCATCTTCATCACCTGTAGCTTCTTTAGCATTAATATATTCAAGTCTTAAATTATAAAGATTTTTTCTTTCATCTTCAAAACTACTACCTGCTTGTTCTGCGGCTCTTCTTGCGTTTTCTTGTTGAGTATTATAATAACTATAAGCGGCTACAAGTCCAGTAATAACAAGTGATACTGCACCTAAACTTGCAGTTAATAAACTACCTGCACCTGCCATAGCCGTAAATCCTTGTGCTAAAGAACCTGTAGCGGCATAAGCATAATCAAATTTAGCAATCATGTCTAAAACATTTGTAGATATTTTTGCTATCATTTCTGGTACTTTATGTCCATTAAGAGTAATAAAAGCACCTGTAATAGCAGTAAGTACAGTGGGCATACCGCCTAAATCATTAATAAGTTTTAATACTTGCGTACCAAATTCTACAAGGCGTTTTACACTATCTGAGGAAATACCCTCAGTCCAAAACTTCTCTAATTCTGAGGTAAACTGAGATACTTTACCTTGAATAGAATCAAGATAACGTGCATTTTCTTTAAGTGCTGAACCAGTAGAACCCAACGCTTTTTCAGTTGCGTCTAAAGCAACATCAAAAGAATTTAAAGACGCCTCAAATACTGCGAACTGGTTCTTACCTGCTAATGCTAAACCTAACGCTTGTTTTTCAGCGTTAGACATTTTATTCCAGTCTTTATTTATTTCTGATAATACTGCGAATGTGGATTTAATATCTCCTGTTGTACTATCTAATAAGGATATGGATTTAGTAACTCCATCTACTTTATAACTCAATTCACCAGAATCATTTGCTAATTTTGCTATAGCGTTTCCGTATGACTGAATACCACGAATTGCTCTGCTGGCTTGGTTCGGCATCTCAGTAACTACACTAGAAATTATACCTATTGTTTCATCTAATGAGTTACCTAATGCTGCCATACCAGAAGCACCAGTCATTAATGCTCTTGAAATATCACTACTTGATACTGCAAAATCATTGCTTCTTTCTGTTACTTTCTCTTTAATTAAAATTAAAGATACTGACCATAAAATATTTATGGCGATAAGGAATTTCTACCTTATTCTTGCGTTTCTTGTTTAGTTATATCGCAAGGTTCAGACTATATATTACTTACTTTTTAAGCAAGGAAGAACTTCAACTTTTATGTTACCACAAAAGTCCTGTAGTCGTTACGGATTTTTTAATAAATAATAAGGAATAATAATATTTGTATTTAATTTAATTTTATCTTCATCTAAAGTATAATTAAAACTATTATAATCTTTTAATTGTCCTTCTTTTATAAACAACATTATTAATAATTCGCATAATTTTAAATTATTCTTTATATCATTTTCCCATAAATATAATATTGGAAAATGCTCTAACGAATAATTATATTTCTTTAAATCATAAGTGAATTGCTTTAATTGTTGTTTACTTAATTTATCATCTGATTTATATTTAATAGGATTTGTATGCCAATAATCTCCATTTATTTCTATACCTAAGTTATAATCTGATAAATAAATATCTAAAGATTGTTCTCCTAAAAAATATTCCTCTTGATAGTTAATACCATTATTAATTAATAAATCAACTATTATTTTTTGAATTTTTGTTTGTGTTTGCGAATATAAATGTTCACTGTGAAGTTTAGAAGTTTGTTTTCTCATTTCTTCCAATCTTTCTTCATCAAATTTAATACCATAATTCATATTTTTATCTTTAACATAATATTTTGAACGAAAATTCCAATAACATTTTTGGGAACAAAAAGTGTGATTATCTCCAAATCTATTTTTCTGTTCTCTTTTATATTTTGGAAGTAAAATTTTCTTACCACACATAGAACATTTTGTCCATTCTGAATTATATTGACTATTTCTTTCATTGGCATGTGAACCAAAAATTTTAAATCCTTTATTTCTACACTCAAAATCACAATAAAAATTCAATTTATTTTTCTTTGTTCGTAAATATCTTGAAGGAGAAATTAAATAATCTTTTCCGCACACAGAACATTTTACTCTTACTTTATAAGTCAGCTGTCCCCTGATTTTCATAGTAGTATTAACTAAAATTACCAAATCATCCAAAGTTTTATTATCATCCAAATACGGTAAAAAATCATTCAAAATATCAATTTTACCATAAATAAGATTTTCTATAATAAAATGAATTTCTTTTTCAGACCAAAATCCCTCTTTTATTATATTACCAATATCTGTTTTTCTACGGTCAATATAGTTACAAAATTTACATTTGTGTTTACAAGTTGCTTCTCTTATTTTACATTTCGTACAATATTCCATAGTATAATCTACCTCCATATTTTTCTTCTATAGACTTTATTATACTATGTTTCAAATATTTTTGCAATATGTAATTCCTTATTTTTTATTAAAATCTTTCCTCGGTCTTAACCACTTCTGGCTTTTAACCGATATAGTTCTTCAAAGGCAAGTTATTCTACCTCATTGATTTTGTCAGCAACACTCATTGCATCATCAGCATTTAATTTAAACGCTTTTAATTGAGAGTTTAAAATAGAAGAAGCATCTGCGGTACTTAATGCTTCATCAGCTACATTGGATAAAACAGCCGCTACTTTTGCAAGTTGCAAACTATCTGCGTCAGAATATCCCATTTTTTTCCATTCAGCAGCTCCAGATACCATTTCTTCGCCGGTACGGGCTACTTCAAGTCCTAATTCTCTAGCATCTTCTACAAAACTTTTCATTCCCTCATCTGTTAAATCAGATACTTTCTTATATTCAGTAACAGCGGCATCTAATTCCCTAACAGCATCTACACCGTCCATTAACGATTGTCTTAACTCATTAATAACAAGTGTTACGCCACCAAACTTAGATACTTTAGTAAATATATCACCAATACTCTGAGAAGTCTTATCTGCACTACTACTTGTATCATCAAATCCAACTTTTAAACCTTTAAGTCCACTTAACGCACTATTAAGTTTGCTTGTATCTACATCAATACCAACTTTCATAGTTGCGTACTTTTGACTTATCTTATCTAATTGTGCTTGAATATTTTTTGCATCCAATACCGCATTTACAAGTATCTGGAAGTTACTACTATTCATTGCCATTAACCTTTACACCTACCTTTCTTAGCGTTTATATTTGGCTTTTTACCAAATCCCTTACTTGTTTCAGTAGGTTTAATCTGCGACCATGCTATTCCAATAGCATCTCCAATATCATCATCATTTTTCACGCTTTTAGGTTTGTCTAAATCATAAAACAATTCCAACCCAAAAATATGATTGACTTTTTCTATAGTTTTCCATTTCATTACTGGGCGTTTGGTTCCATCTCTAGTACCATCATAAACGCCCAAATCACTACGCCATTTACTAGGCATAAGAAATTCTATTTTTACATTATGTACAGCACAAACACCTAATACGATTCCTTGTAACACTGATAATTGTTTTACTGTTTGTACATTATTACCACATTCACCACTTAAAATTGTATCTTCACAATAAATAAAATATGGGGAATAAGTGTCCAATAGCGTGGATAACTCATTCCCCATATATATACAACGTTCTCTCCAAGCTATCTCTTGCTTCTGTCTCCAAACGCCAAATTTTATCAATTTACCATTTTTAAAAACTGAATATCCAGAACTTTTCGTTGACATATCCAGTCCAATTACAACATTTTCCATATAATCCTCTTTTCCAAATTCTACCAGAAAGAGGATATATTTTTACCTCTTCCTACACTTCTACACTGTATTCCTTGTTTTTGCATACCTTCAATAAACCATTTCTTTAATTCACCTTTATTCAACTGTTCAATTAGTGGTGTCCAAGCATCTCTTGGTTTATTCCACCAACCATACCCAAACAAATCGCCACCAAGACCTTGATATATAATTCCAGTTAATTCATCTCTTACATCACCATAAGTAGTATATAAACTACCATGTTGGAACATTTCTGGATTATAAGACATAAAAGTAAGGTCTTGAGATAAAATCCCAGACCCACCTTTGCTTGTTTTTTGTGAAATTGTTTGCCAACTTTCCAGAAACTCATATGTTCTTTCATACTCTTCTGGCATATGTGTATATACAATCTGATTGATTAATTCTTTGTATTTTATAATCATTTGTTGCATTACATATTCAACAGCTTTAGAAACTGGTTCATTATACAAGGAATAAAACTCAGCTACGTTTTTAGCATAAGCCATTTTACCTTATCACTTCTTTCCAAACGCTTCTACTAACTTTTTACTGTCTGCTAACATATCCTCAATCTGTTTATTGTTAGGCATTTTCTTAGCATATTTATCTAAAGTCTTATTCAACTGTTCTAAAAATTTATTTACATTAGTTCTGATTGATAATTCATCTTCTACATAATCATCAATTTCACTAACGTTAAACACATCAAAATTCACAGTTTCAATAATTCCAGATTTAACAAGCATATCATAATCTTTAGCAATTTCCTCTGGAATATCAGTCATTAACTTAACAAGCATTGTATTTTTAACAACATTTCTCTCAACAGCATTTGAACACTTTAACATATTATTTCCAATAAGTTCAACCTGTTCTGGTGTTAAATAGTGTTTTACTGTATATTTTTCACCTTTTTTGTCCTCAGTATAAGGAATTGTTATCACTTTTTCTTCTAAATTAATCATTTTATTCCATTCCTTTCGTTTTATTCCATAATCTATGTACAAGGGTGTAACGAAACGTGATACCCTTTCAAAAAGTTTACCCTACCAATTTATCATACAATCCATTCAAACCAATGTCACCCTATTTCTACTTATCAGTAACCACTTTCTTTGCAACTTGGTCTACCCATGTAGAAGCCATTCCAGACACAATACCAATAGCAACAGCCGTCATAATATCGTCAGCAGGAAAATCAACCATATATCTATAACCTAAAACACCTGCAATTCCACCAATCAATCCAACAATCGGTAAAATTTTATTATTATCTAACTTAGTATAATTTTTAACAAACTGTCCTGCAAGATAAGCAATAACTACAATTACAGGTACACTTACAATTCCGAAATCTGGCATAATATCAAGTCCTTTCTATTTGAATCCGTATTTAGTTGCTAATATATATCCTACAAAAGATATTGCAATAATTATTGTAGGGAAATTTTTCTTTATGTATTCCATAATATTAAAATTGGATTCTTCTTTAATTTTATTAAAATCCGTTTTAATATCGTTTACTTGAAGTTTAACGTCTGAAACATCACTTTGTAAAGAAATCATTGTAATTTTAATATCTTGAATAGTTTCGTTTAAAGCAGTATTAGTTTTTACAACTTGTTCTGATAATTGCTGAATAAATTTATGACTTTCTTGAAGTCTAGTAATATCTTGTGTATGTTCGTCTACTTTTAACTTAACCTCTCTTAAATCTTCTTTAATTTCATGTGCTGTCATATCTTCCACAAATCTCACCTACTTTATCATAAAATACCCTTCTTCCTTTTATTGTCCATTTATTCATTTTATTCCAATTAGTCACCACAAAGGTTAGCAAATACAATGCCAGTAATTGCTCTTAAATCAGCTTTGTTCAAAGTTCCAATATAATTTTTAAACCTTGACTTATCTACAGCACGAATTTGTTCAGCACAAGCAACACTATCATCTATAAGAAATTTATTTTTTTCTTTAGATAATGTATAATGTGTGAGTAAATCTTCTCTTTTAACCTTAGAAGTTAAAGGTACTATGATTATGGTAGGGCTATAAAAATTTCCAGTATCATTCTGTAAAATCAATACTGGTCTTACTCCGCCTTGTTCTGAACCTTGGGTATTCCTTAAATCAGCGTAATAAACTTCCCCTCTTTTGAATGTTCTTACATTGTTATTCATTGTTGTAAGCATATTTAATTCTCCTTATGTACTATATTTTTATATAACTTTCATATAAAGAATATAGCACTTTTTATTTACAAAGTCAATACTTTTATTTACCATAACCCTTATTTTTATTAATACCATACCCATTTTTTGTCTTATATAAAGTAACATATTTAGGTACAAAATTAAAAGGATTTTTCAATGTAATCACCATATTGTTCTCAACTTCAATATACAATTCGCCTTTCTTTTCAAAACGAACCCTTGAAGCCTTTTCTGGAACAATATATTCACTTTTTAACCTACAAGTATCTTGACTTGGTAATGGTTTCCAACAATCTGATATATTGCACCAACGAACAAAAGGACAAATATTACCATTTTGTCTTTTACATAAAACCCTATTTCTATTATCTATTTTGCCAATATATGAATCTGGACACAAAATAATCACTTCCTTTACAGCAAAATTTAAAATATGTAAAATGCGTAGAGCATATCACCCTACGCATATAGATACAAGTTAGTAACAAAGATTAACCGACAGTTACGTTAGCATAACCTTCAACAGCTTGATTCTTAGTGAGAACAGCGTGAATAGTAGTTGTACCAGTTGCTACACCCTCTACCTCACCAGTTGCATCATCTACTTTAGCTGTACCAACAGCACCACTTGTAAAAGTAACAGCAGTTGGGTCTACTAACTTAGGCAGAGCATTTCTGATAAGAGCATAAACCTTAATGGTTTCTTTCTCACTTTCTTGTAAATCAATATCAGCCGGAGTTAAAGCTAATGCGTAAGCATCATTCTCCCACTGAGCAGTAGACAGAATTTCCTTAATAGTACCATAAATAGCTTCGTCATTACAACTAGAAGTTTCAGCAGAGGCCAGAGCAGAACCATTAAGAGGTGTGTTAGCCGCACCAGTCATGCTCATAGAAATTTCCTGTGAACCGTTTAACATTAAACGTGGAATGTCAATCTGAACTTCACCAACCTTAGTAGTAGAAGCTTCATTTGGATTGGTGCTACTACCTGCAAACAAAGTACCAGTCATTACAGCATGTACAGTAGCAGGAATAAAGTTAGCACCTACTGTAAGCACTCTCATGGAATCATTGTTTACTACATACTTAACGCAATAAACATCACCAGACATAGCCCCTGCAACAGTGATAATTTTATTGTTAAAAGTACCTTTAACCCATGTGGAGTCATTAGGCTTTTTGTACCAACCAATAGTACCAAAGTTACCAAATGCTACAGGAGTACCTGCTACAGTAATCTGTCCTGCATCTGTTACAGTAACTTCCTCAACAGTTAAAGCACTGCCACCAATCGCAATATCAGAACCAATGTTCTTTGCGATAAATTCAAGACGGAACATTACATCAGTAAGAGTTACGTCCATTGTGGAAGAATGTGCATACTTACCATACAATTTTGCACCTTGTCCACCACGAATATCTTCGAGAGATACATCAAAACTAAAAGTAGAATCTGTCAAAGTTTTTGCAGTAGCAAACAGTTCGTCACCTACAAAAAGGTCAACATTTGCCACACCGGCTAAAAAAGCATCCATTATATTACTCCTTTCATATTTCAGACATTTTTAAATCCTTGTCCAATATTCTTTTTATTTATAAAAGCATCTGCATATTTACCTTTCTTATTCTTATACGCAAAATGCTCTATAGGCTTTTTAAACTTTCTACCATTTGCTTCAAAATTCTTATTCACAACATAATCAATCTGTTCAACAACAGCATTAAACAAAGACATAAAACTATAAAAAGTCATTTCAAGCAAATCTTTCTTTAACATGCCGTTGTGTGCTGAAACAATAGATATTTTTCTTTCTAATGTTATAGGTTCTTTATTCTTATTTACCAAACTATAATATTCGTCAACAGCTTTCTTATAATCTGGGTTTAAATCTCTTTCATCTTCATAATCATAGATATTCTGATATTGTATAATTTGAATTATATTATCAAAATCCTTATAATCTATAATCACATCATTTATTTCAAGAATAAATTTACCTTTTTCATTAATCTTGATTTTAAACTGCTCTTCAATTTTATCAAGTCCAAAACATAACTCTATAATTCTGACAAACTGCCAATACCTCATAGAATGTTTCTCAACTTTTCCAAACAAATCTTGTCCTAAAACCATTTGTAAAAGAAACTGTAAATAAGAACTTTGAATGATTTCTATATCTTCAAATGTGTTTTTATCTATTGTAAGCACGTTATAACAGTTTACAAAATCATTAGCTTCTTTTAACTTAACTGGATATAATGATATTACTTGTTTATGTCTAGTAACATAAGGGATAGGTTTATCCATTTCAATATAATTCCTATAAGGTGTTATATCAAATTTCATTAAACACACCCCTCACTTATGCTACCAATCTGAACAGCCATAAATATACTTGCACCATTATAGTTTCTTGTGTTATTTAAAGCCGCCCTAGACCTACAATACTGTGATAGTTCTGCGTTAAACTGAAATTGTCCAACACCGTCCATAGCATAAGAACTATTAAGTGTTTTCATAATCTCAGTTTCCATAACATCAGCCCTATTACAAGGAATACCATTATAGTCCACAATAGCAATTTTATCACCAAATAAAACATCAAATTCATATACAACAGTACATAAATAAGGATTTATTGGATAACTGTCATACTTAAAACATTTCAATATGGTTGTTGCATCATATTGCATATTTTCAACCAAAGGATTTAAAAATATCCTATATTTTTGTTGTTGGTCTTGATTTTTATAAATCATTCCCATTTTTTCTTCAAACGTAAGATTAGGTTTGCTTAAACAATCATAAGTACCATACTTAAGAAGTTTAAATATATTTTCATTATTTTGAGCCAATGTCATTATAATTTTATAAGGAACATATGGCAAATTTGCAAAATTATTAAACATTTACACATACTCCTTTCTAAAACGCAGACACTAGCTTGATTTCTTTTTGTAATGTTAAATCATCAGCTTCTATTGTTAAAATCAATACATCAGACGTAGGTTTTATACAAGTTAAAGCATATGTATTATCTGATTTAGACAAAGTATAATATCCTTGTTTAACACCAGTTGCAGTTACAGTAATATCAACATTCTGTTTAACACCATTAATCATCAACATTGATTCAAAAATTTGAACATTACCTTGACGCACTTGTGTAAAAACAGGGGTTATAACAATCTCTTTTTTCTCGGTCAGAGTTTCTACCACGGTACATATTGCTTCGTCTTGTACTGTCTTGTACTGACTGGTAGCCACATGAAATTCAATCTTAGACCCCAACTCAGCATCAGCTGAAATCTGATAATTGCCGTTTTCATCTATTGTTGCACTTTCAGACGGTACAGCCCACCATTGTAAAGGAATGGACAATTGCTCATTATCCCTCATCACAATAGGTTGTAACCTACCGCTACTACCTTGTACTACCTCAAATTCGTCATCTTGTATCATAATCGAAAAAGTATGCTCATAACGATTAGCCACATTATTTTCAATATCATCAGACGGTTGAATTTCATCAAGATATAAGTCTATATAAAGAATAGTTGTATCTTGGTCAATATAACTATTCTGCATATAATTATTATACCCAGTAATCTTAAAAGGTCTACCATTAAATATAAACCTTTTATTTTGTTTCCATTTGATTGTTTCTTTATTACCTTGTACAATCATTACAACATGATTATCTGGGGTAACAATATCTTCCGCATATTTAGGTGATGGTGATGTAGGTGTGTAGTCCAAAATACAAGGTATTGATATAATATCACCAGTATTTTCATCCACATATTTTGCAAAATTGTTACAACGTCTAACAACAACAGCTTCGGAAACACTGTTATAATTGTCTGTAAATGTTGTAATCCAGAAATTATCATCAAATTGATATAATAATCCTCTAGTATTTCTATCGGAAGAACCATTCTCTTGAATAATATCCTTGAAAATTAACTTTCTGAAATCATCACCATTTTTACGTCCGGTGCTTGTTTCCTCTATAACATGGTTTATATAAACCTCAATAGGATTAAATTCAAAAGAACCTATTTCAGTTTCTTCGCCTACACCATACTGCACAGTAGTATTATCCCATTGAGAATTAACCAATGCTTGCATATCGTTTCTATACTTACTGTTAGGGGTCATAGCCAGACCCTCTATGTAAGCACCATAATAAGTTAATGCCATGGCTATGTCCGCCTTTCATTTTACTAAATCTATTGCTTGAAAAATAGAAGCCTTTACCATATAATGTGTAGCTTCTGTCCCTAAATTGTTTAAACCTCTTATGATAATAATAACTTGTTCGTTTATCTCATTTTTCTTTACACCGTTTAACCAAACTAATAAGGTTTCCAAATATTTATAATAATCTTCTCTTGAAGTTTCATAAATACATAAAGCCTTATATAACTTTCCAATAATTAAACTTTTATTCATTAAAACACCAACTGCAAGTCTGGAATTTTGTCAATATTTTCATTTTGATAATCCAAACTATCTTGCTTTATCTTTTCTCTCATTCTATCCAGATATTCAGATTTAGCGTCCAGATTATTTGCTTCTGCATAATGTTTAAAGTCTGTATTGGTAAGGTGTAAATTAAATTGAGTAACATCATTAACATTGGTTTCAAACCAAGTGTATACGAACCAATCTGCTAAAATACTTTGTTCTTTCAAAGTTAATTCATTAGCAAATTCTCTAGTTTCCGTATTGTAATCAAGAGGTTGTAAACATTCAACAAATTTAGGTATAGATTTAATCAACATTCCATCAGTATATTTCTGAAAATCATCAACACTTTTTTCATAAAGTTTATCTAATTTGTAGTCACGAATAATAATTAATGCTAAGTCTTTTATACTATCAAAGGAAGTAGCCATAGTAGTCTTTCACCTCCTTTTCATTAATTATTCAGCTTCGATATTTACAAAATCAATTCCAGTAAGTTCACCAAGTTTAACCAAAACGTTAGCGTCTACATCAATTCCTTGTAAACGCTTATTCTTAATCATTTCAACAATGGTTTCTTTCTGACCTCTTGAAGCCAAATTATAAAGGTCAATGATTTTATTTGCATCATTCTTAAAAATATTCTCAATAACATCTGGTGGTAACATCTTATTATATTCAGACGTTTTTCTTAATTTTTTAACAACTTCTTCGTCAGCAATATAGAAATATCCCTCATTGGCAAATCTCTGATTGTGCTGTACAATATCTTTCAAATCACCAAATGGAATATCCATAATCTGTCCAAAATCAGTAAAGGTGTAAATATTTCCTTGACCTCTACCTTGTGTTGCTAAGTTTAATTCGCCTTGACACATACTTACAACTGGTACTTCAACTTCGAGGTAGTTGTAAAACCTATCGTTACCAGACGGTATAGACTGGGTACTTCCTTGTGCCTTAACTTTTCCCTCTAAGTCATTAAGTCTGTTCATAAGTGCTTCAAATTGCTCTGTACTAAGTGTTACCGTATTTGCAGATTTTTCTTCTACGTTTTCTGTTACGGCTTCCTCAACAATAGGTGTTGTAGCAGTCTTTTTTGCTGTTTTTGCAGTTGCCATATCGTTTCATTCCTTTCATTCATTTTATTCATTAAAAAAAGAAATGCCAAGAAAGCATAAAACTTCCTTGGCATTTTTATGCTTAAGTCTTAAAAAGACCAATTAAAATCAGTCAAGTTTAACTAAACCAGCAGTTGAGTTACTAATAAATTCACATGCCCAACTCTTATTAATAGTGGTATTAGATGTAAGGTTTGCGTTATCGTAGTAGTTGTTTCCGTTGCTAAGTTGGGTTCCCTCAAGTACCATTTTAACTAACTTATCTGTAGACGGAGATACAACATAAATTTTCTTATCATCAAGTGCCAGAGAATAGTTAGAGTAATCACCAGTAGCAACCTGTGGCAGAACCATAATGTCATAGTCAAAGAAGTCCTTAATAAGCTGAATACTTTGGGAGTTACTATCTGTTACGATTCTGTAACCATTAGCGGCATTTGGAATAATCTTAGATAATGCAAGTGCAGTACCTACGATTACAGCCTTATCACCCTGATTATAAGCGGTTACAGTCTGGCACAAACCAAGCAGAGTGTCCTGTGTATAACCAGTCTTAACTAAAGCAGTAGGATAAGTAGCGGCAGTTAAACCTGCGTTCAGTGCATTGTAAGCGTCCAGAGAGAAAGCGGTTTCCATAGAACGAACAGCGGTTCTTACGAACTCAGCTAAATTCTCCTTACCTGCCAGAACCTTATACAGAGAAGCATAAACAGTAATGTTATGATTTACTGGAATAAGGGTCTTGTTTGCACTAAACTGTTTCTGACGAATAGTAGTTCTCTGACCATGTGCGCCAGTAGAAACAGTCATTAACGCTCTTGGCTTAATCTCAAACTGTGCAGAATCACCCCAAGCAACATTACGAACTTCGGTATACACTCCAACAGAACGAATAATGGTTTCTGGTAATACTGCCTGAATCAGCATATCAACAACAGCAAAAGCCGCCCACTGCATCATTGGATTAGCAACTAAATGCATAGGCTGAATATCTTTTGGCAGATTGCAACCTGCAAATCTCTGAACTTCACCTAAGAAAGACTTATTAATCTTATCTTCCTTTTCACTCAGAGAAACAGAATTATCAAAATCACCTAATTCCTTTTTGTTTACCTTAGACATGTAGTGGAAATAGTAATCTCTGAATCTGTCAACAAATTTTAAAGTGTCCTCATTACCGTTAGAGAACTTAATAATGGATAAATCCTTAATAGCCATATCTCAAAAATCCCCTTTCTAATATATACAATCAAAATTACTGAACTCTTTCAAGAATCCAACCTGCTTCACTATCAGTACCAATAGCAAAAGGCATAGCTTTGCAAATAGCAAATCTTAAACCAGTATAAGCACTTGTAGCTTTTGCAATAGCTTTCCAACCAGTACCTGCGGTATATTCTACAAACTTAGCTGTAGCACCAATGGTAGCAGGGTCTTGTGCGCTTGCAAAGAACGGTGTAGAAATCTGTACGCAATCACCAATCTGTACAGAAAATACATCAAATTCTACATTCTTAACGTTGGTATAGTTTCTTGGGTCAACACTGATACCCTTGTACAGTAAAGTACCATCAGCAAGTACGTTTACTTCTGGGGCACAAGCCATCCAATACTGAGCATGTTTACCCGCATCACCTAAAGGAGTAGCTGTCCATACAAATTCCTTACCTGCTGTTTCACTGAAACCATTTTCAAGAGTAACTACAGTACCGTTCATAACATCTTCACTACAAATAGCACTACGATTATAAGCGTCTACGTTATCAGCCGCAACTCTGGATAAAACTAAAACTGTATTAGCCATATTCTAATTACCTCACTTTTCTTATTATTTTTTATTAATCAGCCCATAAACCAGTATTTTTATTTGTTTCAACAGGTGAACCCATACGCCATAATCCCTGTCTTGATTTATTGGACTTTTTACTTGCTTCAAAAGCTACACTCTTAACCTTGTTCTTCCAACCGTCTAATTCAGACATCTTACAAAGTTTTCCCTCACACTCGAATTTTTCAAATTCTTCCTTATCAACAAAATTCTTAACTTCTTCAAGTGTCTTTGCAACTTCCATTTCTACAGATTTCTTTTCTGTATCTTCTTTGAACTTTCTCAATTCACCAAGTTCTGTGTCTTTCTGCATGATAATATTGTCTTTATCCTCTAAATCTTTTGCTAACTTAGCGTTCTTTTCAGCTTCTTTTTCAAGCATTTCACAATAAGCAGAAGCATCTACATTAGCATCTGTGGAAAGCTTTTTAATGAAATCTACACATTCAGACATAGTAATTGCCTTGTCCTGTTTTTCTTCCATTTTGGCTTTTCCTTTATCATCTTCGTGTTCGTCATCGTCATGCTCTTCATCATGCTCATCATCTGTTTTTTCTTGCATTTTCTGAACTTTATCTTTCTTTACAGTGTTCCATTTAATATCAGCGGAAACCTTTTTATCATCTTCACCAACTTTGACATCAGCTTCAACACGATACCTTTCATCACCTTTAGTATAGATAATGTGGTCTTTTTCTACAGAATCAACATAAGCATCTTTACCCTCATGCTCTTGAACCTTGGCAATGACATCACCCCATGCTTTTCTTCCCTCAATTTCAAATTTCTGTTTCTGCATAGCTTTACTTTCCTTTCTGTTACTCTCTTTATTGTCGTTATCATCTTCAATATCAAGATTTTTATAAATCTTTTCAATTTTAGACACAACATCAGTTTCATTCTCAGCTTTAGCATAACCCAAAGCGGAACTTAAACCATTACGATTATATACTAAAGTATCACCTTTAAATTGCATAACTGGATATTTCAGTTTATCAGATGGTGCGTCTTTCCAACCATTTTCTACTTTCATATATACATCTTTAACGAGAGTATCAGCATTAGAAGCTTCAACAATTTTCTTATAAAGTTCAGTTTTATCTACATTACCCCATGGTGTATCTACCATAGAATCTTTGGATTTATCTACTTTATATGTTTTCTTTTCCATGTTTACCCTCCTTTCTTTTACGAATTTCTTTAATTCAGATAAACTATTACTTTTGCAATTTTCGTAAAATTTATTAGCTTTTTCTTCAAACTTTACCAATTTTGCATTTGCTCCGGGACTACTTGGATTTATCCTTTTGCCCAGAACAGTTAAACCTACGATACAAAAATTGGAAATCAAATTATTATCAACTTCACCGTTTTCCAATTCTGTGCCTACGGTCAACATTTCCACTGATACGCTTCTGCGATTATCGTTATATTTAAACATATTATACACATCTTCTGCATAAATCTTAGAAATAACAAAATCACATATTGCTAAAAGATAGCCGTCTTTATCATATTCAAAGCGAATATCTTGATTTTCAGGTATTCTTCCAGATATGCACTCGTCAACCGTATGACCTTCACCATCTTTTGTATAAGGATTTACCTTACACACAAGCCATTTGCCCTTTATTGTATCAGCACAATTTCTTAATACTTCTTCTGAAATAACTAGCCCATGGGTATTAGGTCTTGTACTCAAAAAAAGTGTAGTTCCATAGGCAAATTCTGGGTCATCATCATCAACAAATTTTTCAATAACATCTACTGAAAAATTTCGTTTAATCTGTTTTATTTCCAATGAACTCCACTCTCCTTTCTTTTAATATTCCATGAGTTTCGCTCAATTTCATATACTTATCTACAAATTTCTTATCAATCTTATAATAAGTTGCTTCTCTATCCATATACATAGGCATAAGACCATTTTCTTGTAACAACAAATTCTCTTGTGAATTGGTTACTCGCCAATAGTCTGTATCATTTAAAGGTGTACTACGAAAAATCATAGTTTGACCCCCTTGATACCCCATTTGCTAATATTAAAATCGAACTTATCGAAATCTGTAGGCATTTGTTGTGCTTTATCATTTAATGTATTTACTTGCCCCATAATGATATTGTATTTTCTAAATAATCTATACATATCAGAAGTTACGTTTCTATCTCTATGAGCAATAGCAATGTCTACTACTTTATTCATAATTTCATAAACTTCACTAAACTCTTTTAAGACCGTAGAAAACATATCAGCTAAATTAGAATAATTTCTATCATCTTTATGGACTTCTGGGCGAATAGAAGATAAATTATAATTATCTTTAATTTCGCTTACAACATCTGCAAGTCCGTTACAATTATGTGCTAAATTATGAATATATTTACTTGCATTAGGCATTGTAAAATCATTGTTCAAAACAGATTGCGCTCTGTCTAATAAAGCATTTAATTGAAAAAAACTTCCGTATAAAATGTCTAAAGCCTCTGATGTTTCTAAATTAATCAACATGATTTTATCAACTCCTTTATCATATCTTTATAGGTTCCATTTAAAACTTCTTCTTGGGTAATAGCCAAATATCTATAACCATTATCTATAGCATATTTCTTTTTAAATTCGTCTCTGTTTTTATAGTCTTTTAAATATTCTTGTGGTGTTTTTCCATGTAACCATTTACTTTCTTGTGATAAAAGATTATCATGTTGTTTTCCCATAACTTCAATTATAATTTTATATTTAACAATTTCTATATCATATCTTAATCTTATATTTTTTAAATAAAGTGGTTTTAAATTACAATCATATTCAGTTAAAACTTTTAATTTTAAATCTTTTTCCAAAAAATTTTCCACGGTTCTTTGAATATAAGAAGAATATAATTTATAAAAACATTTAGGACATATAATATCTGATAAAGATAAATTGTTTAGTATTTTATTCTGAAAGTCTAAAGGAGAAGTTTTAAAGTTCTTATTGCATCTTTGACATTTTATAAAAATAGTTCTATGACTTTTATGAGTGAAATATTCTGGTAAATTTTTATTTTTATTGCTCCATATTTTTGTAATCTCTTCCTCTGTTAGAAATTTTAATAAATCTTCTTTAAAATTACCCTCTTCTTTTATTTTTTCTTTACGTTTTGTTTCTAACCCTTTTAACGCCCCTTCTTTTCGTGAGCAATAAGGACAATATATTTTATCTGAATTTATTTTATCGGTTCTTATAGTAAAATTCTTTTTACATTTAACACATGAGCAATCCCATTTTATCCTATTTGTTTTATCTCTTTTAGACATTTTTTCAAAAAATACATTATTAATTATTTTACCTTGCAAATCATTCTCTTTGTATTTTATTCTGCTTTGTGAATTACACTTCCGACATTTTTTACTTCTTCCAGACACTAAATGAGTTTTCTTCACAGAATAAATATCACCACAAGAACATCTACATTTCCAATAATTCTCGCTAATATTTTTCTTTGAAAAATCTCTTTCTAAAACTTCCCAATTTCCAAAAGTCTTACCACTTAAATCTTCGCCAAAATATCTTGTATGATTACATTCAGAACACAAAGGATTATTTTTAATTTTAGTTACTGGAAAACTTTTTACTTGGTTGCACATTGTACATTTGCACAAATATTCTTTATTATAACTTTTTATTATTTTATTCTTTTTTCTTTCTCTATTGTATGAATTTTTTTCTTGGTTTTCTCCTAATACTATAAAATCTCCAAATTGTTTATTTAAAATACTATCCAATTCTGTACTTTTCATTATTTTATTCTCCCACCTATTGATTTCGTGACCTCTCAGCAGAATCAGAAATAGCTTCTTCACTCTGAGGTCTGCCAACTTGACCACTATTACCACCACTCATAGTATGAATGGATAAAAGTTGTGATAAGTTATCTAAGAAATCACTATTATGTGCCTCTTCTAACATACGTTCAAAATCCATAGGTTTATATCCGAAAGCAGAAGCATAAGCACTTGAATTAAGCACCATACCCACATCTGCTAATTTCATAATAGCATCTTGCTTCTTTTTACGCCAAAATGGTTGTGTACATCCATCAAACGTAAACTTAAACTTAAATTGTTTGGTTTTCTGATTAGCATAAAACTCTAAGAAATTGTTAAATTGAGTATATAATTTAGCCACAATCTCATAATCAGCAGTAATAGCCGCTTGAAGTTCCTCATTTGACATTCTATCCGTAGCGTAAATTAAACGGCTTGCAGAACTACCATATCCCACTGTATCTTTAGCGGCAGTAGTAGCCATATCCGTATTTTTATCCTCAAACTGTTTAAATTCAACTTCTTCAAGAGGTAAGGCAATAGAACGAACAATTTTGTCTTGTGTCATAGAATTTTTCAATCCACTGGCAACAAGTTTCATTAATCGTCCTAATGTACTTGGTTTGACTGCAAATCTATCAGCAACCTCACCAGATTTTGCAGAATCTTGCATTTTCATCTCACCATAAAGTATACCAAAAGCACTGGCAATATCCTTATTTTTCTGTAACTTTGCAATTTCTGTATTATTAAAAACATTCTTTAAATATGGAGCCATAAAAGGGACACTTGCAAAATTACTTGTGTCAAACTTAAAAGCCCAGAAACCATCATTAGGACTTGTCTGGTGATAAAGAGTGAAAGTACCATCACGATTACTTAAACCATTTGACGGAATATAATCTTTAAAATCTTTACCATCCCATACTTCTCTAAGATATTTCTTAAACACAGGAGCATAACAATCTATGTCTACACCTTGCATACCAATGAAGTACATCATGTCGAAGTCGAATAATAAACCACTTTCAAAATAACCAGTTAAAATACATCTATCTTGTGGTAATGTTTGCAGAGCATATTTAGGATTATTTCTATCCATGTTTGTTCTGAAACTTGTATAATGTACTTCATGCCTTAAAAGCTGTTTTACAACTTTTTTAAATTCACCCTTATAATCAAAATTATCAAGGAATTTATAAATTCTTGCTTTATCAGCTTTATAATTATCAGACTTATAATCTTCTTTCTTAGCGTTTTTACAAGTAATCTGCAAATCAAAAGAAAGGAGATTTGTGTAGTATTCAATAGTACGATTATATATCATATCAAATACTTCCATAAACTCACTATAAGCCTGTAAGTTTGTAGCACCAGTTTTATACTCACTTAAAGCCTTTATAATATCGTCATATTTTGGAATTTTAGCATTATTGTTAAGATTAACCAGATTTTGATTACTTAACCATGGACTATATACTCCAAAACTATCCAATCCATATAAACTCTGAGCAAAACTTACTACATCATAAACCTGTTGTTCTGATAACATAACAGGTTCTTCTACTTTAGGAGTTAATCTTTGACTATTTTTCGTAGTTCTCATCTCCTTTCTTCAAATATTTTTTATGTAAAGGCAGTCAAATCATAGCAGTTGATAAGACCGCCTATATACACTTAGAACACAAGTTGGTCTAACTCATCTAAATTGGTATCTCTTTGTTCGTCTACAGCATATTTATCACCTATTAAAGTCGCAATATGGTTTCCGTAACTCAAAGCTACAATCTTATCCTTTGTCGCACTATTTCTGTTAGGCTCTGATAATTTCAAAATACCGTTATTCCATGTTTGAGTTAAACTAATAGCTTCTGACATCATCAATGCGGTTTGAACATACGGCAACTTAATATTAACTTTTTCCTCAGAACTCATAGTAAGATAATTTACATCTTCTTCAAGTTCTGTTTCAATCGTTAATTCATCCACCAAAAATTCAATCATTTCATTGTCTAGGGCTTTCTTTAAATCAAGCCACATTAAACTATTTCGTTCACTTGTACCAACAATAGGTATGATACATGGTATAGCTTCTGCATCAACTGTTTTGCCTTTAAGTTCTTGAATTTTAGCATCTGGAACTATCTGTAAAGCAGATTCATAACAAACTGTAAATCCATGTGGATTCCAATTACTTCGTGATGGGTGTTCAAAAGGTTTAGATAACTCTGTATAATAAAGAGTACCGCCACTTCTTTCGTCCATTACAATATAATCTGCTTGATAATCCCAAAAGAACTCTCTAATCTTTTGTTGGAATCCCTCACTATCACTAGCAGGGTGAGTACCAATATATTCTACTTTTCGTCTTGTCTTACCATCTTTCATAATAACAGCCATACAACCAATAACACTGTTATCATTATTGTTTGTATTACTGTTTACGAAAGCGTAGTCAATGAAAAGTAAACGTTTTTCAAATTCACCTTTAGGTCTATTACCTAAATCAGTTGACATAAAAATATCCATGGGTGTAGGTGGTTTATAGGCTCTTTTTATTACTTGATTCTTTCTAAAATCTTCAAGTAAGAAGAAAGCACCCTCTGTTTCACCGTACATTTCGTTTAAATCCTCAGTAACAAACTGAACCTCACATAACTAAAGTTACGCAATTCTTGGGAACTTCCAACTATTGTCAGAATATTTACCAAGCTAACCCCATAGTTCCTACGGTTTTTATATATTATTTAAACACTTAAAATTCTTAATCCCTCATTCAAAATATTAATAGAAGCATTATCATCCCTATCTAATTTTGAACCACAGTTAGAACAAATCCAGTATCTAATCTCAACAGATTTTTTACCGCCATTAACACCACAACAATGACAAATTTGAGAAGAAGGAAAATATCTATTAATCACAGATAATATCTTTCCATACCATGTAGATTTATAAGTCAACATTCTACGAAATTCAGACCATGAAACATCAAGAACATGTTTATTACGAACACTTGAATCTGTTTCTTTCATAGACTGTACATCTAAATCTTCAATGCAAATAATATCATATTGCTTTATAAGATTGGTAGTTAATTTTTGTAAAAAATCTTTACGCTGATTAGATATATGTTTTTGTAAATTTGCAACTTTAATTCTCGTCTTATTCCAATTAGAACCACCGATTGTTTTTCTCGATAATTCTCTTTGCAATTTAACAAGTTTCTTTTCTGACTTTTCATAAAATCTAGGATTTTTAATTTTAATACCGTCAGATAAGATTGCAAAATCTACAATTCCTAAATCTATTCCAACATTTTTATTCGTTTTTGGATATTGTGGAAATTCTATATCAGTACAACATAATGAACAATAGTAATGTCCATTTGGCTCTTGTGATATAGTAGCGTTGAGTATCCTTCCTTGTGGAATTTGTTTATCACGAATTTTTACACAACCTAATTTTGGAAGTTTGATATGTTTGCTCTCAAATCTTATATTGCCACCAGCTGTAGTTTTCATATAACTTGTAGTATAAGATTGATGTCTGTTTTTCTTAGATTTAAATTTAGGAAAACCAATATGTTCTTTAAAAAACTTCTGATAGGCGGCATCTAAAATTTTTAAACTATTTTGTAAAGAACATTTATCTGGTTCTTTAAGCCAATCATTTTCTTTCTTTAACTGAGTAAGCATTTTACTTGTATCATAAAAACTTAAAGTCTTTTTATTCTCTTTGTACTCAGTTATTCTTTTATCTAAGAAATAATTATAAATATATCTACAACAACCAAAAGTTTTCTGTATTAACTCTTGCTGTTTTTTATTCGGATAAATTCTATACTTAAAAGCTTTTTCCAACAATATCACTTCCTTTCATAAATTAACTTATAACACAAATTTACATAAGTGTCAAGTTAAATTATAAAAAGAATTATTTTAGTTTAAATAATATATAAAAACCGTAAGTTACTTTAGTTATATTTGGAGGTTGTCGTTCACATAGGTTCGCTACTCCTATGTAGTTCTCTAATGAACTTCTTGTACTTTCATACAAGCACAGACTATATCTTATCCCTCACCATTATGTGTTAGGGTCTACCCACTTCCACACGCTTGTGTGTACTTCCCTCAAGAGGAATAGTCGTTGAAGTTTTCCTTTCGGACTTACCTGCTAATTGCCTATTTTTCAGTGTTTAGGATTTAACCATGCACCATTCATTCAATTTTTTCTACTTTCGTCACATTCACGCTTATACCTTTTAAGTACAAATTTTTGTAATATTTAAGGTATTACGTTGTAGTTTGAATGACTTTAAGGGTTTCTAGCAATTCAAGTAGTATAGGATGCCAAAAGCACCTCTACATGCAAGTTTCCCTACACGCTGACTATTTCGTAAAACGCTCGCTTATTCACGACTAAAGTCACGAATGTACGTTCACGATTTAATCAATATCACTATCAAATTCTTTATCGTGCCAGTAATCAGCCCATGTTTTAAGGTTAAATAAAATTGCAAGAAAAATATTAGAAGCAAAGAAATTATATGTATGTTTAGTTTGTGTCATACACTTTTGAACCACAAGTTTAAATTCTTTCCAAAACCATTCTGATTTAAAACGTGCTGATGTAATATATACAGTCTTGCATTGCTCAACCCAACGTGGCAATGTTTTTCCTTGACTGTCTTTATATTCATCTAATAAAGTATATTTAGCTTGTCTTGGGTGTGCCATTTTAGAAAATACAGAATCAAGTATTGTCTTTTTAAGTAATCGACATTCTTCATATATAAGGAAAGTGCTTCTCTCACCCCTACTTGATTCAAGACAAGGCAATACAGTTATCATACTTCCGTTAATCTTTTTCAAATCTACTTCTATAGCATCATTATTATAACGAAAGACAATATCTCCATTATCATAATAATATTTTAAGACAGATGAAAGTTTTTTGCACAATTCATCTTCCATTTTCTTTTTAACCATTTTAGTAGCTTGGGGAATTGTGGAAGAAGTGATAACAATTTCTGCATACGGGAATAATAACGCATGCGTCATTGCGGCTATTGAAATTAAAAAAGTTTTACTTCCGCCCCTACTGCAAATTCCATACCAGACTTGTGATATTCCAACTAAATATAACATAACATGCTGAAACGGATATAACTTAATTTTTAATCTTCTTTCAGCATATATATTCCAATTACGTCTATAGAATGTTGTCCATTCCTTAATATTTTTCTTTCTTTGTTCCCACGGTAATCTTCTATCAGTTTTTTTCTTTTCTTCTTGTTTCTTCTTTCTTTTTTCTACAAGGCTAATAATATCTATATCTTTGTTTTCCTCTAACATAGACATCACCTAATCTTTCTTTCGTGGAATTAAAGGATACTCCTTTGTACCTGCTATCAAATTCTTTACAGCAGAAACCACATACTTAAACCAGTCAGCTTCAATATTGCAGAAATCCTTATATTTTTCCAAATCTTCACATTCACAAGGTTCAGTATTTTCGATTTCCCAAATCTGATGTTCAAGCATTTGTTCAGTTAAAGTCTTTTCTTTTTTCTGAGTAAAGTTATCAAGTTTCAAGGTTTTCATTAATTTTAAAACCATATCCTGTTCTTCTTTACCAGAATTACCCATATCCACTTCTTTTTTATATCTTAATTCAGCAATACAAAGTTTACGATACAAACTCTCTTGTGCAGGTGTCAACTTAATATCATCAGTGTAGAATCCCCATCTATATTCAAGATAGGCATAATCTTCATCTGATTGCTCACCCCAATCCAGAATTAAATCTTGTATATTTAATTTACGTTGCGTTTCTTCGTCATTGGAAGTCATAGAACTTCTATCTACATCTGTTTGTCCAAAACAATCCCATTTGTCTGATTTTTTCTTTAAAGCTAAAAAAGTTACATAATACTGTCCCCAGTAGTTATATGTACTAGACAAAGTACCTTCTTCTTTTTCTTTTTCAACTTTTTCCATCAGACCATCATATACTTTTTGTATAAACGGTATTCCTATCTCAGCACATGTTGACCATAAAGCTAATTTAATATCTCCATATTTATTGTAATAATTTTGATAAATTGTCTTACAGCAAGTGGTACAATAAGGAACTACTTTATTTGCATGGTTTGGATTGTCAGATTTATAGAATTTCTTAATATCATAAGGTCTGTTGCAACGAATACAAAACGATTCTGTTATGGGTCTTTCTTTTCTTATAATGGTTGCCATAACATTCCCTCGTTTCCATCAAAAAAAGAAAGACAATATTATTTGCCTTTCTTTTTCTCTACGAACTCGACATAATCTGGTTCAAGCATTTCAGCTAATCTTTTTTGCTTTCTTACTCTTTTTTGCTTTTCTATCATTACTTCTCTTTGAAATTCTGGCTTTACAGCTTCTTTTACTTTAGCCGCAGACTTATTTTTTACCTTTAATGACGGTTCAAGGTTGTTTAAATATCCTTTGAGATATTCAGAGGTTTTAAATCTAACCATATACGTCAATGGTATCATAACGTTATTTTTCTGTTTCGTTTGAATATTATATACTCTCTTGATTGCACCACCGCAAGTTGAAATCTTAAAAGTACCAATATTAGGAATATTGAAATAACCGTTATTTTTTATTTCATCTGCCATAATTTCAATAAAAGTTTTCATACATAACTTAGCCATTTCAGTTGTGAAACTTGGTTTAGTTTTCTTAACTGAAATGGCTATCAGTTCTGCAAGTTCGTTAGGACTTAAAGACTTAACAATGACACCATCTTTATTAGGTCTTGCCATAACTTGTTACTCCTTTATGATTACTCTACAAAAGGTGCATCCTGTGTCTTTTCCTTAACAGTTTCTCTTAACTTCTTAGACATCTTAAATACTGGCTTAGTATAATCTGGGGTTGCACTTAACTGTCCAACTTCACCAGTAGCAGGATTGATAATACCAGTTCTTTCTGGTCTACCCTTAATAGTGGTGAAATCAATTTTTCCAAAACCGTTCATATCAAACTTCTTACCAGAAGCAATGCAAGTAGCGGCAATCTCATAAAATGCAGTCAGAACAGCCTTTGTGTCCTTCTGAGTAGCCTGTGCCTTGTATGCTACCATCTTTACTAACTCTGCGGTGCTAACCTTAGATACCTTAATTGCTTTCTTTGCCATGATAAATTACCTCATTTCTTTCTTTTTATTCGTTTTATTCATTTTTATTTCTTAGGGGAATTGGTGAGTGCCTTATAGGTCACTCCCATACCCCTTTGATTTTTTATTTTTGGACGTTCTCTATCCATTAATAGAAAACGATTTTGCTCTTTCAAAAAGTGATTTAATCTTCAATACTTTTTATACAAAATAATTTTATTTTTGAAAACGCCTATTTTACACCCTTATTTCACCTTATTGAAAAAATTAGACTGTTTTTGAACATTTTTTACAAACCGCAAATAAAGTGTTGTCAACCTTAATAAGTTTACCACATTTTGAACACATTGCATACCCCTCTTTGTAAGTCGCAATTAAAAGGTTGCCCAAATTCTCCATTTCGCTGATTCTGAAAACTGGTTCCATTCCCTCGTAATCATCTAACATTTTTACTTTAATGTTCAAGTTATCACAAGAGTTTGTAACCTCAACTAAACCTTTGTTTTTCAACTCACCAATCAATTTCATACGTTCAAAAGCAGTACAAGCTACGTTTGACAGTTCAAACCAATCACCAATGTCTTTTATGGTTTTAAGATTTAACCAACCGTTAGCCGCTTTATAATGAGCCATAACATATGCAGAGAACATCAACTTACGCTCTCTGTCAGTTTCTCCTTTGAATACTTGTGTCATATCCCATGCGTAAACGTCTATATAATGTATATGACTTAAAGGTTTAATAATACCGTTCCTTAGATTATCATATACATTCATAATCATTTTACGCCATTTTTCATGTACATATTCTTTTTGATAAATTTTAATCATTGCAATTTGAACTAATTGTTCTACTTGATATAACGCATAATCAAACTCTTTATCAGAATAGTATTTAATCAGCCATAAGAGAAATTTAAAAAAACCTATATCTGGTTTAACAATTTCCTCTGTTTTGTCAGAATAAATATTTGTTAAAATATCTCTTACATACTGATTTTCATTAAGAATTATTTTGTTTTTCATATCTTATACCCCTATTCTATTACATTTTAATTGTTTTGTCAACCATTTTCATGCAATTTCTTTAAGTTTTCTATTATTAAATCACCGACAACAGCCCAACAAAAGTATTTATTCTTATTCTGTCCATAACATAAATCAAGCATAATATTAACAAGTCTGTCTTTGTTTGGACAAATTTCTTCTGCTCTTGCTCTAAATTCATGCTGTATGCTCATTACTCTTGTGTTCGCTTCTTCTGTACTTAAATTTTTCTCAATCACAATTTTCTTAAATTGTTTAATACGTTTAATGTATTCTTTTTCAAGATTCTCAATATCCTCTTTTGTTTTAGGCGAACTTCTCTGAATAGGAGATTTAAGAAATTCATAATCAAAACCTTTAGATTTAAGTTCCGCTACCCTACCATCAAATTCACTTTCCACATATCGACAAATTCGGTTCATAGTGGAATCAGAAATGTTTACAGGCATTTTTATATCATACCATTCTAAAAATTTTTGCTGTTCTTCTGTAAGATTTTGTTTTTTTCTTAGTTCGTTTACTTTACAACCATAAAGCATAACACATTTAAGGTCACAATTTTTTATATAATTATCATAATCTTTCTTTAAAGAAGAATAATTATAAATAAAGTAATAAGGCTTTTTATCTGTTACGATTGCTTTATCCAGAGTAGTGGTACATAACTTTGAAACATACCAATATTTAGGCATTTCTTTGCAAATAATTCCTTTTAGTTTCCTTTATACCCTCTGTCACCAGATATTTATTAAGGGAGTAGACTATCTCTTCACTTAATATTTCTATTAAGGTTCGGCACTTCCAAACAAGGAATTTCACCTTGAATGTACTGGTTTCATAATCTTTATACAAAGACCGTATACCATAGTCGTTACACCGTTCAAAAACGTCACCGTTTAAGCTTGGCACGATATTAAGTCAATTCAAATATAAATCAAATAAATGTTTTTGTGGAGCAAATTCTTTATAGTATTCTTTTTCACCTTTAAGTCTAGCAATAATAGCATCATTTTTATCTTTATAATATCCTAGACTTATATATTTTCCTCCTATACAAACAAACGCTCGCCATTTATTCCATTGCTTACACCAACTTACTCCAATAATTCCAGAAGTATTATTAGAGGGAATAGAAATATTTTTAGCGTTATCACTTGTAGAGCAAATTCTTAAATTACTTTTTGAACAATTTAATCTATTTCTATCAATATGGTCTAAAATTATATTTCTGTTTTCTATAGAATTTTCAATAGTTTTAAATATTACAAGTCTATGCAACATTACTTGTTTATTTATTCTATGGTCACGGGTCATAGGATAAATATTATTACCCTCATACCAACAATACTTTCTAATAAATTCCCAATCTTCTAAATCAATAATAGCTTCATGACCTGTGTTATCTAATAAAATATAAACTTTATCATTTACCATTCTAAATTTATTTTCTTTTTTATTAGAAAGACCAACCTTTTCAAATTTATCACAACCACAACCTTTAGAATTTCCAGAAGTTAAATTACTTGTTTGCACTGAAACTATTCTCCCACATTTAAGACATTCACATTTCCAAAATGTTTTTAATCTTTTTATATCTGGATTTAATTTATCTCTTTCATATCTTTCTTCATCAAACTCTATAGCTTTTAAAGTACCAAAAACTTGATTTGTCAAATCTTTTCTTGCCATATTTTACCTCCTTTCCACAAAAACTTATATTTATATTTGATTTATATTATTTATGACTCTTCCACCGTTAGCAAGATTTTTATAATCTCACACCCTATATTTATAGGTTCACCGAATTTTACTTGAACTCAACAAAAAGTCAATCCAAGGTATTTTGCTGATATAATTGTCCACACAAAATACGTTTTGATAATTCTTTATATTCATTTGTGTTTTCATTAAATAAAGCCAATTTATCTATTTGTGCCGATACTCTATTTGTAATAACACCTACTTCATTTCCAAGTCCAAGCCTATTACTTTTTCTAATATCACTTCTCTTAACAATTCTTTTTTCACCTTTACGTTGTACGCAGTCAATAGCATTTGTATATTTATAAGCACTTAAAAGTACATTATTATTAGTAGAATATATAGAATCCCCATCTGTGTCGCAACCGTTCAACGCCATATATATTGTGTCCCAATCATTTAATACCATCATTGTATTAGAATATTTATACCATTCTTGGCATTTTTTATCGTTATTTACTTTCATTTTCCTAATATTATTATGTGAGGTCATAGGAGAACGAAAACAAACCACCTCGTTTACACCTTTATCAACCCAATATTGCGAATATATTTCATTAGCTTTAAGTAAACCAGTAACCTCTAACCCGTATATACTTTGCATTAAAGCATAAGGGTCACTTAAGATAATCTGATAATTCCCCTCAATTTTTAACTTACCAATTTTAGCTTGATTAATCTTTTTCTTAATCATTTTATTAATTCTATCAATCACATAAGGGTCATTCATCATTCTTTCGTCTAAATACAACGCTTGTGCATAATCTTTGGTTTTGGTTTTTTCACCAACGCCCAAAAATTCTTTTGTTTTTTGGTAATCACCACCAAACGCCATTTTCAACCAATCAACAGTAGGTTTACACAATTCTATAATTTGTTCATCTGTTAGTTCGTAACTTTGCAAATACTGATAATTTGTTTCTCTTGTATCCTCTAACTTTTTAGGTGTTACTTTTGTAGCAGAAAACCTATATCCATTCTCATAATAACACTTGTGGTATTCTTCCCAACTTGAATAATTATCCCATAATTTAAGACTGGATTCTGTAATAATCATATCCACATCTCGTATATCTCTTTCAGTACCCCAAATATCTCTCACCTTATATCCGTTGCCAACTTCTTTAGCAAATTTCATAATATCAAAGACATTCAACATACCTTTCATATAAGCATTTCTTAAACAAATACCACTAGGTAAATAATCAAGACCTAATTTATCAGCCACTCTTTGCATATATTCTGGTGTACAAAGATTCATGCCGTCACTACCGTTATTTTCCAAATCTACACCAAATTTTTCCTCAACGATAGGTTCATCTGTTTCGCTGTCATCAATTCTAACCACATCACCCTTAAATTTAGTGATACAATCTCGTACAACCAATACAGAGCGTGGTTCTGGTATTTCAACAGACGCTGAATAGGTCAGAGCAATATAAGCCTCTAATTTAGCCGGTATAGCTTTATAATCTTTCTTTCTACCACAATCAGTCCTTTTAATTAACTCTGGTAAAATATCTTCTCTCGCAAACAATAAAGTATTATTTTTAAGACCGCCAGTAGTTCCAACAACCCACAAAAACCTTTTACCATTTAAAATCACACCAGTTTTAGACGTAACCTTGTCATAGTCACTCATTGAGGAAATCTCTACAGCAAGCATTAAATCCGTCATATCTTGCTTGTACCGCTTGTTACCTATAATTGTAATTAAATCTATCAGTCGAAATGCTTGTGAATCAAATAAGTCAATCAATTCGTCTAAACGAACTGCCAATTCTTTAGATAAAGTAATCTGCCAGTTGTTCATTCGGAATCGTTCAGACGAAATCTTGAAAATCTTTCTACGTTTATTTTGCATATAACGTTTTAGACCTCCTTTTATATATTTATATATTATTATATATATTATTACATACTAATGTTATAAAGTCAATATATATTATTATAATTTATTATATTATAAATATTATAATATATTATAATTATATATAATTATTAAAAAAAATAATAAAAATAAAAAAGGGAGTCAAACTACACAAATTGCTAAATTTACCGTCATAGTGGAACAAAAGACGCTTGTCGGCTTTTGGAACACTATAGGTAAATTTCGTTCTATGCAATTTGTGTAGTTTGAAACTGCAAGCATATTTCAAGGAATTGACGTGCCTGTGGCACGGCAATGACTGCTATTTGCGGCAGTCCCCTAAATCACTGCATAACCCACGGTATAAAGAACCAATAACGATTTACATATTTATATTAATATTATATAATATATATTATACCCCTTGACATATTCTATATTATATGATATAATCGGAGTATGAAGTTAATTAATAGTAATAGAAAGTATTGAAAATTTAAGATTTTTTGTACGTCAAATGTTACAAGTAGTAGTTTTTATATATTATAACATTTATAGTACAAAAAATCTTAAAACATTATAAATTTTATTTACTTTATTTGCAATTTAACATAAGGGAGGAAAATAAAATGTTAGAATTTAATAAAAGTTATAAATACAAAGAATTGTGTGAAGCATTAAATTTAGAACGTAAAACAGGTTCTTCAAAAATTTATCAATTACAAAGATTACAAAGTCAATATGAAATTTTAAAAAATGGAACATACTATACAGTATTAAGAGAATATACAGACCAAGAGAAAAGTATTATCGACCTTAAAGGAATGTACCAGAAATCCATTGAAGCAATTTTAAGTGATGTTTTATCTAAACAAAAAGAAAATCTCTTAGTTGTTTCTACTGGACAACTTATGCAAATGTGTGCTTTAGTTAATCAAGATTATATGTACTGCAAATATAATCCAATATATGCTTCTTTAATTTTAGATACAGACCTAGACGTATTTGAAAATTATCTTAATACTACTTATAGTATGTTAGGTAATTTAATTAAAAGATCGGAAGAGCACACGTCTGAACTCCAGTCAC